TCATTCGCGTTTGCCTTCCCACGATTGAGAGACTTTCGCTGACCCTAGCGTTCGGTGTACTTCGTGATTCAGCAGACGCATGGACAGCTCAATCTCCTGATTGATAGCCCTGACCTGATCGCGCTTGTCCGCAGCCTCGCTCGCCTGTACGCTGCGGCGGAACTTGCGGAGATCCGAAATCTTCTTGTCCAGTGCCTTGGCTGCGTCATGGGCCCTGGCCAGAGGAACGTCAGCCAGCACTGCATCTGCATCCTCGCCGCGCTGAACGCGGGCCTTGAACTCGTTCTCGCTGACATTGATTCGCTTGAGGTTCTCGTAATAGGCGTTGCTCTGGCCGTTGGCGCCGCGCGTGTTCCCATAGAGCCGGCCTGCCAGAACAACCTGGTGCGGCGCCAGTTCCTCGCCAGTGAAGGCGGACGTGGCCATGGCCACGGCCTTGTTCAACTCGCGGCCCACGCCACCAGTGATCTGTTCCACCAAGTACTCGATGGCCTCTGGCGTCGGGCTGGCAGCGCCGGGCCGCCATTCGTTGCCGCCCGTCACGGCATTGGCAAAGGTGGCCATCCAGCGGTAAGGCTCCGCAGTCGAATCCTTCACCCGGCTCACGCCCGGCGTCGGGTCGTTTGAATTCCGGTCCTCTCGGTAGATCTCCCGTCCTGTCCAGTCCTTGTTGCGAGCCAGGGCCAGCGCGGGATCAAACCAGGTGGGCGACGCCATCTGCCCCAGATCAGCAGACCCGCCCAGCGGGTTGTAGGCATCGAGGGCCAGCACGGCCATGTCCAGGACGTGCCCCATTCGGCTCTTGGTCGGGTCGTCATGCACAGCCATCTCCACAATGGTGCGGCCGATGTTGGGGAACACATGGAACCCCAGCGGCAGCGGGATTGCTACATAGTCCTGCCTGCCCAGCGGGATGATGATCGCCCGCTCCTTCACAAACTCGGGGATCTTCTTCCATTCGTCGTCGGCACCATCGCCGCCGCCCATCATCAAATACCCCGCCATGGCCGACGCCATGCCCAGGGCCACGCCACCCATCATGATCTTGCGCCCGGCAGGCCCCGCCAGCGTCTCCAGCATGCGCTTGTTGCCCTGGATCGCCGCATTCAGGAACGCAAAATGCGTCCCCACCACGGAGGTGTTGCGGCCCTTCCGGTTGAAGTTCACCGTGATGTTCTTGGCGATACTCGCGGCCTCCTGGCGGCTGATGCCCTGGTCCAGGGCAGCCTTGTAGACGCCAAGGCGCGTTGTGGCCTCCAGGGTTTCATTGAAGTCCGACAGCCAAGCCAGCAGCGCGCGACCGCCGGCGACAACCGATGTGCCCTGGCCAGCCTGGTCCAGCGCCTTCTGCAGTGCCTTGGCACGGTCCTTGGGATCGGCATGCAGATCGCGGTAGCCTGTCGTGCCGCCATCGAGCTGCAGTTGCTCCCACAGCTGCGCCCATTGGCCAGTGGGTGCGCCCTCTTCCTTCCGCTCGCGGCGCAGTTCCTTGTAGATGGCGCGCGTGTTCCGGCGGATGTTGCGGAACACCTCTGCCTGTTTGCCGGCCAGGGGCGTAGTGGACAGCTGCAGCATGGCGCCCTGCAGGTCGCGCGCCAGGTTCATGACCCCGAACACAGGGTTGTACTGAGTGTTCACCGATGCGAACCAGCGCGTGATCCAGGCAGCAATCCGCGTGAAGCGGTCCAGTTCCATGGCATCCAGATTCTTCATGGCCACAGCCAGGCGCACGGCCTTCTCGTTGTGCTCGTTGAAGACAATGTACCGGTCCTTGCCGCCAATGCGCACCGTCACCACGTTGTCGCGCGCCTTGGCGCCCTGATCCACCATGGTCTTGACCAGGCCCGTATCCGTGTCCAGTGCCTTCTTCTTGGGCAGTTCCAGGCTCCACAGCTGTTTGTCCGGGTTCTGCGCCGCCAGCAGGTACATGCGTTTGACCACGTTGTTCTTTTCGCCGCGCGTCAGTGCCGCCTCTCGCTGCATGACGATGTGGCTCAGGATGTTGGTCACGCGCTCGTTCGAACCCGTGCGCCTCTTCGATGCATCGCCCTTCGTGCTGAAACCCTGGCCGATGGGATGGGCCTTGCTGTCCGGGTGGGCTTCGTCGCGGTGCAGCGGCACGTAGTGCTGATAGGTCTTGCGCCAGGCCGACAGCGTGGCTTGGTCCATGAGCCCGTAGCTCTCCAGCGTCTTCAGGGTGCCATCGTTCATGCGGTCCACGCGCACGGCCAACTCGTCCAGCACCTGCCGCCGCTCGGGGCTGTAGCCGTTCATGATCGCCTTGGCCTCGGCATCGCTCATGCCCGACAGGGACAGGCGCTCCTCCTCGGTGCCATCGAAAGCCTCGGCGTGGTCCCAGCGGTCCTTGTCGTTGAGGGCCTGGCCCAGCGCCTTCTGCACCGGGCCGGTGGCCATGCCCCGGGCCTGGGCACGCTGCAGCTGGCGGCGTAGATCTTCCACCGTCTTGCCAGCGGCATCGCGCTGGGCCTGCAACTGCTGGGAGCCGGGGTTGCGCTCGGCCATGACGCGGTTGGCCTCGGGCGCGTGCCGGGCGTGCAGAAAGCGCTCCAGCTCCTCGATGGCCACCTTGGCCTCATTCATGCGCTTGAGCAGTGGTCGCACCTCATCGCGCAAGAAGTTGCCGGCGCGCTTGGCCACGCGCTTGTGGTACAGCTCCTCGCCCCGGTAGGCGTCGTTCGTCTCGGTGACGGTACCGTTCAGGGCCTTGATGTGTTCCTGGATGCGCTTGAGATCGATGAACTTGTCCTGCCAGGAATACAGGAAGTCATCCACCGAGCGGTAGCCGGTGAGGTCCGCCACCTTGTCCTGCAGACGGCCCAGCCTGCCCTTGGAGGGTTCCGGCGTGGCCGCGCCGGCAGCGGGGCCGCGGCTGTAGAAAACGCGCAGCTTGGGGCTGGGGTCGCCTAGAACTTGTGCGTGCCGCTCAGCAAACCTTCCCAGTACAGCGCCTCGTCCCCGTCGATTGCCTTCACCCGAGCTGCCCTCTCCGCGTAGAAGGGCACGCCAGACAGCCGCTCGCGCAACTGTTCGCCAGCCAGCTTCCGCTTCTGCCGGTCCGCTTCCAGCCACTGCACGTCTTGCTCGGATGGATTGTCCAACCAAGCCAGCCAGTTGCTGTCTTGATAGTTGCTTCCCGGAATTGGAAAGTCGGAACGATCCACTGTCTGCGTCATATTCAATCTGGTTGGAGGTTGGGAACGCATTATCCGTGGCAGCCACGCTCGCCGCAATCATGCGCTCCACATTGCCGACGTCATCCCCGTAGATCCAGCGCAGGCCCGGCACTCCGTGACCACCGCGCACCTGGTCAGGGTGTGGCGCCAGGTGGCGCGTGGTGCCGAACTTCAAGGCGCTGGACAGCATCTGCTCCAGCCGGCGACGCAGCGCGGTCTTGCTCAGCCCGTGAGGATCGCCGATGAAGATGCTGTCCGTGTTGTGCGCGAAGGTGGCGGCGATGCTGTACGCCATGGCACCCGAGTCCCCCTGGGACAGCTTGGACACATCCAGCCACACGTCCGTGGTAGGAGGCACATCCTCCGGGTTCTCGCCTGGCCGGCCGGCCACGGCCTCCATGCCCTCCGCCGTGTAGAGCATGTCGTAGACCTGCTCTCCGTAGGGATTGGGCTGGCGCACCGACAGCGTGGCCTTCTTGCCATCCGGCATCTTCAACGTGTATTCCTGCCGACCGGCAATGCTCACCGGCCTGCTCACCTCGATGTCCGGAGCGTGCTCCTTGGCGATGGCCTTCAGATCCGTTTGCTTCGACTTTGGCAAGGTGAACAAGTCGTCCAGCTGGGACAGCTCCTGCAGCGCCCGCCGGCCAGCGCCGCTGTCCAGGCTGTACTTGGGCCGTGCCGACACCGCCGATGCAGCGGCCGCCGCACCACGCTCCACCCAGCGGCGCGCAGGCAGGATGAAGTCGCGGATGATCTCCGCGTCCGTCATGGCCAGGTCGCGCAGCGCGGGCACATGGGTGCGCAGCCAGGCGCGGATGGCGGCGACGGCGCGGCGGACAAAGCCGAGCTGCGGCTGTGTCTCGGCCATCTCGGCCAGCACCTCCTCGGCCGCGTAGCGCCGGCCCACCAGGTCGTCCAGCTCGCCATACTCCTGCAGTTTGGCGCGCACCTCGCGGGGGCGGGCCACGATGAGCTGGTCCAGCACCGCATCCAGCTTCTCGCCGAAGGCGCCGCGCAGGCCGTGGTGGCCCAGCGCCTCGTGGTACAGCACGCGAGCCGCTTCCTCCGGCGTGGCCAGCTGGCTCGCAACCAGGTAGACCTCGCCATCGAAGTAGAAGCCCTTGGGCACGCCCTCCGCGCCCTCGGCCGCCTGCAGTCGCTCCGTGTCGCGCGCCTCCTGGGGCACGCGCGGGTCCTGCAGGTCGAACACCACGTTGATGCGCGGCGCATTGGCCCAGGCCTGGCGCACTTCGTCCACGACCTTCTGCACGCGCGCCATGGGTGCCTGGGGCGCATGGCGCGCGCCCGCCGGCGCCGCGCCACCAGCGATGCGCAGCAGTTCCTGCGCCAGGTCGGCCGTCATGGTGGGCGCCACGGAACTCTCCGCGCGCTTGAACGGTACTCCCGCCGGCTGCTCAGCCCCTTCCTCAAAGCGGGACAGCTCGCTGCGCGTGACGGACAAATCATCCTCGGGATACCAGTAGATGTTCACCTTGTGGGCCTGGTTGCCGGTTTTTCCGCCGCCCACATGCGCAAACCCGCGATAGCCCATGTCCTCCAAGTTGTAGCGAATGCCATCGAAGCGCTCCTGCAGCTCGTCCGCACTCACGCCTTCGTAGCGAGACTCGGCGCGCGCTTCATCGAACAGCTGGGCCAGCGTGGTGATGCGCTCGCCCGTTTCCGTGTTTTCATCGCGGGCCAAGTCGTCCAGGACGCGCTTGGCCATGGACTGCACTTCAGGCTCCATCGGAGCATTCATGTCATACAGACGGACAGGGGAGTGCTCGGCAATCTCATACAGCGTCGGCTCGCCGCCCTGCCCTTTGCGGGTGTAGCCGGCGGCGATGTCGGCGGCGTCTGTGGTGTAGAAGCCCTGGCCGTAGATGTTGAGGACGTTGCCGCGGTAGACGCCATCGTTGGTAGGACCGCCTTCGGGCAGCGGGCGGCTGGTGCCATGCAGGCGCACGCCCGTACCGCGCGTGTCACGCAGCTTGGGCCGCTGGCTCGCTGCAGGTGCTGCAGGTGCTGCAGGTGCTGCAGGTGCTGCAGGTGCTGCAGGTGCTGCAGGTGCTGCAGCAGTGTCTGGCCGCGCTGGCCCGGCGGCGGCCGGTTTGTCGAATACTCCCTGCTGGCCGCTCAGGGCATCCTTCGCGTCTTGGCCCAACTGGAAGTTTTCAGCGCTGGCGGCCTGGCGCTCGCCTACTTCCTTGCGCTCGCGCTCGGCCCGCGCCTGGGCTTCGGTCTGGGCATCCTCGCGTGCACGGCGCTGCTCGGCCTCTTGCTGCTGGGCCTGCTGGGCCTGGATTTCTTCGGGGGTGTAGCTGGAAAGCTCCAGCGCGGGCGCTACGGCGCCGCTGTCGGTGTCGGCTTCTTGCCCTGGGCGTTCTGCGCGATCTCCAGCAGCTGCTCGCCCTGCTCCGTCTGGCTCTTGTCGCCGTGCTTCTGGCCCTGCTGCATCAGCACGCTCCCCAGCAGCATCGCTGCCAGGGGGTTCTCGGCTGCCTTGCGGGGCTGTGGCTTGCTGGGAGTCGGTGCTTGTGTCATTGGTCTGTTGTCGCTGTGGGACGGGTTGGCCGCTCAGTGCGGCAAGGATCGCGGCAGGGCCAACCTGCTCGCCGAACATATCACCGCTGGCCGATGTCGCCAAGGCTGCGCCCATGTATGCGCGCAGCGACTCCACCAGGCGGTCGCGGCCCACGGGCCGGGTCAGGTAGTGGCCGCTGTACAGCAGGCGCAGCATGCCCACCGTCAGGGCATCGGGCACGTCGCCCGTCAGCATGTCCACCTGCTGGACGGCGTCATGCAGGGCCGCGCGCTCGCGCCGGGCCTTCTGCACCAGGCGGATGGCCTGCAGCAGGTTCTCGGTCACGTCCACCTCGGCATTGATGGCGCCGCGCTCGGCTGCCAGGCGCAGGTTGGCCCACTCGCCAGCAACGGCCTTGAGGGATTCGCCGATGGCGCGGATGTCGTTGTCGGTGGAACCGAACAGCGATTCCACAAGGTCGCCGTCGCCGTAGGCCTTGTGCACGAGGGCGGCCTGCAGGCGGGTGACGCCGGCCGGCGAGAGCGCGCCGCTGGCATCCATCATGCCGGCCACGTCCTGGCCCTGCTCCTGCAGCTTGCCGATGAAGGCGCGGGCAAAGTCCCGGTTCGCCGCACTGTCCAGAGCGCCGCTGTCGAACACCTCCAGCACACCGCCGTCCACCAAGGCCGCGTCGGTGGCGGCCTGCTCCGTGGCGGACAGGCCCAGGGCCTGGCTTTGGCTCTTGGCGCCCATGTTGACTTGGTTGTCCTTCTCCGAATACAGGCGCACCAGCACCGGGGCCTGCATGCCAGCAATGGCGGCCGGATCGATGCCGTGCATGTCGCTGTCGGCGGCCAGCTCCTGCCGGTAGGCGTCGGCTGTGCCGCGCTCGTAGGCAGCGCGCAGACTTGCAGTGCGGCCGTTGTTCAGGGCCTTGACCGTGCCCGGGTGCCCTGCGTCGAACAGCGGATTGACGGCGCCGTCCGCGAAGTTGGACGGCTGCACGTCGGCTGCCTCCATCACCGCATACCGGAACGGCACGCGCTGGCCGTCGCTCATCACGGCCACGTCGGCACGGCCCAGCGCCTGCGCGGCCGTGTCCTGGTCGCCCACGGCGAACACCATGGGAGCGCCAGACTCGGGGCTGCGCGAGACGCCCAGCCGCAGGTAGTCGGGGTTCTGGGCCATGCCCTGCATCTGCACCACGCTGGCCGGCCGGCTGCGGTCGCGGTTCTGGATCTCCTGCACGGGCGTGCCGGCGGCGCCAGTGCCTTCGGGGTTGGTGCCGGCGCGGCGCGTCTTCACGGCAGCCCATTCGTGCTGCAGCTGGTCCCAGATGGGCGTGCCCCGGCGCAGGGTGGCCACCTTCTCGCCGCGCTCGTGCACGAACTGGGGCCAGGTCTTGGACCGCACTGCACCAGGATCAAACGCCGGGGCCTGTTCCGCCGCAGCAGCTTCGGCGGCCACGGCCTGGGGCTCATCGCCCAGGGCTTCCAGCTCGGCCTCGCGCGCAGCATCCTGCTCCAGGCGCTGGGCCAGTGCTGCACGCTCCTCCTGCTGCACCGGGTTCAGGCCCGTGGTGCTGTCGATCACCTCCAGCTCGGCCAGGCGCGTGGCAGCCGTGGTGCTGTCCATGGATTCGGGCGTGCCATCGGGCTGCTGCACGCGTTGCTGTTCCGTCTGAGGCGCGGCCGGCGCCGCGACAGGCGCCGAGGCCTGGGCGTCCTGCACAGGCGCAGCTGCAGCGCCGTCGCGCTGGCCAGCATCTGCGGTCGTGGCCACGTCCGTGACCGTGTTGCCTTCGGCATCCTTGTAGGTCACGTCGATGACCGTGCTGCGCCCGCCGGCATCCGCCTTGGCGCCCCGATCCTTCACGCCGGCCACCACGCCCCGGGCAGCACCTGGTGCAGATCCGCCCAGCGCGCCAAGCACGAAGTTGGCGGCCGAGTCCTCGCCGATTTCCTTGCCGCTGGCCACACTCTTGGTGCCCAGGTCCGAGGCCACGCCTTCCGCCAGCTCCTGCGTGCCCTCCTCCAGCGCAGAGATGCCCGCGCCGGCCGCCGTCTTGCCCAGTACCGAGCGGCCGGCCACGCGGGCCAGCAGCGGGTCGAGCCCACCCGTCACCAGCTTGCCGGTGAAGCGGTCGCCGAACGTGGCCACCGCGCCCTGCAGCAACGCCGAGGCGTCCTCGGCCTTGGCGCTGGTGATGCGCCGCGCCTCGTCGGGCGCCGCGCCGGCATCGATCATGCGGCGGTACAGCGGGCTGGTGTCCAGCAGCTGCTCGTGCGACTGCTTGGCGATGAACTCCCGCGCGTTCTGCACGCCCTCGCCCGCCGCCATGGCCCCACCCACCGCGCCGGCTGCGCCCGGGCTGCGCGTGGCCAGCGCCGTGGCCACCACCGGGAACATCGAACCGAACACGTCGGCGCCCTGCATCAGGAAGCCGCGCACGGATGGGTCTTTGCCGAAGTCGATCTCGCCCTTGAGCAGGTTGCCCGTGATCTGGGAGTTGGCCACGGCGTCTTGCGTGACCTGGCTGGTCGTGTCGTTGATGGCCTTCTGCGCATCCCGGCCGGCTCGGGCCAGCGTCTCGGCGCCCGGCAGGCGCACGCCCACGGCCGCACGCTCGGCCTGCAGCTCGCGCCGGTCGCGCTGCTGCTGCGTCATGGGGCCGTTGATGGCCTCGTCGGTGTCGAGCCCCGGCATGAACACGCCGCCGGGCATGACCGTGGCAGGGTCGCCGCCGGCGCCGCTGCGCACCGAGGCGCGCAGGCCCGACTGCGCAGCCTCTGGCGCAGAGGCCACGCCGGAGAGTGCCGCGCCGCCCGCGCGCTTGAACACGTCGGTGATGGCGTCTGCCACGTAGCCGCCAATGCCCTGCGGCTTTGATTTGGGCACGTCGATGGAAATGCCGCCCAGCTCGAACAGGTCAACGTCGCCGGCCGGGGCCTGGGCCGCCTTCTTGGGCGCCGGATCGATGCCGGCAATCTCGAACAAGTCAACGCCGCCATCGGCAGCGCTTCGGGGGGTCTGGGGCATGCATTACCTCGCGGATTGAACTCCGTCGAGGCTGTCAGGCTTGGTACGCCCCTGGCCCGCCTACTTGATGAGGCCCTTCGCGCGCAACATGTTCTGAACCTGTTCCTCCGACATGCTGTGCTTTTTGGCCGTCGCGGCAATCGCTTCCGGCGTCATGGCAGCCTGCACAGCCGAGGCCCGCCCAGCTTTCTCGCTCCGGGTACGCTTCACTTCGGACGCATTGAACTTCACCAGTCCTTCGTCCACGTCCCGGATGTTGGGGTTGTCGGCCATGAACTCCCGAAACCGGCGCTCTTCGTCCTGGTTGCGCTTCACAGTTTCCTTTTGGGTCAAAGGGTCCACTTCCGTAGTGCCGAACGCCTTCTGCACCTTCACCGGGTCGTAGTCGTACTTCGCCTTGGGGTTGTCGGCCCCTGGGGGCCGCATGATGCCGGCGCGCACCGCCCGGATCTGGGTGTCCGACATGCTGGGGTTTGACTCCCGCGCCATGGCCTCGCGGACCTCTCGCAGTTCGCGCTTCTCGTTCAGCCGTTCCCGGCGGTCCTCCATTGCAATGCTGTGCGCGGCTGCAGCGCGGGCATCTGCATTGCCGCCCCGCCGGTCTGCGTTGTCGGAGCGGCGGTCCTGATTCAGCTGCAGCTGCCGCTGGAAATTGTCGTGGTTCAGCTGGTAGATAGCCGCCGGGTTCACGGTTGAGCGCAGCATGGCGTCGGCCTGCTCGGCTGTGGTGCGGACGGGCTCCATGGCCTTGCCATCCACGCCCACCATGTTCATGACGATGCCGCCGTCCTTGCCGCGCTCGATGCCTGTGACCTTGGACGCCCCGCCCAGGCCGAACCGGTTCAAGTACTCCATGGCCGGGGCATAGTTGCCCGAAGCAAAGGCCGCGACGGCCGGGCCCAGGGCCTGCTTGCGCTCCTCGGTTTCGAGCTGGGCCTTGGAGTAGCTGGTGGCCAGGGCCTTCTGCGCGGCCTCGTTCGCCTCTTTCGCATAGCCGGCTTGGTGCAGCATGAAGGCGCGCTTTTCCTGGTTGCCGAGGAAGTCCGAGAACGTAGGCTTGCGGCGCTGTCCGTCCGCTCCCATCAGGCCCGTCTCGAATTCGTCGCCCAGTTGCTTGTCCAGCGCCTCGATGCCGTCCTCGCGTGCCCATCCCTTTTCCGCGCGCGCCTGCTCCTTCACCTTGAATGCCCGGTCCTCCACCTGGCCGCGTATCCGCATGCCTGCCTCGGGGTCATGCTTGGCAATGGCGTCTGCCACGGACATGGAGCGCATCCGGTCAATTTCTGCCTTGTTTGCGTCTGCGCCGCCTGTGAGCTGCTTGCCCATGAAGTTCGTGGTCAGGCCCTGCATCGCCATTGTCTTGGCGTCACCGGCCTCATTGCTGGCGACATAGGCATTCTTGGCCTGGTCGAAATCGATCTTGTAGCCCTGCGCGGCCAGCCCTTCCAGTTCCTTGCCCTGCTCCTCTGTGTAGGCCTGGGACTCCGTGGGCTTGGCATTCACAGCATTGGCCACTTCAATATCCCGTCCCACCTTGGCCGTGGTGTCATAGGCCGCATTGAAGTTGTTGAAAAAATCGGCAACAGGAGAACGTCCACGGCGCATTATTTGACCTCTTTGAATTCAATACCCAGCGCGGCGTAATCCACGCGCATAAAACCCGACTCGTCCAACAGGACCGCCTCGGGGAATCGCTCCCGCACCTCGTCAGCCATGACACCAACGTAGCGCCGGCCAGGCTCGGCCGTATAGGCGAATTCGTAGAGCGGCAGGCCTGTGCGCTCATCTACGCCGATGCGCTGCACATCGGATTTGAGGCGCCGGTCGGAGAACACCCCGAGCTTGGCCATCCCCGCAGCCATACCGCCCAGTCCGCCCAGCAGCCCGCCCATCGACTCGTTCGATTGCATGTTGGCGTGGTGGCTGGCCTGGGCGCCCCACATGCTGGTGGCGTTGCTGCCCATCTGGCCGGCCATGCCACCAGCCTGCCCGTAGCCCGAGTTCAGGCCCGCCAATCCGCTGTTCGCCGCCATCTGTGCAGCCGTGCCAAAGCCCGCGCCCTGCCCTGTGGTCTGCATGCCCATGGCCGGGTAGCCGGCCAATGCGGTTTGTGCGCGGTCGGTGAGCGCCCTGCCCTCAGCACGCGCCGCCGTGCGGGCCGAGTTCTTGCCGGTGGCCATGGCCAAGGCTTCGCCAGCTGCGAGCGCGTTGGAGGCGGCGCCATATTTGCCGTCCGCAGGGTTGATGCCCATGCGCGCCATTTCCGCGTTCTGGGTGCGCTTGGAGCTTTCGTAGGCCTGGGAAACATCGGCGGCCGCCTGGCCGGCCAGCTCCTCGCGCTTGGCCTCTGTGTCGAAGGTGCGCGCATCCTCGACCATGGTGTCCTGCAGGCCCGTTAGCTTGTCGCGGCGCCCCAGCGCATATTCGCGGTCTTCCTGCGACTGCTCCCAGGCCTGCCGCTGGGTGTCCAGCGCGAACTGCGTCTGCTCCTTTTGCAGCGGGGCCATTTCATCCGACTGGCTCAGGATCTTCTGAATGGCAGCGTCCTGGATGCCCATGGACTTGACCTGTGCTTCGACCAGGCGCGGGTCGGGCGCAGGCGCGCTGCTGCCCTTTCCGCCCTCCAGCGTCATGCGGCCACCAGGTCTCGGGCAGAAGGCCCGTTCGGGCAGGAGATCAAATTCAGTCGTGTGCCAGCGCATGCCTGCACTCCTTTTTCCACATCACAAAAATAAGCACATCGCCGCCGTCCGGCGCCGCTCCATGTAGCCGGGCCTCCTCACGAAACCCCAGGTGCTGGTTGAAGCGCCGCGCCAGGGCGTTGCTCTCGTTCACGTAGCCGCTGACGCGCTCCACGCCGCACACCAGAAACGGATAGGCAAAGCAGGCGCGCAGATAGTCGCGCACGAGCCAGCGCGCGCCGGGCACGGCCGCGACGTGCATCCAGAGGTTGCGGCCGTTGAAGCCCTCGTAGAGCACGCCGGCCACCAGCTGGCCGCCACGGCGCAGCCCAATGGCGCGCATGTCCTGGGATCGGGCCAAGCCCGGCACCAGGCCCTGCATGAAGGGCAGCACCGCGTCGAGTTCATATTCGAGGGAATGGGGCATGCCGAGCACGGTAGCAGGCTTGGCACGCATCAGGCGGGTGCCGTGGGCCACACGATGGCCAGCGGGTCGGGCTGATCGGTGATGTCGCGCAGGGCCTGCCGGTAGGCAAGCCAGGGCGCCGGCATGGGCTCGCCCGTCTCCTGGGCGCGCAGCGTCACCCAGTCGCATGCGGCCAGGCGTGCATCGCGTTGGCCACGTACAGCGCTCCATGCCAGGCTATCGTCCAGTTTCCACGCCTGCTCCTGGGGATCGAAGCGGTGAAAATGGGACGGCCTGGGTGGTTTTTCGACAAGTCCCCCGCGCCAATAATAAGCGTCGGGATCGCCCAGGGGTCCAGGGATGCGACGGTATGAGGCATTCGCGCCGGGCATCTCACGCAAGGATTTGAAAGGCGCGTTACCGCAACGCAGTATGTTGCCCGCGCTATCGATCTGAATGAAATGAATCATCGACGGCCCCCTGTTCCGACCAGATTGGCACTGAACACTTGCAATGTGCTTCCCTCAAGGTTCTGGATTTGGAGCGAATAGACGGTGACGCCGGGTGGCGGTCCAGCGTCAAACCCCGAAATCAGGGCGGATTGCTGAAAGCCTGCGGCAGCCGAAGTTCCGGCGAAGCGCAAGGCATTGCCGCCGCGCGAAATCGTCAGCCCGATGGCTCCCGAGCCGCCATTCGGCATGAAATGGGCCATGCCGATCAGCACCACGCCCGAGGCACCACTGGCGGGGTTGTCGATCCAGATGTTGCAGATGGTTCTTGTCTCCCCTGGGGCCAGCGTGAAGGGGCTGGTCACAAGATCGCTGGTCATGGACGTGACCGAGCCGCCCGCGATCTGCAGCGTGCCAATGGCCGCCTGGCCGATATAGGCCGTGCCGATGGCCGCCGTGTCCATGAACACGCCGATGTTGTTGGACGTGATGCGCTGCAGCCGGTTGATGAAGTCACTGGTGTTCATCGTCGTGCCGTCCGGAAACGCCACGGTGTCGCCGATGCGGGCCTTGTCTTTGGTGGCCAGCGGCCCCAGGCCATTGACCTGGGCGGCCTTGAGATTGCGCAGCCATTGCGCGTCCAGGCCGTTGGCGTCCAGGATGACGTTGCCGGCGTTGTCGCGCACGGTGAGGCCGCGCGTGTCCACCTTCCGTGCCGCCACGGTGCCGTCCACCAGCAGGTCGCCGTTGAGCACGGCCGCCGGGATCAGCCAGGCCGTGCCCATCCAGTGGCGGGTCTGCGTGAAATCGGAGCCGTTGCTGATGGTCACGGCATCGCCCACAACCAGGTGGTTGGTGTTGGGCGCGCTGCCGCTGTTGCCCAGGGCCTGCCAGACAGCCTGGCGCGCGGTGGCATCGCTCCAGAAGCTGCCGCTGGCCGCCAGCTGCACCGAGCCGCGCAGGCCGTCCACGAGCTTCTTGCCCAGGCCGTCGATGCGCATGTTGCCCTTGAGGTAGACGTTGCGCTGCAGGTAGATGCCGTCGCCATCCACGCCGAACACCACGTCTTCGGGCCGCGGCGTGCTCATCTGGCCCGCGTTGTAGCTGGGGGCGACGATGGCGAACTTGTCGGCCATGATGATGAAGGCGCTGGAAGTCTTGCCGTTGACCTCCTCGGCCGCGATACCGTAGCCGGCAAGGGCACCTCCGGCCTGCACCTTGAGCGTGTACTGCGCGCGCAGGCCCTCGCTGTAGCCGGCCAGCACCGTCATCTCCTGCTCCAGCATGGCGCGGCCCGGCTTGCCGTCCTGGTAGTAGTTGCCCAGGGAGGCCTGCAGCTGCAGCACGTTGGTGGCCATGGCCCGCTGGCCGTCCGCGAACGCCGCCTGTGTGGCGCGCAGGCCTGCGCTGGCGTTGCGCAGGCTGGCCGTCACCTCGCGCACGGCCATGGCCAGGCTGCGCTCGTTGCCCTGCACTACGGTCTGCAGCTCCCGCACCTCGGCGCCGCGCTTGGCGGCCTCGTCGGCGATGGAGCGCAGCAGCTCGTCGCGGATCTCCTGCGCCAGGTGGTCGAAGCGGCTGGGGTCGTCCAGGGTCTTGGCCAGGCTCTTGAACAGGCGTGATTCGATGATGGATTGGGCGAAGCGCTCCACGGCCACGGTGGCCGACAGCCCGCCGCCCAGGTCGATGACGATCTCGCCCTCCCCCGGCGTCTTGTCGGTGGCCAGCAGCTGGGTGACGCCCTGCACCGAGCCCTGCAGGGCCATCAGCTCGCGCAGGGTGACGCCGCGCTCGAACTCGTTGCCCCGGGCGCCGGAGCGCACTTCCAGGTGCTCTGTCACGGCCTGCATCCAGTTGGACAGGGCCTTGTCCTGGACGTTGACCCGGGCCAGGGCCGGGAGGCGGGCCGCGCCCGTGTCGATCTTCTTGCGGTTGGTCATACGCTGCGCAGCTCCTCAGTAGTCGAGCACAGCACCACGCTGGTGACGCGGGCCGCGCCCTCGATCTCCACCTGGTGCTCCAGCCAGCGCCCGGGCGGCAGGCGCTGCGGCTGCAGGTCGGTGAACTGGGCCGTGTGCTGCAGCTGGCCGTCGCCCCACAGGCGCAGGGTGATCGGGTGCTGGACGTCCTGCAGGCCGTAGACCTTGGCCCAGGCCAGCGGCAGCTGCTGGCCCTGGGTGGCCAGGCCTGTGCGCCAGCGCGCCGTGCGCAGGGCATCGCCCGTGAAGCATTCCAGGATGTCCTGGCCGCGCGCCACGTACATGAGGTCGTTGAAGCGGTCCACCCAAACCGCCGTCACACCCGCGCCGCCCAGGTCGGTATGGCCGAGCTTGGCCCCGTCCTGCGCGCTGAACGCCAGGCAGCCGCCACCGGCCCCGGCGTAGAACAGGTAGTAGACGCCCTCGTGCTCGGCCGCGAACATGCTGGCCGGCTGCATGCGCTGCCAGTCCTGGCGCGCGATCAGCTGCCGCGTGACCACCTGCACACCACCCGGGCTGGCCAGGCACAGGCCATCGGGCGAGGCATAGAGCACGCCGCCCTGCACGGGAACGATGGAGCGGCGCGCGCTGCAGGACTGGTTGCTGTCCAGCTTGATGGCCGACATCTGCGCCGAGTGCGCCCCCGTCACGAAGTAGGGATTGCCGGCCGTGCCCACGAACAGCGTCTGGTCGAACACGGCCATGCCCACGATGGGCCACTCGGTCGTGACCTGGTAGTCCACGGGCCAGGCGTAGGGGATGTAGGGCTCGCAGAAGGCCACGGTGTTGTCGATGAAGCCGGCCATGATGCCGTTGGGCATGCCTGTGAGCCCACGCAGGTAGGGGTTGGCGCCCACGCTGGGCTTGTTGTCGCCCTCGTACTGGCTGTCCATGCGATACGGCGGCGCGGCCCAGGTGAACTGCGGCTGCAGGCTGTCCAGCTCCTCGCCCTTCTTGTCATCGAGGAAGCTGGCCACGGAGATCTGCAGCTCCTGCACCAGCTGCCAGGCCGCCGCCGCGGCCGAGGCGTTGCTGCGGTAGATGCGCCACTTCACGACGTGGCGCGCGGCATGCTGCTCGCCCGTCATGGCCTGGGGCCGCTGGATGGTCACGGTGTCGTTCTGGTCCACCTCCAGCATGTCGGAGATGGGCGACGGCTCGGACTCCTCGCCCCAGTCGGTCACAAAGGCCACGACGTAAAAGCGCGAGTCCACCACGCGCTCCACGGTCTTGCCCGCCAGGTCGGCCACGCCGCCCAGCTGGTCCAGCCAGGTGCCGATCACGGCCGTGTCGCCCGTGGCCGCGATGTACTGGCTGGCCAGCTGGGTCTGGATGCTGGACACCAGCGTGCTGCAGCGCTGCTGGATCTCGACCAGGCGCGCGTTGAAGCTGCCGGCTTGGGCCGAGGCATCCGACTTGCTGTCGGTGTAGGCATCCAGGGCCTTGTAGTACGCCTCAAGGTCACGCCGGTACTGCACCCAATCGGGGTGCTCGATGGCGTTGTTGTCGGAGTCGAAATGGTACTGGGCCACCTTGGGCTCGCTGGGCTTCGTCGGCGCCGTGCCCGCGCCGGCCCAAGACTTGCTCAGGGCCAGGTCCGCGAATTCCTTGAGCAGCTTGTCCAGCTCGCTGCGCCAGTTGGTGCATTTGCTGCCGGGTGCCACAGAGGCTTCCACCAGGTCGGCCAGTTTGCTGGCCTGGTCGGCCGTGAGCACGGTTTCACCGGAGCGCTCGCCGGCCGTGTCCGGAAACTCGTGCCGCTGCAGCGCCTCCACCAGCGCGGGCCGGCGGAAGGGATAGCTGTAGGGCATGGCCGCCACCGGCACGGCCCAGCCGCTGGCCGTGCTGATGGCGCCCAGCCGCGTGGTGTCCATCTCGCAGGCCTTGGCGCGCGCGGCCGACACCACGGCATAGAGATTCCCAGCCCAGGCGCCGGCCCCTACGGCGGTAGACAGGGACAGCCCGTAGTTGGATGTGGCGCCGGCATAAGCCTTGCCATTGGCATCCCAGCGGATCGCCTCCTGGTGGCCCTCGTGCTGGATCACCGTGGCCAGCAGGTCCGCGCGCACCAGCTCGGCGAAGTCGCCATACAGCCAGGTCTTGGCCTCCTCGGTCGTGAACTCGTCCACCACCTGCAGCGTGACCGTGGGCTTGACCGGACGCACCACGCCCAGCAGCCGGTCGTTGCCGCGCACGTCCAGCGCACGCGGCGCTGCGCTGCCGTCATTGGTGGTCTGGTAGGTGCGCTCGGTGGCCTCGTCGTTGATCTGGCCCTTGACCAGGGACAGCTCCTGCACCCAGGAGCGGATGGGCGCGGCCGGGTTCTGCTGCACGGCGCCGCTGGCATCGCGCGCGAAGCGGTGCAGCGTGCGGGTGCCGGCCAGGCATGCCGAGTGGCGGCGGTCGGTGGCCAGCGGCCAGAACTCGGAGCTGGGCAGGAAGAGATTGAAGTGCTCCCGGGCGAAGTTCGCGCCCAGCGCGCGATCGGACACGCTGGGCGCCTCGCCCGGGAATGCGGACAGCTTGTAGGTGGTCATGGCCTGCTACCGTGGCAGGCTTGGCACCAGTTCAAACTTCGACAGTCACGGCATGCGTGAAAAGCGCGTCAAGGTCTGTAGCCGAGAGGCTGAGTAATTCGCCCATCAGCAAGATGGATGGGCTGCCGCGCCGCCACTCCGTGGCCCTAGCGAATCCTATGCGGGTCGTATAGCGCAGCGCGTCGTCTTGGATGGCTTCAATTGTCGAATTGAGCGCATCTTCAGTGATGCCCCGCAGCACATAGAGAGCCACTAGGCCCTGCGCGGGCGTGCATGACTGTGGTATCTCTGGAGGTGGAGGAGGCTCCTGTGTGGCCTCTACCTCGGCTATCAGCGCCCGGTAACGAGCTGCGTCCGGGCCAAGGTCGGCACGCAGCTCGGCCATTTGGGTGTTGGCGTAAATGTGACACTTCTTTGCCATACCCTCATCGTCTATCCAAATAGCTTCAATTGCCGGCATATTCTCATAGCGGAAGACTCGATCTAATTTCATGCCCCACTTCCTTTTAAAACCACAAAATTGAAAGTAATGGATTCTGCCAAATTCGTACCACTCAAGTTCGTGATAACAATACTAAAAGCACCTGTACTGACCCACGCAACACGAATAGAATAAGATCCTGGATTAGTCTCGGTAATAACCCCACTTAAAACAACAACATCAGCGGGACTCACTGCCGAGTTGTAGACATTGAAAGCAACGGACGATCCAGAATTGACCACTCCGTTATGCGTCACGATCCTTCCAGCAGGTTTATTTATTGTCACATTTGCTGACTTACTCGTTGCCTGAATAACTGTACCGCCAGCTCCCGGGCCATAACCGAACCCACCACCACCTACGAGTACAGCACCGCCATTCGGATTCAGATATAGCCATTGATTCGATGTGTAGTCTGCAGCAATCCGGGCTTGCAGCCAGTAGGCACCCGACTGGTACACACCGAAATCCAGCGCTACGCTTCCGCCCTGAAGGCGGGCCACGGAATTGGGATCTGCGGCACCGCCGAATACTGCAGGCCCGCCACCAGTCAGCGAAACATTCACAGCCGAAAATTTGGACAACGGTGCAGCCGTCCCAACCCCAAAATTCCCGTTGGCGTCGATACGCACAGCTTCGGCCGCACCAATCTGGAACACATATTGAGCTGCCCGGCAAATTTTGGCAGCAAAAGATGCGCCTGAACGCACTACAGTAGATTCGATATAGTCAGGGCCATCTACATCAATCAACAAGCGATTGGTGTTACCAGCAAAATCGATTCTTTGGGCTGGGTTTTGAGTTCCGACTCCCACCCGCCCCGTGTTATCGATTCGCATGCGCTCGATACCGTTGGTGTAGAACGTAGTGGGCAAATATGCACCAGAACCACTCGCCGATGAGCCAATTCGAAAATCACTAGGAAAAATCGTCAACGTCCCAACGGAGGCACTATTTGCGTCCGAGGACGAAGCTAGCGTTATGCCGGATATTTGCGCCGATCCGTTAGGTAGCAACCAAATGCCAGTAATCCCATTGGCCACATTGGATTGAATAGTCAGCCTGTTGGTTATGTTGGAGTTGCTGAAATCACCAGACAGCTTTAAACCATCTCCCGAGAAATTCAGACTACCCTTCATGGTGTCGCCTGACTTCTTCAACGTCGTGTCCAACGCATCTTGCAAGCCGGTGATGGAGGCTATCGCCTGCTCACCCGTATGCGTGCTGCGGTCCCGCAGTTGGGCATCGGTCGCGTTCTTGGTGGCACCCGTCGCCACGCCACTGAGCTTTGCCGCTGCCTCGTCGGTGAAATCGTTGGCACTCAGGCCCTTGCCCGGCACCTTGTCCACCTTACCCAGCAGGTCCGCCGCCAAAGCCATGGGCTGGGCAAACTCAGGGTTGGGGTACTGGCCGGCCAGCACGCCACCGGCGGCGCCGGTCGGTGCACGCGGATTCGACATGCGCTCATCCGTGGTCTGCACCACCTCGCGCATACCCCCGGCCGTCATGCGCATCTCCAGCAGGTCGCCCGAGTTGTAGGCCCGGGGCGCCGTGCCCTCTTGGCCGCGCAGCACCGTCAGGCGGCACTCGCCGATCACCGAGTTGTCCACGGCGGTAACGCGCAGGATCTCGTAATCGGTTTCGAGCGATCCGCTGCGCTTGTAGGCCGTGAGCACGTACCAGCCGCCGGCGGGAGGATTCAGCAGCGTGCCGGCCGCGCCATCGGACACGCGCAGCACGCCATAGTCCAGCTCGCTGGCCGGGGCGCCTGTCTGCGGTGCCGCGCGCACGTCGGCAATGAACTGGGTTTGGAAGTTGTTCAGGAACAGCTGCGGCATTTCTATTTTTCCTTGATGGGCACGATCAGCTCCACCTCCTTGGTGCGGCCGTCGTTGGTCGTGGCGGCCACGCTGATCTGGTACTTCTGGCCGCTCAGGCCGCCCGCGTAGATCCAGACCTTCACGCGCTGGCCCCCGAAGGCAAAGGACGGCGGCATGGGCATGGCCGGCTGCACCTTGAGCTGCACGGAAACAATCTCGTCGCCGGGCGGAAACCAGTCGGCGAACTCGATGTCGTAGTCCTGCGTGTCTGCAGGCTGCATGGGGGAAGTGCGGAACATGCTTTGCCCCTGGTCGGTGACGTAGAAGGTGGTCATTCCTGCGGGCACGAGGAAGGTGCGGGATTCGGGCGCCTGCTCATCGAAGGGCAGGCGCTTGTGCACGGCGGGATCAATCTCGATGAAGGCCACGCCCTGGGCCTGCAGCGGCGCGCGCACCAGGCGCTGCCCACGGGCCGTGATCGCAGCCTTGGCCTGGACCAGCGCGGCCAGACGCGCCTCGACCCGCCCCTGCGTGACGACAAAGGCCTGGCCCTTGCCGTCCACAGGCGAACGCAGCCAGCGGCGCACGTAGATGCGGCCATCGGCAGAGCCACGGGCGGTGGGCGTGGATTGCACGGGGCCACGGCGAAGCAGGCGCGCCTGGGGCTTGAAGTTGGCACGCGCGGCCGCGTCCACCCCAATGCGGGCCTGCACGTGGGCCGTGACCGTGGCGCTGGCACGGGCCTGGACGGCCACACGCCCGCGCACGGGCGGCAGCGTGACCTTGACGATGGCGCGACCCGTGGCTGCCAGCAGGCTGCGCACATGGACCCGGCCCAGCACGCCCTCGACAGCTGCGCGCGCCACGGAATCGGCCGAGAGCTTGGCATGCACGCGGCCCAGCGGGCCGGTGAGCGCAGCGGCCGGAGCCGAGTGGACAACGGCATAGGCGAGCACTCTCCCACCGGCACGCACCCGGGCATAGCCCTTGGCGTCCACGCGGATGCGCACCACGGGATCGGAGGCCCGCCCGTTCAGCGCGAAGCCATTGAGTGCTCCCCGGTTCATGGCTTACAGCAGCTGCAGCGTGAAGTCGCCCGTCAGCGCCTGGCTGTCCACCACGAACACGTCGTTGATCTGCAGCGTGCGCGGGTTGGGCAGCGGTTCGGAATACATGAGCGTGGCCGTGCCATCGGTGGCCGAGTCACCTTCCATGATTCCGATGTGCGTGACCGTGACCTGGGCGCCTGTGACGGGCGGAAACTCCGCACGCACAGCGTTGTAGGTGGCGCCGTTGTTGGGCGCGGCAAAGGCGCCCGTGGGCACGCGCTGGTACCAGGGTGCTGCCACCTCGGTGCCGGCGGTGAAAGCGTCGGTGGGGTCCGCCGTGAACAGGGCGAAGAAGGTGTTGCGGATGGCCGGGAAGGCCTGCTTGCGCAGCGTGGCGCTGATGATCGCGTTGGCGAGGGAGGTCGAGAAACCAGCCATATCGGCTCCTATGGTTCCGAGCACTCCAGCGCCCCAGTGGAAATTGCCCGCAGTATAGGCAGGCTTGGTCACCACCGGGGATTTCTTGCGCTTACTTCTGCGCCACGGCCGTCGTTGCTGCTGCCTGGGCCTGAATGCCCAGCGCCTCGTTGTAGAGGGAACGGTGCGCCGCCGCGATGGTCGCGTTGCCGCCGAACTCGGCGTCGATGGACCAGGCACGGAACAGCACGAAGTGCCGCAGGGCGTCCATCCAGCGCTCGGGCACGCTGGGCGTTCCGCTCTCGTCGGCCAGGTCCACAGCCGCGACACCCACCATGGCGCGCACCTTGGTGCCGGCGGCCACGGGCGGATAGACCAGGAATTCCTGCGGCGTGCCCAGGTCGTGCATGTAGTGCTGAACCTCGCGGCCCGGCGAGCCCGAGCGCCAGGCGCCGGCCACGGCGTCCAGCACCCACAGGTCGGTCTTGGTGATGCGCCGCTGCGTGGCGTTGGCGTTGTTCGTGATGTCGATCAGCGTGAGCACGTCGGCCGGCAGCTCCTGCCGCCAGCCGGCGGCCAGCACCAGGTCGCGCGGCTGGGCCATCTGGTCCGGCCGGTGCTCGGCGAAGGCGCGCTGCGCGGCGTTGAACCAGTCCAGCAGATCCGCGCGGGTCCAGCGGATGTGCCCCTTGTCCTGCAGGTCGCGCGCTGCATCGTCCAGCAGCTGGGCCACGGTCAAAGCCATGACGCCCTCCCCCGCGAGCCGCGGCTGGTGTTGGAGCGCCACACGTCGGCCGTGGCGTCATCCATGGCGCGCTGGAAGAACGCCAGGGCCACGCCGGCCTGGTCGGGCTTGTAGTAGTCCGTGCCCTCGGTGGCCAGCAGCTCGGCCTTGGCGCCCTCGCGGATCGCCTCATGGTAGAGCGAGGCCACCTCGTCGGGCACGCTGTTGCCGCGCAGAGACGGCATCAGCGAGGCGTAGACCTGCAGCCGGCCGGTACTGCCCGTGCGCACAGTGAATTCGCGCAGGTTCGTCGTGACCAGGTAGAGCTTGCCGCGCAGCTCTTGCTGCCAGGGATCGGCAGGCAGATCGCGCGCCTTGGCCACCTCCAGCGGGCGCCCTGCCAGCGTGGCGCGCTCCAGGCGCAGCAGCTCGGCGCCCTGGGGCAGCTCGAAGGTGTATTCGGCGAAGGCCTCGCCGGTCACGTCCGTAGGCTCCAGCCACTCCTGCCAGGCGCGCGTGGCCTTGAGGAAGGTACGCGCGGCGCGGTTCAGCGCCAGGTGGATGAGCGGGACCGGTGCCTTGGGGGCGGCCAGGACCAGCTCCGGCATCCAGTTCTCCCAGGAGGCCATGGTGCGATCAGCCGGTCACGTTGGAAGCGCGCGAGGCCTTGCGCACGCGGCCGGTGGGGGCCGAGTCGGATTCCTGGGGCATGCCCGTGCCGCCATCCAAGTCGTCCTCATCGTCCGGGCCCATGCCGGGCGAGAAGGTGCCGCGCGAGGATGGAGCCTTGCCGTCCAGGGCCGCGCGGCGGGCTTCGCGCTCGGCGGCCAGGCGCTGGAATTTCTGCTCGGCGTCGAACTCCTCCTCGGTCTGGAAGTTGCCGGCGCGCAGATGCTCGGCATGGGCCTCGTTCTCGACGTCGCAGGCCAGCGGCTTGCCCTCGAAAATATAGGTGGCGCCCTTGATGCGCACGATCAGGGTTCCGTCCTTGCGTGCGGGCAGCGAAGTGAACAGCTTCATGGTTTGGTTCTCCGGGGTTCAAAAAGCCCCGGCAGCGGATGCCACCGGGGAAAAGCCCCTTGCGGGGCGCGCACACGCTGTCAGGCGTTCGTGTAGATCAGGTCCAGGGCGAAGAGGCCTGCGGCCGTGCCCGCGCCTGTGACCTTGAGGACGATGCGGCGGTCTTCGTCCTTGGGCACCAGCTTGGCAAAGCCTGCGGGAACCAGGTGCACATAGCCGCCGGCCGCGCCCGCGTCGTTGTCCGTCACCCAGGCGCCGCCGCCGTCGTCGGCCGCCGTGCTGATGTCGCCGGCCGCATCCGCCAGGCCGATGGAGGCCTTGAAGCCCGCGCCCAGGGCAGCCGGCACGCGGATGAACAGGGACACAGGCAGCGTGCCGGCAGGCAGGATGCCGATGACGCCACGGGCGCCGACTGCGTGGTCGGCCACGGCCAGGGGCTGGCCGAAGCGCGAGCGCACCAGCTCGGAGCCGCCGGGGGTGATGGGTGCCTGATGGCCTGCGGCCACGGCACTGAGTTGCTTGAAAGCCATGAATGACTCCTTTCGTTCGGTGGGGATCAGCGCGATGCGGCGGCCGTGTCGATGCCGTAGACGCCGTGGTCCTGCTTCTCGCCCTCGATCTCGAAGACCGACTTCTTGACGCCGAAGATGGACGACGTGGTGATCACGACCTGGTTGCCGTTGTCGCGGGTTTCCTCGTGCCAGCCGTAGCGCATGCCCGTGCCCGGCGAGCCAAACGCCATCACGCCGGCCTGCGCACCCATGAACAGCGCACGCGCCGTCTCCAGGTCGCCCGTGGCACCGTGGGTGTTGTGGCGAATCACGTTGCGGTGCGAGTGCAGCACCACGTTGCGGTACATGCCCAGCGCGCTCTTGAACAGCGGCGACTTGAAGCCCACAGCAGCGGCCGCCGCCTTTTGCAGTTCCAGCCAGCCGCCCGTGCCGGTTTCCTTGCGCAGGTCGTCTTCCTGGAAGGTGTGCATGACCATGACGAACACTTCCTCGCCATCGACCACGCAGGGCTGCATGACGGGGATGTTGGTGGCGCCGCCGCCCTGGCTGTCTGCGCGCACGCGGGCACGGTCCACCACGGCCAGCGACATCTTGTCGGTGGCATCCAGGTTGGCCACCGCCGTGGCATCGCCGCCGAACAGGTGCTGGTTGGGCGTGGGCGCCGTCAGCGGGTTCTTGGCACGGCCCTGGTAGCCCAGCGGCAGGATGAAGTTGGCATTGACGCCGCGCGAGCCCGACGGGTAGGTGAAGGTCAGCTCATCCTGGAAGCGACCCCACCAGTTGGCCTGCTGCTGCTTGGCGCGCATGCGCAGATCGTGCAGCGTGCGCTTGCGCGACATGCGGCCACCCGTGTTGACGCCGCCGCGCGCCTGGTCGATGTACAGCTCATCGGTGTAGAAGCGTTGACCTTCTTCCTTGCCCTCCAGCACATCGTCGCCTTCGACGGGCGCCATGCGCAGCTCGGCCAGCAGGTCATAGCTGACCAGGTCACCAGCTTCGGATTCCAGGTCCGTCAGCAGCTGGATAGGGGTCTTGGCGCCCTGGCCCACGGCCGCGAAGCGCTTGCCGAAGTACGAGGCCTGGGACACATCGAGAGCCAAGTCGCCGGAAAAGCGCTTGACGGCACGCGGGCTGTTCACGCCCACAACGGTCTTACCCATGGATTGCTCCTATTGTGGTAGCGAGCACTCCAGCGCCCCGGTTGAAAAATGGTTCAGCCCTCAAGATGGCAGGCTTGGTACGGGCCGTGAGGCCGCCGCGATCTTGCGAACGCAGGTATCCGGGGCCGCCGCGATCACCATGCGTGCAGCCTGCCCCTTCTTGTATTCCAGCTGGATGCGGACGCCGCCCACCTCCAGCACATCGCCCGTGCGCAGCTCCATGAAGATGCGGCGCATGTCGGGCGCCGATGCAGTTGTCTGTGCCATGGGCTCCTTCACATCGAACGCAGGTACTGCGCGCGCTTGTCCTCAGACAGGCGGCCCAGTGCGCGCTCGTAGTCCAGGCCGGTGAGCTTGTCCAGCTCGGCGAACTCGTCACTCACGGGATCGGCATCGCCCGCGCCGCCGGGCACGTCCGCCAGGTTCGTGACCACGGCCGAGGCGTCAGGTTTGCGCTGCACATCGGCAGGCTTCTTGGTTGTGGCAATGCCGTGCAGGGCCACCACGCGGCGGTGCCCTTCTTCCAGGAACCAGCGCATGGGCTTGTTCTCGTTGCCGGGCGCCGCGCCCAGAGCGCGCACCATGGCGTCCAGGTCGGCCTGCTTCGCCTTGTCCTGGCGGTAGTCCACGATGCCCAACGCAGGGTTCTTGGCCGCGTCATCCAGGAAGCCGTTGATGGTGCTGTTCCAGGCCTGCTGCGCGGACTGGGCCTGCATCTCAGCCGACATGGTTGCCCGCGTCTTCATGTCGCGCAGGGTGTCGCGCTCGTCTTGCAGGCGATCCAGCTCCGCGTCCAGCTCGGCCTGCTCCAGCTCGCCCTCGTTGAACTTGGCCCGCGCGGCGGCCACGGCGTCCCTGTTGGCCTTCACCTGGGCGTCGTAGTCGGCGGGCAACTCTGCACGGTAGCCGCCGGCCTGCTGCGCAGTCTGCGGATTCGGTGCCGGTGCCTCGGTCGGCTGCGTGGCATCGGTGGGTTCTGCGGGCGCTGCAGCAGGAGCGACTGCAGGCGCTGCAGCCGGCGCAGCGGTAGTTTCAGTGGGTTCGGTGGGCGTGCTGGGCTCGGGCTTGCCCTTGCCCGCGTCGGCGTCGTCGCCCTCGTCTTCCTCTGCCGCATCGAGGGGGCCGCGCCCCAGGGCAGCCAGCGCTGCAGCGTTGTCTTCCTCGGGGTCGTAGTCGTTTTCGTCGGCTTCCATGGCCTCGCGCTCGGCGTCGGACAGGAGGCGCAGGTGGTCGTCGTTCAAGCTCATGTGTGCGTCCTTGCGTGGTTTAGATCACGGCAGGGTGGCAGGCTTGGTACGGTACTTGCGGACCACCGCGAAAGCTCCTCGGCCGAAATTTTCTCTCCTGGAAGCGATGACGATTTAAAGCTTCAACTGCGACATAACTGGAGCCTTAGGTTTAGGCTGCAAATCAAATATTGCTTTGGGAATTTCATACGGCTGGCCTGCACCAACTTTCTTTAAAAGAGCCACAGCAATGTCAGAATATTTTCTCGTTATACTAGATTTACCCGTCTTTATTGCAACATGATAGACATTATCAAAACACTTCATATCGAATCCGGTCTCAGTCTTAACTTTATCTATCAATAGATTAGCTCGATACCAGTTCGCCAAATCTAGTTTCTCAGCCAGCTGAGTCGCCGTATATGGATGATTCGCATTTGCAGCTGCTGGATCACCCAAACCAGTGACACCGAACAGCTTTCCAAATGCTTCATCGTTCGCAATGGCATGCTCAAGTGCTTCATAATTAAGCTGCGCATTTCTTGTAGGTACGTCAGTTCTAATCAGACTATGAATTCTTCCAGCGAGTGCCCGTAGTGCTTTCAAGTTAACCTTTTCCATCGTACTCGCTGCACCAAAAGCCTCATAGACCCATGCAAAGTCTTTAGCAGAAATACTCTTTATTCTTACAGTTAAATCATCCCCAACCTCTAAAACATGTTCTTTCGCCGGCACGGAAGCTTCCGTAATTTGATCATCCCATTGCAATATAAAAATATTGGGGATCAACATGGTAGTAGGCGTGAACATCCGACTCATGTCATAGAGAATATTCTTAATATTTTGGTCCGACGCGCTATAACCAATGAACAATAATGGATGCTCAGCAAAATAGGTCAGCAACTTGGCACTAAGATACTTCTTATCCCGGTTAAATACATCGTAATCTTCTTTCGTTAAGACTATTGAATCTGCCTCACTGATGGATCCGTGTATCTTAAATATCTCACCAAGCACCAAAGATGATTGACGGAAAACCTTCTGACCGACAATCACTTCATACTGAGGAAATAATCCTTCCAAGAGATTATCATAGTTCGTGGTAATTATCGCATGAGGCCCAAGTTTACCAAGCGCATCAATTTCATTCTGTAAACCTTCATCCAGACCTTTAATATCTAGCTTTGACAGAATTTCAGCGGCTTTATGTTTTATATATGCGTCCCTTGGAATATTTTCTTTAAACAATTCTTCCGGAAAATGCTGTTTTCCTTCTTTACTCCATGCCCATTCGAAAAATTCATTGACAAAGTGAGAGCCAACTGAACTTAGATCGCCATCAAATTTCTGCTTGTAGTAAGCAAAATCCCTATCAATAGTTGGGCACATTTGAGCCAACTGGTTCAATAGAGCAGGCCAGCTTGGTCCATTTGCATAACGCAGTGAAAATCCGCTTCCAACAAACAGAATTGGCTGACACTGCAGTGCTTGGAGTGTCTCCGTAATATCTGTTTTCATCTCTTCTTGGTATTGGGCAAAACCTGCCATCCTTTTCTCCTCTATGCTATTGAACACTTCAATGCGTACGACATAGCCTAGCAGGAACGGCGCGGCTGAGCGCACAAAACTGTGTACTCATGGACCTCACGCCGGTATGCAGCTCGGGCGCGACAACTTGTGTCTCTCCAGGAGATTTAAGGCGCGCCATCCAGCCGGCTCGGAATCACGGGCCAGGCGCCGCCGAGGGTTTGGACATCAGTTGCGTGCCCTGCAGCTTTTGCTGCCATGTCCCCATACGCTGCGCGGCAGTCGTCGTATACGGCATTGAGGGCAGTGGCGTACTCAAGGACGGCTGCAGGGGGAGCGCTGGCAAGTCGGCGGGCGGCATCTGCGGATTGCTCGCGCAGGCTGTCAGAGACAGCGCGCAACTGGTCAAGATGGCGGCGCAGCAGCGCCTCGCGGGTTCGGGCAGCATTCAGCGCCTCCTGATAGTTGGTGTTGATGGACTGTTCTGCCCGGCGCACGCGGGCGTCTGCCGCGCGCTGGGCTGTGCTGACAGCCAGCTTTTCGCCCACAGCTGCAGCGCGGGCCTCGGCCAAGTCCGCGCCCAGGCGAGCGCCCTGGTAGCTCCAGGCCAGGAACGCGGCCAGCCCGGCGGCGGCCAGATGGGTGATGGCGCGCACGCTCATTGCTGCACGTCCATGCATGCGGCATGCCGTGCCTGCTGGCGAGTCCAGACGCCGCGGCAAACCTTGTTGCCGGGTGCAGAGCAATCGAAGCGCCACCGCGTGGGCTTCCCGCCCGCGCTCCATTGGTAGGCGCTGTAGCCCTGCAGGGGCTGGGCGCTGGTCATGAAGCGGTAGGCCAGGTAGGCCTGGCAGGCACCGGCGTAGTCGCCGGCCCGCGTGCGCGTCAGCATCGAAGAGCCGCGCCAAGCCCCGCAGCCGTACTGACCCGCGAAGTCCACCGCCTGGGCGAACTCGGCCGGATGCACCCGCGTGCCGCCCAGGGAATCGCGCACGCAGGCCCCGTACTGCTGCTCCAGCAGGTTGGCGGCCAGGTCTCGGGCGCGCTCCCTGGTGATGGGAGGATCTGCCATGGTCACGCGCGTGCCGTCCTCGTAGCGCGTGGCGCCATGGCCGATGGTGGGCACGTCGCCGCGCACTGGGATGATGGGCGCTGCGCTGAATCCTTCGACCGCGATCCAGGACGCCAGGATGGCGGCGCCAATGCCCAGGCCTGCGGCCGGCACTCGGCTCCCGCTCATGGCCGCGCCTCGCATGCTGCGGCCAGCTCCTGCGCCTGGCGCGCCCGGCGGTCCTCGCGCTCATTGCTCCAGCGCCAAAGCAGGTAGATGACCTGCAGCACCACGTAGAGGATGGTCAGGGCCGTGGCGGTGTGGGTCATGGTCCAGCCGTTGGCCACGTTGGTGGCCACGACCGTGACCGGCGGCGCCGCCTTGGCGCCCTCCACGGCCGCCGTGCGCACGATGGTTTCTCGATCCATATCAGTCCTTGTTGTCGAATTGGTTCAGCCGGCCCGACATGGCGTCGAGCGTTTGGCGGCTCTGCGCTTGGATCTGGGCCACGCGCTCGCGCGAGTCGGCCTCGATGTGCGCCACCTGCAGGCGCACGTCCTGGTCGCCCTTGATCTGCAGCGTCTTGTTGGCCAGGTCGGCCTGGGTCTTGGCCAGCTTGCGGCGCAGCTCGTCCAGCTCCAGGTCGGCATCGCGGCGCACGGTGGCGGCCACGCCCTCCATCTGCTGGGCCAGCGCCGGGTTGCCGCCGGCGGCGCGCAGCTGCTCGGCCTCGGCTTCCAGCTTCTCGGCGCGGGCGTTGATCTCCCGGACCTTGGCCTGCTGCTCGGCCAGCGCCTGGCGCGCGCTCTCCTGCTGCATCTGCAGGGCCTCGGCCTGGGCCTGCATCTGCTGCTGGACCTGCTGCTGCTCCTCGGGCGTGAGGGGCTTGTTGGGGTCGCGCTCGCCGGTGAGCTTGCGCAGCTCGTCGGCCACCAGGTCGTTGTTCGGCAGGTCCGAGTACTCCATGGCCAGCGTCATGATGCGGATGGCCACCTCGGGCGGCAGACGGCCTGCCAGCTGGTTCAGGCTCTCGAACATGACCTGGCGCAGCGTGCCCGAATAGTCCTGCTCGGACACCACGAAGTCGGCCATGCTGGACGTGATGTCGTTCAGGTAGCGCACGCTGCCGTCTGGCTGGACCTCGGGCTGGTTGACCTTCACCCAGTCCAGCCGGCCCTTGTGGCCCGAGAGGCGAATGACCTTCTCCTCCGTGTACCACTGCTCCACCAGGCTCAACAGCTTTTCGCCCTGGATCTGCACAGCGAAGCGCAGGTTGTCGAAGGGCTGCGTGGTCACGACCGAGCCCTGCAGCTGGCGGGCCTCGATCGCGCGGCCGCTGACGGCGTTGGTGCGCCGGCCCAGGTTCTCGTCGCTGATGCCTGCGGACTTCTGGATGGCCTGGCCGTCCAGCGTCATCATCTGCACCTGGCCGGCGGCCATCTCGCTGTCGCGGTGGACCTCGAACTTCTTGCCGGCCTTGTAGATCACCACGCCGTCCGGCTGGTTGACCTCCTCGCGCGCTTCGTTGATGTCATCGAAGGCGCCCTTCTCCGCAAAGATCTGGTTCGTGGACAGCAGGAACAGCGCCTTGCTGGCCCGTTTGTTCAGATCCATCTGCAGATCGCGCACGCGGCGCACCACGCCATAGGGCATGCGGTCGCGGCCGCGGCGGTAGCACCAGATGGGTGTCAGGCTGAAACTGTTGTGGCGCATGGGCGTTGGGCCCAGGGCCAGCAGATGGCCCTCGGTGAAGACCGCGACGTGCATGCGCATGGCGACACGCTCCACGATGGAGCCGCCATGAGCGCCCACCACGGCGCGCAGCGCATGGTCCCAGGGCTCCACGAACGAGCCCTTGAAGGGGCCGCTGGTCACCACCTGGACGGACGCCGGCATGCGGAACTGGCACTCGATCAGGCGCACGCGGCGCCGTGCCTCGCTGTCGATGTTGCCGCGCCCGCCGGCCAGGTAGCTGCCGCTGGTGCCGCTGACGTGGCGCTCGCTGGTGTGGCCCTGGAAGAAGAATTCATCCTCGGCCCACTGCTGGGCGCTGAACTCCTCCTCGCGCAGCACGGCCCGCTCCAGCACGTCGCGGCGCTGCGGGTACATGGTGATGGCCACGTCTTCATCCACCCAGCGCGTGCGGAACAGGTAGCGCGCGTCGCTCAGGTCCGGCTCCATGGCCATCGAGTCCCAGAGCACATTGCGCCAGTCCTCGTACTTGTCGTAGAGGATGTCCTTGGTGGGGTCGTTGCGCACGCCGGAGTCCACCCAGCCCACGCCCACCTTCACGGTGTCCTCGAAGGCGCGCGAGCGGTTGAAGGTGGTCCGGTTCACGTCGCTGACGTACTTGAGCACCTTGGTCTTCACGTCGGCCAGCTGCACGTCGTCCTCAGCGCGCGGCAGCACGCTCCAGTCCACGCGCGCGCGCCGTTCCGTGCCAATGAGCCAGTCGCACATCACGGCCACCTCGTTGAACACCAGGGGCACCTGGCCGCGCTCCTCCAGCACGGCCGCGTCAGCCGGGTCCCACTGGTCGCCGTCGTAGTAGTCGGCGTCGATGGACATCTGCAGGCGGTTCTCGGCCTGGATCTCGCGTTCCCGGTAGTACCAGCTCAGGAGCTTGCGTAGGGTATTACGGGCCTCGGCCTGGTCCAGGGGGTGAGCAGGCCTGTCCTCCTCCCCGTCCTGGTCAAACTCCAGCGGTACGTCGTTCAGGATGCGATCGCCCACGCCCGCGCGGCGGTTGAAGCGGGCTTCAGGCTGGGACATATTCCGCCCCCGCGTCCGGGATGGTCAGCGCCTCGGCCGCGATTTCCTGGCCGTTCGACTTGACCACCAGGGTGCCGAACTCCTGGCCCGCGCGCTGCCATGTGGGCTCGCTGGGCATGCCCACCAGGTCCGGCAGGCCCTCGTTGACGATGGTGGCCACGCGCACCCAGTTCGGCCGGTTGGGCTCAATGCCCAGCACCTCGCAGGCCTTGACGCAGGCGCGGGCCAGATAGGCGGGGTCATCGTAGAGATAGGCTGCACTCTCCATCACCACGTACCACGGGGCTTTGGGGCGATAGGCTGGAATCAGGACCAGCGCGCGTTCGGCGTTGATCCAGGTGTAGACGGCCAGCAAGTCCCCATGCTGGCGGTGAAGGTGCGCTTTGCGCAGGTCGATACATGCAGGCATGCCCGCGAAAGTGGCAGGCTTGGTACGGGATCACCGCGCCATGCCGCCTCCGCGCGGCTTCCTGGGCTTGGCGCCCTGGGTGTCGTTGTCCATCAGCGGCAGGGCCATGTTGATGTAGCGCCACACGTCGGCGCCGTGGCTGGCTTCGTCGTGCAGCGGCGCCCCGGGCTCGTTCGTGCGCGGGTCGATCTGGCGCCGATACCGGCTCAGGCACTCCAGCAGTGCGGCGCAGCGCTTCTCATCGATATAGGCGGTGGCGAAGATGCCGCGCGCCAGGCGGATGCCCGACTCCAGGCCCGCGCGCTCCAGCACCTCCACCTCGCGGCCCATGTCCTCCAGGATCTGCTGGGCCGTCTGGCCGGTCTTGAAGTCGCCGTGGGCACCGTCGTGCGGCAGGAAATCCGTGCCCCAGCGGTAGGGCAGCTTTTCCATCTGCTCCACGTACCACTCCAGCGTCTTCTGGTTGTCCTGCATGAAGTTGATGACGCGGAAATCCATGGCCGTGCGCTGCACGAATGCGATGGCCATGTTGTCGGCCCAGCCCAAGTCCCAGACCGTGTGCACGGGCAGCTTGGGGTTGTAGGGCACCAGGCACACGCGCTCTTCGTTGTACAGGCGCTCCACCTCCTTCGCATAGATCGCGCCGGCCAGCGTGCGCTTGGGGCGACCCTCCCAGACGTTCCAGTAGGTGTCCGGGTCGCGCTTGAAGTGCCGGCGGCGCTCCTTCTCCAGCACCTCGGGGAACCATGGGTTGTCCCGCCAGTTGATTTCGCACAGCCAGGTGTCGCTGTCGGCCGCATCGATGAACCGCGCATAGGTGGCGTCCGTGGCCAGGTCCGGGTTCAGCGTGAGCCAGATTTCCGAGCCAGGCCGGCGAATGGTCGGCACCAGCACCTCCCAGCTGCGCGCGCTGACGCTCTGGGCCTCTTCCACCCACACGATGTCGATGGCCTCATAGGATTTGATCGAGTCCACCGTGTGGCTCTGCAGGCCCGCAAACAGGATCAGCGTGCCGTTGGCGCCGCGGATCTCCGTGTCCAGCACCTCGTAGAAGCCGCCCAGGCCCAAGGCCGCGATCTGGTCGGACAGCAGGCGGTGCACCGAGTCCCGCATTGACTTCTGGATCTCGCGCGCGCACAGGATGCGCAGGGGGCGGTTGCTGCCCATCACCAGCAAGGCCATGGCCACAGACCAGGACTTGGCCCCGCCGCGCCCGCCGTACATGACCTTGAAGCGCTTGGGCTGGAACAGGCCACGCAGCTTCGCGGGGAACTCGACCCGGACGCGCGAGCGGTCAACCTCGTAGTCCTCGGCGAAATCTGGTTCCGGGTCCTCGCCGGCCAGGTGCGCGGCCTGCAGGCTGGCGGACAGCAGGTTCATGCGCCCTCCCCGTCGCGCGGATCGTGCTCACGCGCTGGCGCATCCACGAAGTGCAGCTCGAAGTGGCCCACGTTGCCGCCACCGTTCGGCCCCTTGCCCGCGTCCTTGTCGTTCATGCCGAAGGCCTGGCGCTCCATGTCCACCACGATGCGCAGGCTCTCGGCCAGCACCTTCATGGTCTTGGAGCGCTCCGGCAGGCTGATGACCTTCTGGTAGAGGTCATTCAGCTTGTCCATGCCGTTGTCGTCGGGCGAGCGCAGCATCTCGCCCAGCTCCTGCAGGTAGGCCACCGTGTCCGCGTCTGCCATCTGCTCCAACTCATCCAGCAGCGCGTTGGTGATCTTGCGTGCCCGCTGGATGTCCCGCCTGTGCGCCAGCCGGATGGTGGCCACAGCCTGCGCATTCGCGTCCACCACCTCACGTTCGGACGCAGTACGCTCCGCGCGTACCTCGCTGCGTACCGCCTCTTTGCGTACCAGCTGCTCTGCCTTCTCCTGGATGCGCTCCGACAGGTCACGGCTCCAGTCGTCACGCTTGGCCCGCTTGCGGATCGCCCCCTCGCTGATGCCCTGCTCCGCTGCGATCTGCCTCAGGCTCTTGATGCCAGCCCTGTAGTCCAGCTCGATGCGCTCCCACTGCGGGGCCTGCTTTTGTTCCTTGCTCATCCTCCCGAAGCTGGCAGGCTTGGGACGGCATTCCGCAAAACAACCCTGAGGAAGCAGCTCTGTCGCAGGGCATACAGGCGTACTGCGCTGAACACGAGTCGTGTGCCGATCCTGGCGCGGAGTCCTGATGACACGTAACATAAAACAAGGCCCGCAATTGCGGGCCCTGCTTCCATCACAGACTAGCTTTTGCGCCTACTGCAGCCTCAAGGGCGCAACGATCGGCGAGGGAAGGCCAATCTGAGCTGCCGTAACGGGCTGCAGCAGCCAGCCGTACTGGCCCCCGGTAGAGGTTCCGCAACTCGAATTGTCAAACCCTGTGATACCTGTCGGCATAACGGCCAGGACCGTTCCGTTGGACTGAGGTGTCGCCGAGGTCACCATGAATGAGCCCAGCGAAAGCGACCATACAACCGTCTTGGCGTAGATGGAGCTTGCCGTCGTGGGACTGCCTGAATTCAAGTAACCTTCACCTGAGCAGTTGCCAGGGCCCGTGCCTTTGTAATAGATCTGAGCGTTGGGAAGCGTCCCATCCCAGGACATCACCATCAGGTGGCCCGTGCTGGTCACGAGAGTGATGTTATTCCGCGCCGCGCTCACCACCTTACCCAGGGTCACATTGTTGGCGTCAACCAAAGTCACGCCACCGCCGGCAGGACCAGCAGGCCCTGTCGCGCCCGTGGCACCGGTCTCGCCTTGAATACCCTGGGGACCCGTCGCACCCACATTGCCCGAAGCTCCTGTGGTGCCGGGGACACCCTGGACGCCTTGTATACCCTGCAAGCCCTGAGGACCCTGCGGACCTATGGCACCGGTATTGCCCGTGGGGCCGGTGGCACCCGTGGCGCCCGTCGCACCTGTTGGGCCTGTCGCTCCTGTCTCACCAGTAGCGCCCGTCTGACCCGTGGCTCCCGTCACGCCCGTGGCGCCTGTCGGCCCCGTTACGCCTGTCGCTCCAGTAACACCTGTCGAGCCCGTGGCTCCCGTCGCCCCTGCGCCTGTAGGACCCACGGGACCGATAGCCCCTGTGGCGCCCGTGGGTCCTGTTGCCCCCGTCGCACCCGTGGCTCCTGCGCCAATGCCTGGAGCGCAATGCACCAGTTGTCCCGTCACGCCATCGACACACAGCAGCTGGCTGCCAGTGGCTGTATCGGCCGGCAAAGCCGGAACCACGACTTCACCTGTGTTCTGTACACGCAGACGCTCGGCCCCTGCCGAATTTTTGATAATGAAATTTCCGCCTGGAGGCATGGTGATGCTGACATCAGCAGCGTGCGCGACAGGCGCGAGGAAGCCAGCGCTCAGGCACAAAGCAAAAATCAGGCGAGAAGGTACGTTGATTTCTTTACGGGACATAGTTCAGCTGCCGTTGAGATAAAGCACTTGGGCACCCTGCGCCAGACCTACGAGCCCAGGATGAAGAGAGAGAATGAACAGCTCAGAGTGTTGTACGGCTACGACGTTGGCGAGCCAGGGCCAGACCACCAAGCATCAAGCTCATCAACATCAGCCCATAGGTACTGAGCGTGGGGATGCTTGCCGGAGAAGTCACCACCGGTGCCCCGATCTGCACATTTCCAGGTACGGCGCTACCGCTGGGATTCGACAACGTGGCGCCAGGCCCCATCGTGACGACGGCAGTGCCAGGGCCAGACGAAGTCAGCACGACCGGCCGACCAGGAGTGCCCAGAGTCAGCGTTCCAAGAACCGTCAGGTTGGTGCCCGCCGGCAAGACGATGGTGGGCGGGGTGGCTGTCGTGCTGATCAGCGTGAGATCTTTCACGACGATGTTGCCGCTCAGCTGCAGGACAGAACCGGGCGCACAGCTGTCCGACAGGACTACGCTGCTGGTCCCAAGGTTCAACGGGACGGTGCTCGTAAGGTCCCCGCTGACGTTCAGTTGCCCCCCTGTCCCAGTGACCGAAGCCCCGGAGTCGAAAGCGAACGAACCGGTGTCAAAACTCCCCGTACCCAAAGTCAACTCGCCCTGCATGACGACCGCCGTGCACGGAAGTTGGAAAGAGCCACCAGCAAGATCAATGCTGCTCCCCGGCGGCACGACCATCTGCCCCCATGCCGATCCACACACCGCTGCGCTCAGAACCAGCGAAGCAAAGCTACGCTTACCCAGTCCTACCATTTGATGATCTCCGCGACGGGGCGTTATGCCCCTAAGTTTTCAAGCGGGCACGCAACCTCCTTGGTGCAGGCCCCACCGCAGGATCATCAGATACAAAATAGCATTTAGTTAACAAAAATTAACAATTGATAGCTTCATTTCATTTATAGAAAACTATCAACTATTAGCACACTATCCAACTGAGGCGCGTCTGGTGCCAAGAATGAAAAAGCCCTGGCCGGTCTAACACAGGGATTCAGAAAAGTCAGTGTTCTTTCCCGTCTTCTACAGGCCGTAGAACGGGCGGTTGGCTTCGATGCGTGCCTGCTCGCTGGCAGGGTAGCGGCGCTCAGCCAGCAACTGCTGCAGCGCGGCACGGCCCAGGTCGCGCAGCGGGGTGTAGAAGGCGCTGACGGCCAGCTCGTCCAGTGCGCGCCAGGCATAGACCTGGGCGTCGATGAACAGGATGTCCTCCGCTGGGCGCGGCAGCGCGGCGGCCTGGCGCGCATAGAGGCAGGCCAGGGCGAACTCGGACCGCTCGCGGTGGTAGCGCGCCAGCTCGCACAGGGGCTCGGCCCGCTGCGGGCGCGCGGCATAGGCGGTGAGATAGGCCTCGCGCACGGCGGCCGGCTCGGCGCCCGAGCGCTCCAGCAGCACGCCGATCTGGAACAGCGCAAACCACTGCTCCTCGGCCCAGCCGCCCATGGCGGCGCGCTGCCGGTACCAGTGCAGGCTGGACTCGATCTGGCCCGCGTCGCGGTGGCTTTGCGCCAGATAGAACACGTTGCGGGTGTTGCCAGGCTCCTCGCGCACAGCCTTCTCGAGCACGGCGATGTCGCGTAGGTAGGTCTGCGGGTCCCTCGCCCGCGCGCCGTCGTGCGAGACATCGATGAACGGCCCCGCCAGCATCTGCCAGGGCTGGTGCGCCGGGGCGGTCAGGTACTCGTGCAGCACGCCTTCCCAGCGCCAGTCCACGCGCGTGGCGATCAGCGCATTGCGCTGGTATTCGGTGCCCGCCATGTGGCAGGACAGCATGCAGCCGTCCGCCTCCAGCGCCGGCCATGCAAAGCCTTCGGGCACGCGCAGCTGCTCGTCGGCATCGATGAACAGCAGGTAGTCGCCGTGCGGCCGCGCCAGCTCCAGCGCCTCGTTGCGGTTGTGGGCGAAGTCCACCCAGGGCCGCTCGTGCAGGCTGCCGGGTACGCCCTCCATGCAACGGCGCACCAGATCCTGCGTGCCATCGCTGGAGCCCGTGTCCACGATCACCCAATGGTCCACCCACGGCTTGACCGAGGCCAGGCAACGCGCGATCACCGGGGCCTCGTTCTTGACGATCATGTTCAGGCAGATGCGGGCGCGGAGACCTTGGTGCTGTAAAGGCGGGAGGCTAGGCATGCGTCGCGGCTGACGGCATTTATTGACAAGTCACGGTGATGGCCAGCCCGGTCGTTTTGGAGCTGAGACTTTCAACGCCGGCCAGCTCCACGGAGATGAGATCGCCAGCCACCAGGGGATCATTCCCCGTGGCACTGCACACAGGCGTGCTGGCGTTCAGCGTGCAACTGGCCAGCACGCTGGTCGCATTCTTGCGCAGGCTCACCTGCATGCTGGTCAGATTCTTGCTGTTGGTTTGTGCGGCCCAAATGGTACTCGTGGTGCAAGCAACAGGGACCAAGCGTAAGGTGTCTTGTTCAGATGCCAAGAGCGCGATGGTGTTCAGATAGGTGGGATAGGTGCTGTTGCTGTTGGTACTGCTCACGGCAAAGGTCTGGATGAACCCTCCGGAACCCGAGGGCCCTTGAGGACCTGTGGGGCCTGTGGGGCCTTGAAGTCCCGCACCTGTAGCACCCGTCACACCCTGGATGCCTTGGACTCCCTGAATGCCTTGCGGGCCCTGAGGCCCTGTGGGACCTGTGTCACCCTGGACCCCGGTCGCGCCCGTAGCCCCTGTCATGCCGGTCGGGCCCGTCGGGCCGGTTGCACCCGTGGCCCCTGTAGGTCCGGTGGGTCCAGTCGCGCCAGTGGCTCCCGTCGAACCCGTGGTGCCTGGGGTGCCCGCACCGGTGGCCCCAGTCGGACCAGTGACTCCCGTTGCGCCTGTCGGGCCAGCAACACCCGTGGCGCCGGTCACGCCTACAGGACCTGTTGCCCCCGTGGCGCCAGTCGCGCCAGTCGCGCCTGTGGCTCCCGTGGCCCCACCGCCCACGCCCGGCGCGCAATGCACCAATTGCCCCGTGGCGCCGTCAACGCACAGCAGCTGGTTGCCAGTAGCAGCATCGGCTGGCAGGGCCGGTACCAGCACTTGGCCGGTGTTCTGCACACGCAGGCGTTCTGCCCCCGCCGAATTCTTGATCACAAAATTTCCACCTGCCGGCATGGTGATGCTGACGTCTGCAGCTTGCGCTGCCGGAGCGAGGAAGCCAGCGCCCAGGCACAAAGCAAAAATCAGGCGAGAAGGTGTGGTGTTTTCTTTACGGGACATAGTTCAGCTGCCGGTGAGATAAGAGCACTTGAGCATCCTGCGCCAGACCTGCGAGCCCAGGATGCCGTGGGAAGGAATGAACAGTTCAGGATGTTGTGCGGCTACGGCGTTGGCGCCCCAGGGCCAGACCACCAAGCATCAAGCTCATCAACATCAGCCCATAGGTACTGAGCGTGGGGATGCTTGCCGGAGAAGTCACCACCGGTGCCCCGATCTGCACATTTCCAGGTACGGTGCTACCACTGGGATTCGACAACGTGGCGCCAGGCCCCATCGTGACAACGGCAGTGCCCGGGCCAGAAGAAGTCAGCACGACCGGCCGACCAGGAGTGCCCAGGGTCAGCGTTCCAAGAACCGTCAGGTTGGTGCCCGCCGGCAGGACGATGGTGGGCGGAGTGGCGGTGGTGCTGATCAGCGTGAGATCTTTCACGATGATGTTCCCGCCAAGTTGAAGTACAGAACCAGGCGCACAGCTGTCCGACAGAACTACGCTGCTGGCTCCCAGATTCAACGGCACGGTGCTTGTGAGGTCCCCACTGACGTTCAGTTGCCCCCCCGTCCCAGTGACGGTAGCCCCTGAGTCGAAAGCGAACGAACCTGTGTCAAAACTTCCCGTACCCAAAGTCAACTCGCCTTGCATGAGGACCGCCGTGCAAGGAAGCTGGAAAGAGCCCCCAGCAAGATCAATGCTGCTCCCAGGCGGCACGACCATCTGCCCCCAAGCCGATCCACACACCGCTGCGCTCAGAACCAGCGAAGCAACGCCCCGCTTACCAAGTCCTACCATTTGATGATCTCCGCGACGGGGCGTCATGCCCCCAAATTTTCAAGCGGGCATGCAACCTCCCTGGTGCACGCCCGAGCGGCATGATCATCAGATACAAAATAGCATTTAGTTAACAAAAATTAACAATTGATAGCCTCGTTTCATTTATTGAAAGCTATTAACTATTAGCGTGCTACCCAACTGAAGCGCGTTTGTTGCCAATGAAAAAAGCCCTGGCCGGTTTGGCACAGGGCTTGTTTGACCAAAGTGTGCGAGCGCAGCGCCCTGGCCTCATGGCAGCAAGACGAGCTTCCTCTATCTGGGCATCTACAGGCGGCGCGCAGCGATCTGCAGGCGCTCGGCCAGCGTGGGCTTTGCAGACGCCTTCGCGGCCCGTTGGGACGCCGACGCAGGTCTGGCGATAACTCCGCAGGCCTTTGTGGCAGGGAAAAGCCTAATCGCTTCAGACCGGGATGCTGCTGCCTGCACATGATCAAAAACCGGATGCGCCACCACTTCAGTCCATGCATCTGGGGTAGCATCACAGCTATCGGGAATGCAGCCTCCCGTCCCTCTCGGGTAGACGGTGTCTCGTCCAAGCGCTGGAATTTCGCTATGGAGTTTCTATGGACACCACTTCGCCCATCGCCGCCGATCCGGCAAGCACATCGCCTCTGCCGCTTTCCGAAGCGCTGCGTTTCTGGCTGAAGCTAGGCTTCATCAGCTTTGGAGGCCCTGCAGGGCAGATTGCCCTAATGCACGAAGAGCTGGTCGAACGCCGACGCTGGATTTCTGAAAAGCGGTTTCTGCATGCATTGAACTATTGCATGCTGTTGCCAGGCCCAGAGGCGCAGCAACTGGCAACCTACATCGGCTGGCTGCTACATCGCACATGGGGCGGAATCTTGGCAGGGCTGCTCTTTGTTCTGCCGTCACTGTTCATCATCATCGGACTCGCTTGGCTGTACATGGCCCATGGAGACATGCCGGTCATTGCGGGCATCTTCTACGGCATCAAGCCTGCAGTCACAGCCTTGGTTGTGCAAGCCGCATATCGAGTCGGCTCCAGAACGTTGAAGAACGGCTGGTTGTGGGGAATCGCAGTGTCGGCTTTCATTGCCATCTTTGCGCTGAACGTAGCCTTCCCGATCATCGTCACGGTGGCAGCCTTGGTCGGCTACGCCGTGAGTCGAATCCAGCCGGATGCATTTCGTGGAAGTGTCGCACACAGCACTTCAGGCACGTCGGCGACCTCTGCGCCTGCACTCATCGATGACGCCACCCCGCCGCCAGCGCATGCACTCTTCTCTTGGCATAGATTCTGGACGGTGATGGTGTCATTCACCGGAATCTGGATTGCTGCAATCGGTTGCCTGGCGTGGTTCTATGGACTGGATTCAGTACTGTTCCACATGGGTTGGTTCTTCACCAAGGCAGCGCTGATGACCTTCGGTGGAGCATACGCGGTGCTGCCATACGTGTACCAGGGTGCGGTAGATCATTTCCAATGGCTGACGCCCACCCAGATGATCGACGGACTGGCACTTGGTGAAACTACGCCTGGCCCGCTCATCATGGTCGTTTCATTTGTCGCATTCGTTGGCGGATGGACTAAGGAGATCTACGGTACGCATTCATTGCTGCTGGGTGGGGCAGTCGCGGCGACTGTGGCCACGTTCTTCACATTCCTGCCCTCGTTCTTCTTCATTCTGCTGGGTGGCCCATTCATCGAGTCCACGCACGGCAATCTCAAATTCACAGCCCCCCTCACTGCCATTACGGCCGCCGTGGTGGGTGTGATAGTGAACTTGGCAGCATTTTTCGCTTATCACGTCTTCTGGCCGAGTGGTCTTACCGGTGCGGTAGACTGGGCATCAATCGCCATAGGGATTGCTGCGGCTGTCGCGCTCATCCGGTTCAAGGCGGGCGTTGTCCCGGTCATTGCCGTGGCGGGGCTGGCAGGACTTTTGGTTCGGCTCGCCTGACCGGAATCATGGAGGCTATAGATGCGGCACCTACCACCGCTACTGCAGCCTGTACCGTAGAACCGGCTTACGCGCTGGCAGCTCAGTGAGTCGGCTTTCCACCAGGCGCTCGCGCACCAAATACAGCAGCGCCCAATCGATTTCGCCCTTGCTGCGGCCCAGGGCCAAGACCAGTTCGCAGTGGAAGAACCAGCGCCCGGGGGCCTGGCGCAGAAACCGCAGCAGCACGTCGGTGCCACTTCCCGGGCGGATGACGCCTTGAGGGCGCGGGTTGTTGCGCCGCATGCCCTCCTCCTCCTGCCGGCCTTCCAATTGGCCAGCCATCCAATCCATGCAGTTCAAGCGGGGCCACCTTCTTGTTTTTGCGTGTCGTCGCGGTTCGTGTGCGCGGCCTTGGTTTCCAAGATGGTCCTCTTTCAAAAATCCAGAATCGGCGTGGCGTTGAGCAGGCCCAGCGCCCACAGCACAGCGGCGCGGTCGCGGGCATCGATGTTCGGGGCGTAGGCCAGCGCGCGCCATGCCAGGACCTGGCGCAGATGCGCGGCCATGAATGCGGCTTCCTTACGCGCGGCCGGCGCAGGCCCCTGGTCCAGCCAGGAATGGCACGCGGCACAGCCCCAGGCGCTGTAGTGGTCGTCGGCCTTCCTGCGCTCACCCTTCCCGTGAATAGACAGATTGCTGTGGCAGCAGACCACCGTGGCGCTGTCGTTGGTGCAGATCCCCGGTACCAGCAGCAGACACTGCTGGCCCTTGGCCAAGGCACGCAGGCGCGGGTTGCGCTGGGCCACAGTCTTTGGCGCGGGCACGACCTGGTGCTGGTCGATGACCGCCCCAGTGGCAGCGCGCGGCCGAGCCTCGGCCATGGTGCGGGCAGCACGGGCCTCCAGGCGCTGCTCGCGCGCCAGCTCGTGGGCAGCATGGGACGCAGGAGCGGCCCGCCGGCGGAACCCTGCCCCGCCGGACTTGAAGGCAGTGCGGCGCATCAGGACTGCTGCTCCATGAACAGGCCCAGCTGCTGGCCTCCCTGTTCCACCAGCCCCCGGCGAGCCAGCGCACCGGCACGCCAGCGGGCGCGCATGGCCTCGGCCTGCAGCCCGGTGATTTCGGTCCTGCGGTCGCCGCTGTCGTGGCCAGGGCAGTAGTCGATGCTCTCTGCCCATGAGCCATGGCCGCGCATCCGGAAGAACATCGTTCCAGCGCTGTGGACACAGGCCTGGCACAACGGCGCATCGCAGGTATGGACTGCCCGGTAACGGATGGGGATCGCGTGCGACGGCGCCGCCAATAGGTGCGGCGCCTTCTGCTCCAGCTCGCCCCGCTTGCGCTCCCAACCCAGCCAGGTATCGCACAGCAGCTCGGCCTTCCCGCCGCAGAACAGGCATTTGCGCGCGGTCATGGGCACACCCCGCCAATCACCTCACCCGTGTCCGGATGGGTCTGCTCCCGCTCCCACTGCTCGAAGGTCGCCGGGAACTCCACGTCCAAGTCGCTGATGGCGTGGGCCATCACGCGGTCGATCAGGTCGCCGTACTCGCGCACGCCCAGGCTCTCCGTGCTGATGCGCTCCTGCGTGGTGGTCGTGGCGCCGCTGATCGGGTCATGGTGCGTCACTGCGCGGCTGCCCAAGTACTCCGCGCGGAAGTGTTCCTTCCAGGTGGCTTTCGAGTGCCGGCGGCCGTCGATGACCACCTGGCGCGCGATCTCGGCCAGCACGAAGTCGTGATAGAAGGTCCGCTGCCGGTCGCTCTTGGCGTCCTCGTGCAATCGCACGAACACCTCCAGCCGGCGGCCAGCCTCCCACTGCTGCATGCACCAGGGCGCCACGCGCTGCAGGAAGTTGGCCCGGGCCTGCTCGGGGCCGTCCCAATGGGCGTGCAGGGCGATTTCAGCCACGGCCACCTCCCCGCAGATCCGCAGCGCGGCGGTAGGGCCAGGCCACCATGGCAGCGTCGCGGCTGTGCTCGTTGCTCTGCCCGGCCCAGCCCGTGACGGCCGCGAAGCGCCGCGCATCCAGCTTGCCGCCCTTCCCTGCAGGGCTGATACCGTGGGCGGGGATGCCCAGGTCTGCGCAGTGCGCCGTGATGTCCGCGCAGCGCGCGTCCACTTGGCCCACGTTGCGCGCCATCTTGGCGCTGGCGGCGCCGGTCTTGCCGCGCGTCCAGGTGTGCGACTGCAGCCGGCTGTCCTCGAAGACCACGCGCGACGGCATGCGTGCGGCCAGCGTGCGCTCGATGTGGTGCGGCGGGATCGTCAGCAGCTCCACCAGCTGACCATCCACGAAAACGGCCACGCCCGTGTTGGCTCCGGGGTCCATTCCAAGGATCACAGTCATGCCCGTGCCCTCCCCGGGATCAGCGCGGTGAACATGCCGCCCTCTTCCCGCCACGTCTCGTTCCTGCGGATCTGGCCAATGGTGGGCTTCGAGACGCCGTAGCGCTCTGCCAGCACAGTCTCCGATTCCGCGCTCGCACGGATGGCTCGCACCTTCTCGATGGTCAACTTGCCGCGCGCTGCCTGTTGTGCGCGGGCAATTCGCAGCTTGGTCAGCGGCGTGAGGCTGCGGCCGCGCGCTTTGTCGGCGCGGGTGCCCAGCTTCATGTGCTCATAGGCCACGCATGCGGGATCGTCACAACCAGCGCGCACGGTCTGCTGCAGGCCCAGCGGGCCGCGCTTGATCGCCCAGACCACGCGGCGTGCGGATGTGACCGACCCGTCCGGGCCAAAGCGCACCATGGGGCCACGGCGCGGGTCGATGTAGCCGGTCCAGATCAAGCAGCCGTCCAGGGTGCGACGGCATTTGCCCTCGATCAGCTGCAGGCGCAGCTCGTCGGACATCACCCAATCGGCGGCCACGTAGTGAGGGAAACGGTCCAACTGAATCAGGCGTATGCGCCCTTCGGACACGAGCGCGTCAATGATGGCGCGTAGCTGGGCGCGTGCCGAATCTGACATGGTGCCGGCCAGGGCAGCGTACTGCACAGGGCCGGCTTCAATGGTGGCCAGCACCTGGTCGCGGTCGAATTCAAACCTGCGGTTCATCGGGTGTTCCTGAGAGCGAAGTGGTAGACACCGAACCCATCGGGGCCGGAGCTTTCGGGGCGGACGCTGCCGGCGCGCACGGCTGCCTCGGCCTCGACCTGGTTGACGGAAATTTCGCGGCCTTGCTGGACCGCGTAGAAGCGGAATCCCGGCCGGTAGCGCAGCACGGCGCCGGTCTTGAGCAGCTGCAGCAGCGTCATCGCGGCCAGCCCTCCATGCCCAGGGCCTGCATCGCGGCGCGGATGGACGTGCGCGTCAGCGTCTGGTCGCCGGCCTGCACGCGCGCCACGATGCGGCGGGCCCAGTCCTTGCCATCGCCCTGCGGCTCGATCTGGACGTGCACAGGCGCCGCGTTGGGCGCCGGCAGTGCCAGCCAGCCCTGCTCCTCTGCGTGCGTCCTGCGCGGCGTGGCGGCCCTGCACATGGCCTCAAACTGCGGCAGGTGCGGCGGATAGTCCGGGTGCTCTGCCGTCAGGCGTGCGACAGCGGACTCGATCACGTCCGGCGAGTACTTGGCCAGCGTCGTGCGCCAGACCCGCATCGCGGCGCGTACGCCCAGGTCGCGGCCTTGATCGTCCAGCACGCCCGTGGCGAACTTGCTCAGGAACAGCGCCCCATAACAGCCCTGCATCACGAGGAACAAGTTCTTGACGGCGGGGTCGACGGCAGGCTCTCCCACACCGTCGTGCAGCGCTGTAGGTGCCAGCGCGGAAATGCATTGCATGGGTCAGTCCTCCACGATGGCCGCATAGGCGGCGCTGTGCTTGTTTTGGACGGGTGCGGGCGCAGGCGCTGCCGGCTGCACTCCGTTCTGGTTCTGCGTCGCCTGCGTGGACCATGTCTCAGCGTTGGCCAGCAAGAGCTTCACCGGGTGCATCTGGTTCACAACGAATGGCTCGTTGACCTTGGCCACGTAGTGATAGGCCACCCGCGGCGCGCGCTCGGCGCCCACGCGGTCAATGAACTTGCTCAGTTGACCCGCAACCGTCTGGTTCCAGACCGGCCAGACCTTGTGCTTGGAGTGGTACGCGATGGCATAGGCAACCCAAGCCTTGTGCGTCTTGCGCCCTTCCTTCGGGTAGTGAAGGTCCGCAGGTATCTCATGGACCACACCCTTGTTGTCCTGCACACGCATCGGCTCGGCCGAGGCTTCAGCCTTGGTCGATATATATGCAGTAGTCTTATGTGTAGTCTCTGTACTATTACCGGATTGCGCTTTCCGCAGTTCGTCGAACGACGTTTCCGCAGCCCGACGACGACGCTTTCCGCACTTCGCGGGTTGCGCTTTTGTCGTTTCCCGAAATGCGTTTTCGTCGTTCGCGGATTGCGCTTCTGTCCATGCCTCGAATGCGGCATCGATGGCCTCCGGAACCAGCTTGAAATACACCTTGTGCTCCAGCCGCCGGTTGGTCTCGATCAGGTAGCCGGCAGCGCGCAGCTGCGCACGCGCGGTTGCCTGTTCGCGGTACGAGAGCCCCGTCTCTTCGGTGAGTTCTTGGGAAGTCTTGTAGACGCCCAGATCCGTATCACTGCCACGGTCGTGCCAGTAGTGCAGCTGGGCGAAAAGGATGGCAGCGTTGACGCTGCCGAGGAATCGGGCCAGGCGCGGGTAATAGGCAACAGGCCTTCCCACCTCGCGCAATGTTGCTGACAGGCTCACTCTGCGGCGCTCCCCTCGGACTCAGGGATGAAGCCAAAGGTCTCCGGTGGGGCTCCGAGCGCTTCCACCAGCAGTGGATTGCCCCGCAACTGACGCACGATCAGACTTGCCTCATGCAACGCTTCTTTCGCATGCTCTTCCAGCAGCGCCTCGATGTAGGCCGGGCGCTCCATGCCCTTGGCCCTGGCCAGCGCGTCCAGCACGCGCAGGGTGTTGGCGTCACACTGCTGACGCAGCTCCATGGTGTCGGAGCAACTGGTGCGACCGGAGCCGCGGGCGAAAGCAACTATCCGTTGCGATGCACGGCGAAGCATTGACTGCGGTGAGCTGGAACGGGCTTCACGCATTGAGTCCTGCTCCTTCCACAGCGATGCGCAAGGCCGGCCGATCCGCAAGCAGCCGCCCATCGGTAGCCAACTGAATTTGGTACTGGCGACCGTCAGGTATGTGGCCTTGCTCGACCCATCCCGAGATTGAGGATTGCGCACATCCCAGAGCACGGGCGGCAAGCGCCTGGGTCTTGAAGTAGGTGATGAGTTCGGAGGGTGTCATGCCGCCGATTATTCGGTATTCCGATAAATCGGTCAACGAAAAAACATCGATTTTCCGAATTTTTAAGGATGGATGATTGTGCTTATGACGCCCCCTCCAGACTTCGCTGCCTTCGGCGACCGCCTACAGTGGTGGATGGCACATCGTGGCTACAAACAGAAGGAACTCGCGGAGTTGGCTGGGATGGGCCAGCCTGCCCTTAACGAATTGCTTAAAGGGAAAACCAAGGAGCCGCGCGCGTCGCACTTTCTTGGTTTGTGTCATGCCCTTGCACTTCGTCCTGAGTACCTGCTAGACGGCGAGGGGCCTCCAGAAGTCACAAACTTTGCACAGCTCACCGGCTTGGAAGCCCAGCTTGTGATGCTCTTTCGCGGCCTCCCTGACGATGCAAAGCGCGACGCAATGCTCATCGACCTGAACCATGAGTTCAACAGTTATCAGGCCGCCAAATCTCCCCCCGCACCATCTGTTCGACCCACAGCAGCAGCTGGACCGCGCTCGCCAGCGGCGAGAAAGCCAGCCAAAAAGCTCGTAGACCAGGGCCTTTGATCACCCGTAACGACACTTGGCTTGCGGACACCCGTGGCTTCGATCTTGCGCACCATCAGAGCCCTGATGCCGCTTTTCGCAAAACTATCGCCGAACAGCAGCTCGTGAGCGCATACACAAAATAGCTCCGACAACTCTGCAAGTTGGATTGCGGAAGGCGAAGCTATTCCTCTTTCCCAAGCCGACACCGCTTGCCTCGTCCCTCCGAGGGACCTGGCCACGTAGTCCTGGCTCATCCCTAGCGCCATACGCGCACTCTTGATCCGGGCACCTAACCCGTGCATCCGCTCCGACTTCATTCAGCTCCCAGTACTGTGTTTTTTAACAGTATGGCAGACAGTTACATCCGTGTCACTCGCAATCGTAGGTTGCGCAATCCTAGATTGCGGTTCGCAACGCACAGTTGCGCAACCCAGCGTTGTATCTCTTCGGAGCACCGAACATTTCCCAAGGAAGGCCATCCATGATCGCGGGAAATTTCCAAAAATAATTCGGAATTCCGATTGACAAGCAAATTCGGTGTTCCGATAATTCAACCCGTCAGCAGCAATCTCGCTGCCGATGGGCGCCACCAACATGCCGCCCTCGTTCATGCAGCCGCACGGCTGGGTAAACACAGGCACCGCGGGCGGCAGCGGGATACAAAAGGTCGTCGGCGCACTGCCTCACTGAACCAGCCTCTGCTCACGCAGGTAAGAGCTGCCGGGAGACTGGGACAGGCCCCGCAGAACCCTGAGCTGGGGGGATTGGAGAAATACGGCTTGAGGCATGCACTGGGATGCCAAGAAAAGAAAAGCCCAGACCAACGCCCGCCGGAGCGCATCCGGCCTGTCCTCGAAAGAGGGCCATCACGCTGGCGCCCTTTCCCAGGACGCCGCCGCGATGGAGCCGGAGCCATCCGGCAATCTCAACCTTTGGAGTGGGTTCTGACCTGGCTCCATCGACCCACCCACAAGGGCCTGCAGACGCAGGCCCTTTTCATTTCTGGAGGCCCAGCCTATGAATGCACGACTCCCCTCTATCTGCTGGGCCTCAGTGGCCGCTGCGGAGAACGCGGCGCGCTATGACCGCGCCGAGACAGAAGACTCCGAACTGGACACCTACGTCCGCGAGTACTACGGCCCGCCCTTCACTGCCGAGTTTGTGCAGGAGGCCCTGCAGGTCGCGCAGTACGAGCTGGCCCAGCAGATCGCCGCCGCTAGCGAGCGCATGGGCCAGAGCCTGAACCCCGAACACCCGCAGTTGACCGTCATGGGCAACGCCATGGACGAGTGGCTGCGGGCCTATGCCCGCCAACGTGCCCGCGAAGACATCGCGGACCTTCAACGAAACCGCCACTGATCGAGGAGCCACCATGGACCAACATGACGAAATCCCGGACCCGCCGCCGCTTGCATGGCTGATTGCCATGCTGCTGGGCATCAGCCTGCTGTGCCTGCAGGCAACGCTGGACGATGAGCCTGGCAAGGCGCCGCCCGCCACCGTCAGCGCGCTGGCGTGCCCCGGCATGCATGCGGAATGGCTGGACGAGAGGCAGGTGGAATGCCACCGCGAAAAGCCATGAAGCTATCCGAACTCACCGACGCCGAGAAGGTGCCCATGCTGCTCGAATTGCTTGAAGAGGCCGGGGAAAAACTGGACCGCGCTTGGCCTGCCGGCGGGCGCCGCTACCTGTCCGCCGTCCGCGAAATGCGCGGCGATCCGGAAGACCCGGAATGACCGCCCTATCCACCAAGCGCCACGCCGGCGCCGACCATCGCCCGCTGCTGCGGGCGTTACTTTTTCCGCAACCTCCGAGATTCCCATGAACGCTGTTTCAAAGACCGAAGCGGCAGCCATTGACCTGATGCCGACGGCAAACGCCGCGCCCGGTGCCCTGGTCATGTCCCCTGCTGCGCACTTCCTGCTGACGCTGCAAGAGCGCGGCGTGCCGCCCGAGCAGATCGAAAAATTGATGGATCTGTGGGAGCGAGGTGAGCGCCGAGAGGCAGAGAAGGCCTACAACGAAGCATTGGCCGCTTTCCAGGCCAAGGGCATCAGAATCATGAAGCGCAAGGCCGTGGACTTCACCACAATGAAAGGCCGCACCAGCTACATGCACGCCGAACTGGACGACGTGGTGCAGGCCGTGGGTCCGGAACTATCCGCCCACGGCTTCTCGCGGTCCTGGGAAACCAGCCAGGCCGGCCGCGACATCACCGTGACCTGCAAGCTGCGGCATCGTCTGGGGCACAGCGAGAAGATTTCGCTCACGGCCCAGCCCGACGAGACGGGCGGCAAGAACGCCATCCAGGCCATCATTTCCACCACGACCTACCTGCAGCGGCACACGCTCAAGCAGATCACGGGCGTGGCCGAGGCCGGCGAGGACGACGACGGCCAAGGCGGCGCCGCTGCCCCACTGAATGCGCATGCGCAGGGCTGGGTGGACTACATCATCAGCGTGCGCGGTACCGACAAGTTCGCCGAGGCCTGTCGAGAAGGCCGTGCCGCCCTCACCGAAGACCGCGCCGGCCTCATCGCCTTCAACGCTGCCGCCACAAGGGGTGCGCCATGAGGCCCATCCTGTTTCGCTGCTCGAGCATCGGCAGGTTGATGACCGCGCCCGCGAGCATCGACCCCGCGCTGCTCACGCCAGAGGTCGAGGCCATCCAGGCCAAGAAGGAGCGCACAGGCGAGGAAAAGGCACTGCTCGAAGACCTCAAGCTGCGCACACTCAGCGAAGGCGCCAAGAGCTATATCCGCGAGCTGGTACGGCAGGAAATATGGGGCGTGGACTTCAGCTTTTCGAGCAAGTACACCGAGAAGGGCAAGGCCGTGGAAGCGGAAGGCCTGGCCCTGCTGAACCGCGTGCGCGGGCTGAACTTGGTCAAGAACACCGAGCGGCGCAGCGACGGCCAGATCACGGGCGAGGCCGACACCGTGGACCTGGGGCCACGCCGCTGCGGCCACGACCTGAAATGCTCCTGGAGCCTGCAGACCTTCCCGGCATTTGTGCGTGACTGCGAGGACGCCCTGTATGCCTGGCAGATGCGAGGCTACATGCGGCTGTGGGACCTGGAGCGCTGGGAGGTGAACTACGTCATGGTCAACACGCCCGAGGACCTGCTGGGCCAGCATGAACCGCAACACCTCCACCTGGTCGAGCACATCCCCGAGCACATGCGGCTGACCACATGGGCCATTGAGCGCGACCGTGCGTTGGAGGCGCAGATGGACGTGAAGCTGGAACTGGCCCGGATCTACTACACACAGTGCATCGCAGAATTCGCGGCCACGCATCCGGCCCATGGTCTGCCCGCCGCTTCGCCAACTGCGCCCTGGCAACCGCCGTTGGAGCTGATCGATACCCAGCAGCCACCGCGCGTGCTTGGCCACGTGCAGGATGATGGTCGCGCCCTGATGCTGCCCGAGCAGCCAGCAGCGCCTCAAGAGACGGCACCTGCGCTGAACATCGGGCAGATCAACAAGCGCCTGGGCATCTTCGACGTGAAGGCCACCACGGCCGCGGCCCTGGGCATTCCCACAGTCAAAGACCGCAGCGCCGTGCACCTACCGGCCAGCAGCTTCACGGACTTCTGCAATGGCCTCATTGCCCACATTGCCGACGTTCGCGACAGCTACCAGGTACAGCCATGAGCCTTCGCAGCGTTTTCCTTGGCCTCGCAGGCATGAGCCTGTTGGCCGACAGCATTGGCTTTGCCGGTGCATTCCTTCTGGCGGCTGCAATTGCTGCATGACCAGAACTTTTCATCCATGGCCCTACCAAATGAAGGGCCCACTTTTCGAAACCCTACCGGAGAAAAACAATGAGCGAATACAAGACCCTGCTGCAGCAAAAGGCCGAGCTGGATGCACGCATCGTGGAAGCGATGAAAACTGAAAAAGCAGGCGCGGTGGCAGAAGTTCGCATCCTGGTTCAGCAGTACCAGCTGACAGAGCAAGACGTTTTTCCTGCTCGCGGCGGTGTGAAGTCAAAGGGCTCTGTGGGAGAACCCAAATACAGGAATCCCGCCACCGGCTCTACCTGGACTGGGCGTGGCAAGCCGCCACACTGGATTTTGGGGAAAGATCGCGAACAGTTCCTTATTAGCTGAGGCTAGAAAAATCAAGTGGGTATTTGCACTAATGCTCTACCCCCTTTTGCTGAACCGAATCCATCCGCTCACTCTGCAGAGGCATGCCGGCAGCTGATGACACATGCCAGAGAGTAGCGCCGACCTGCAGCAAAACAGCGAGTCGAGCGTCATAGTTCCTACCAGCTGGACACATTTCACTTATCACCTGGGCAACCGCAAGAACAGCCTCAGCTGGGGAAATTTGTGACCCCAGGTTAGCTAGCTCAATGATTGCACTGATGCTTTCTTTGCGATCCATTTTGACTCCATGGGTAGCAAGCTAAATGCAACCTTAGGCGTTCATTTCATCATCGCCAGCCAGCCGGCCACCACGGTTGCAATCAGAAACATATAGACAAACTATATCAAAATGATAAAATGATAGCCGTAAATTCGTTAGCTAAACACTAGTAATAATCTCAATAATTATTGATTGATAATTAAATATCAATATATTTATATAAATATATAATTATCTAAGAACCAAAGAAACAAGATGACTGACTACGAGACCCTTCTGCAACATAAAGCCGAGTTGGATGCACGTATCGCGGCAGCGATGAAGACTGAAAAGGCCGATGCGGTAGCAGAGGTGCGCCTTCTGGTCCAGCAGTACCAGCTGAGCGAGCAAGATGTATTCCCTTCGCGCGGCGTCATACAGAAAGGCCCCCTGGGCGAGCCCAAATATCGCAACCCCACCACCGGGGCCACCTGGACAGGCCGGGGTAAGCCGCCGAACTGGATCGTGGGCAAGGACCGCACGCCCTTTCAGATCATTCCCTCCTGACCCTCGAGGCATGAGCGAGGGGCCGCGCGGCGCCCTCCCTGATTTCTCCTCCTTCCAAAGCCAGCCACCAAGCTGGCTTTTTTTCGCCCCGAGGAACCCAACCCCATGGCGACAAAGCACGTCATTTCAGTATCTGGCGGCAAGGACAACACAGCCGTGCTGCTGCCCACGTTACGGACTTTACGAGTGACCCGGAAAGGCCAAGGCTCATGACCACCACGACGATAGCCTCCAGTTGGACACCGCATCAGATTTCCCAACTGCGCGCCCTGTACCCCGACACGCCTACCAACCATGTCGCCCAGGTCCTGGGCTACAGCACGTCAACGATCTACCGCCAAGCTGCGGCCTTGGGGATCAAGAAATCCCAGGCCTTCAACGACAGTGAGCACAGCGGCCGAATCAGGCGCGGCAGGAATGACCCTCGCATGGTAGCCACGCAGTTCCAGCCAGGCCTCACGCCATGGAACAAAGGCGTGCCAGGATCGACCGGCCACCACGAAAACACCCGCGCAACGCAGTTCAAGGCGCGCCGGCCCGAAGAGTCCCGGAACTACTTGCCCATTGGCAGCCTGCGCGTCACGCGCGACGGGATTCTGGAACGCAAGATGACCGATGACCGTCGCATCGTCCCCGCCCGACGCTGGACAGCTGTGCACCGGCTCGTCTGGGAGGCCGCGAACGGCGTTGTGCCAGAGGGTCACATCATCGTGTTTCGGCCGGGCCAACGCACCACGCAGGAGGCCGAAATCACAGCTGATCGCCTCGAATGCATCAGCCGCGCCGAGAACGCGCGCCGCAACCATCCCGCCCGCAAGTCTCCCGAGCTGGCCAAGCTGGTCCAGCTCAAGGGCGCCATCACCCGCCAGGTCAACCGAATTGCAAAAGAGAGCCAACCAAAATGAGCACCCCGCACATCACCCTCGTTCGCCAGCAGTTGCTGGACACGCTGACAGATCTTCGCAACCGCGATCAGCCTATGGACGTAGACCGCGCCCGAGCAGTGGCTCAGGTCGCCTCTGTGCTGGTGGACACAGCCAAGGTCGAAGTGGAGTACTTGAAGGTCACACACTCGGACCGGAGCGACTTCCTCGAACCACTGCCCACAGCCCCACAGTTGCCGGCCCCCAGCAGCACGCCAACAGCTCACAACCCCTTCCCTACGTCGGCCCGCCACACCCTCGCCGGCTAATCGACCACCTCCACCATGCACCGGCCCGCCTTGCGCGGGCCGCTTCGTTTCTGCATCTACATGTCCAAGTCCTCACCCCGAAGCCCTACACACCTCCCAGCAACTGCTACCAAGGCACGGAGCTGCAACCGCATCCAGGCTTGCCTGCCTCGCGCTTCTATGCATTCACGCTGCCCAGCCGCGTGGGCGGGCATCTGTACTACCCCGCGCCCGCGCGCCGCATCGAGCCTTTCGCAGCCTGACCAGGAGCCACACCATGACGATGATCAACACCCCTCTCGTGCTGCTGGCACAGCAGTGCGGCGCCACCTTCCACACGCCAGGCCCGATGCGCGCGATTCGCGGCATGGCCTTCACCTTCGACCAGCTGGATGTACTGGCCGAGCGCCTGCGCACCGAGCCCTGCCATCGCGCCGCAGCACCTGGTGCTGCCGTGAGCGCTTTCCGGGAATACCTGGCCGTCCATCCCGCGCTGCAGCTGGGCGGCCAGGCCATGGACGACATGGCCCTGGAACTGGCCAGGGTCGCCCTCAGCCTCACCACCACCGAAACTGTGAAGGAGCATGCCCCATGCGCATGATGTGCCCCCACTGCGAACGGCCGGCATACACCCGGACCAGCATGCAGCTCACAAACACGAGCCGCGAAACCATATTTGTGTGCAAGAACTTCTATTGCGGCCACGTCTTCTCGGCGGTCACAGAGATCAACCGCACGCTCAGCCCCAGCGCAATCCCAAATCCCATGGTGATCCTGCCGATGAGCACGCACATCAAGCGCAAACTGCTGCAGACCCAGCTGGATGCCATGCCTTCGTCCCATTTCGACGGACGCCCACATGAGGCAGCCGCGACATGAGCAGGTCGAACATTGAGGAAGCGTTCCATCTGGCCGGGTCAATCTACGCCGCCGGCCTGCTCGCCCGCGCCATGGTTGCCATTCAGGGCCTGAAAGACGCCGCCAGACTACCGGAGCACGAGGGTCAGGGCATCACCATACCTGCAGCGGCCTGGCAGGCCTTTGCCGAGCAGCACACCAGCGTGCTGCAGGAGATCCAGCTTCAGGGACTCAAGGCCCCGGACCTGCCCCACTGACCCATCACCACATCAACCACGCCCCGCCACCGAGCGGGGCGTTTTCATTGGAGAAACGCATGTCCCAGGACAGCAAGATCGAATGGACTGACCACACATTCAACCCATGGGAGGGTTGCCAGCGCGTAGGGCCTGGTTGCGACCACTGCTATGCCGAGACGCGCAACGCGCGCTACAGCGGAGGCCAGGCCATCAACTGGGGGCCGGGCGCGCCGCGCCGCCGCACAAGCGTGTCGAACTGGAACCTGCCGCGCCGGTGGAACGCGCAGGCAGAAGCGTTCCAGGCGCAGCACGGCCGCCGCCAGCGCGTGTTCTGCGCGAGCCTCGCTGACGTTTTCGATAACGCAGTCAGCCGTGAATGGCGCGATGACCTGGCAGCCCTGATCCTGGACACCGCGGACCTTGACTGGCTCCTCCTCACCAAAAGGATTGGGAACGCGGGTGCCATGCTGGGCGAAATGTTCCTCGACGGCCCGCCCGCGAACGTCTGGTTGGGTGCGACGGTTGTCAACCAGGCCGAGGCCGACCGGGACATTCTCAAGTTGCTCCGCATCCCCGCGTCCGTGCGCTTCTTGTCGATGGAGCCGCTGCTCGGTCCGGTGTCGTTCGAAGGCTTCTTCGCCAACCCCAGCAATATTGCAGACGGCACCAACGCGCTGGAGGAACTGGACTGGGTGATCGCTGGCGGCGAGAGCGGCCCCGGCGCGCGGCCCACGCATCCCAACTGGCACCGTGAACTGCGCGACCAGTGCGAAGCCGTGGGCACGCCGTTCCTGTTCAAGCAGTGGGGAGAGTTTGCGCCGGCCCTGTCCGGCCTCTACTTCCACCCGCTGGAGGGCGGCCCGCAGTTTCGGCCCCGAGTTGCTGACCAGACCACCCACGACTTCGGCGACGGCTATGGCGCCGTGCGCATCGGGAAGAAAGCGGCCGGCCGCGAGTTGGATGGCAAAACCTGGGACGAATTCCCTGTTCTGCAGCACACAGCCTTGCGAAAGCCCCATGAGTGAAACCGCGCTCACGCTCAAGCAAGCCGCCGAGCGGCTGCAGGTTTCCTACGGCACCGTCTTCGAAAGGCGGCACGAGATCGCCTTTCGCCTACCCGGATCGCGCATATGGCGCGTCTGGCCATCCGCCCTTGCCGCCCTCAACAAACCTCGCAACAATGTCACCCGGCTATCGTTGCGGAACCAGGATAGTGAATGCCCATCCGCAAAGATCAAACTTCCGGAATCTGGTGGATCGATCTACGCACGCCAAGCGGCGAAAGAGTTAGACGATCTTCTAAAACGACCGAGCGCAAGGCAGCTCAGGAATACCACGACCGCCTGAAGGCGGAGATGTGGCGGCAGGACAAGCTGGGAGAGCAGCCGCAGCGGCTTTTTGAGGAAGCTGCCGTTCAATTTCTCCGTGCCTCTGCCGGACAGAGCGACTACGACACCAAGGTTCGGCACGTCGCGTATTGGCGCACCGTCTTCGGTGGCAGGCCTATCAGCTCTTTAACAAGCGACGTCATCCTTGACAACCTGCCCACGCACTTCGTGCGCCACGGCTCCACTGTGCAGCGGCCCACGTCGCAGAGCACCAAGAATCGGTACATCGCCACCCTTCGGACACTGCTCAACATGTGCGAGAAGATGCAGTGGCTGGCGCGCTCGCCCATTCTCAGCAACTACCGCGAGCCTGCGGTTCGGATTCGGTTCCTGACCCGCCAGCAGGCCCGCGCCTTCATCATGGCCTTGTCTCAGGACTGGATGCGGGACATCTGCCGCTTCGCCCTTGCTACTGGTATGCGAAGCGCGGAGATCCTTACGCTGACCTGGGACAAGGTGGATCTCAAGCGCTCGACGGCGTGGGTCAGCGCCGATGCATCCAAATCGGGCTCCGCGCGAGTGGTGCCGCTCAACGCCGAAGCGCTGGACGTGCTGAATGCGCGCCCCAAAGGCGTCAACGTCTTCACGCGGCCTACCGGGGCACCTGTGAAGCAGGTCGATGCGCGAATTCTTGCCCGGGCCTTCGCCGCAGCCGGTGTCGAGAATTTCCGCTTCCATGACCTGCGGCACACCTGGGCGAGCTGGCATGTCCAATCCGGCACGCCCCTCTTCGTGCTGAAGGAGCTGGGAGGCTGGAAGACGCTGGAGATGGTGAAGAAATATGCCCACCTGGCACCGGAGCATCTGGCCCAGTACGCAAACGCGGTCATGTTTTGGTCAGAGCAGACCCCCGACGACAAGAAAAAAGCCCTTACGCTTGCGGCGTAAGGGCTTGATTTCATTGATGTTTATTTGGTGGGTCCTGCGAGATTCGAACTCGCGACCAACGGATTAAAAGTCCGCAAAAACAGCATTTCTCAGTATTCCTTGTTGTTGATTTTTCCATGTAAATCAACAACATACATCCTCCCATCTACCGGACAGTATTCCGATAAATGCCGAAAAATTGATGCATCCGGCTACGGCACGGCTACGGCAGGTAGACTCTCGGCATGGCCCGCCCTTCCAAAAATCAACCCGTGGATTTGTCCACGCCCATCAACATCACCCCCGGCGTGATCGAGCGCCTTGTATGCCCAGAGGGCAAAGACCAGGCATTCCTTCGTGACGCCTTGGTCCCCGGGCTCCGAGTGCGCGTGTCCGCCCACGGCGCGAAGTCCTTCGTCTTCGAACGCAAAGTCGGCCAGAAGACCGTGCGCAAGACCCTCGGCGATGTCCGCGTGCTGACCGTGGACGAGGCCCGTGCAGCAGCCCGTCGTGCCCACGGCACCCTGGACGCGGGCGAAAGCCTGAGTGCGCCAGCCGCCCTACCCGAGCCTGCCCGCAATGCGACGGTGCAAGAAGCGTGGTCGGCGTATCTCGCAGACCGAAAAAACCAGTGGGGCGAGCGGCACTATGCAGACCACATGAAGATGTCCGGCCCCGGCGGAAGGAAAGCAGCCCGAGGCACCCGGGGCCGTGGTGAGACCGTGCCGGGCATTCTCTATCCGTTGATGGCTCTGCCTCTGACGGACCTGACCCCCACGACGATCGAGGCCTGGGCCGCCGAGCAAGCCAAGACGGGCCCGACCCAGGGGCGCCTCGGTGCGCGGATGATCAGCGCCTTCATCAACTGGTGCGAAGACCAACCAGCCTACGCCGGCCTCGCACCACGGGGTGCTGCAGTGGTGAAGACGAAACGCGTGCGGGAGACCTTGGGCAAAGCCCGAACCAAGAGCGATGCGCTGCTGCGCGAGCAGCTCGCACCTTGGTTCCGCGCAGTGCTCACCATGAACAACCCGGCCATGTCGGCATACCTGCAGGTGTTGCTGCTGACAGGTGCGCGGCCGGGTGAAGTTCGGACCATCCGGTGGGAGGACATTGACTGGGCTTGGGCAGGCCTGAGCATCCGGGACAAGGTCGAGGGCGACCGCATCATCCCGCTGACGCCCTACGTGCGCTCGCTGATCGACGGCCTGCCCCGGCGCAGCGAATGGGTCTTCACCAGCGCAGACGGTTCGTGCCTCTACAGCCCCAACCACGCGCACGACAGAGCCTGCCAGGTTGCAGGTGTGCCGGCCGTCACTCTCCACGGGTTGCGGCGCTCGTTCAAGAGCCTGACCGAGTGGCTGGAGATGCCCGCCGGGGTCGTCGCCCAGATCATGGGTCACAAGCCCAGCGCAACGGCGGAAAAGCACTACACCGTGCGCCCCCTGGACCTGCTGCGCATGCACCACGAGAAGATCGAGGCCTGGGTGCTCGCGCAGGCGGGCGTGCCGTTCATTGCACCGAAGATGGGTCAGCGCCTGCAAGTTGTTTAGCATTTTGCGAAATCAACGTATCGCAATTTAGGCAAATGCGATAACATTCTGACATGTGGACGGCATCGGGTCGTCCCATTGATCGGAGATATCGCATGAACCGCTTCGGCCAACAGCCGCCCGCCCTCGAAACCCTGGCGGTGCCCACCGTGGACACAGCCACGGCCGCCCACTACCTGGACCGTTCGCCTCAAACGCTGCGGATCTGGGCCTGCAAAAACAGCGGTCCCATCGCGCCGCGCCGCGTCGCCGGCCGCCTGCAGTGGCTGGTCTCCGACATCCGCAAGGTGTTGGGAGTGCAGGCATGAACACGACCTCAAACAATATCGCCGGGGCAGCGCCTGCCGCTGTGGCGCCCCAGGGCGTTGTGGCGTGGATGCATCCCGAGACGCTGGACGTAATCCATGCGGACCGCAAGCACGAATGGGCCACGCGGTATGGCATAGGCGGGCACAGCAGGGCGGAAGGCTACACCGTCGCCCTGGTGCGTGCTGGCGAGCCTGCCGCTGCATCGCCCGCCCTGGAAGCGCCTTCGGCCTACAACTCTGCAGGCCCGATCAAGCGGTACATGCTCGACTGCAACATTGACGGCATGGACCAGTTTCGTGAATTTATTCTAGCAACAGACCACGACACACTTGTTCACGACGTGCTGGCAAACGCAGACCCAGCAGGCACGGTGCAGGAGAACGGGCTGTTGCGGGACCAGGTACGTCAACTGGACGCCATGGTCGGACGCATGAAGCGAGAGGCAGTAGCGCCCCAGGCACCTGCTGCGCCCTCTGACCCGATGGACTGGCCGCTGCCGTGCGACGTGACCGTGGGGCACGGGACCATCCGCAAGGGCTGCAAGCTGCGCACCCTGGTTTTGCGCATGCAGGTGCTCTACGACCTGTCCCGGAAGGTGGAATTGGCAGCACCTGCATCGGAATCGCCGGCCCAGGCTCCGCACAACCTGACAGTATCAGAAGCGGTCGCCGAGTTCCGGGAGGTGTGCGAGGCGGCCCGATCCGCGCGCGCCGCCAAGGCAGCACCTGCTGCGCCCGTGGAGTTCCAGCAGCGCGTGCAGCCCTGGCTGATGGAATGCTTCGGCCCGGTTATCAGTGCCGACAAGCAGGAGCGCAACCATCGTTTCCTCGAAGAGGCGCTGGAGACCGTCCAGGCCGCAGGCTGCACGGCCAGCGAGGCGCACCAGCTCGTGGACTATGTGTTTGGCCGCCCGGTGGGCGAGTTGGGCCAGGAGGTCGGCGGGACCATGGTCACGCTGGCGGCCTTGTGCCTGGCCCATGGCGTCGACATGCACGCAGAGGCCGAGAAGGAGCTGGCGCGCATCTGGACGAAGGTGGAGGCCATCCGCGCGAAGCAGGCCGCCAAGCCGAAGCACTCCCCTTTGCTGGCAGCACCTGCTGCGCCTGCAGTGGATGCCCGGGCCGAGCGCGACGCGGCTTTCGAGGCGGTCCGCAACCGGCTGTGCGCGCTGCAGCGCTACTCGTTCGTGCTTGACGACGACGGCGTAGTGCGGCGGGCAAAGGACCGGACGGGGAGCTGGATCGAATTCGATGACGCCCACGCACTTTTCGACCCCGTTGCCGTGGACGCAGCCATCGCAGCCCAGGCAGCAGCCAAGTGGGCGAGCGAATCATGAGCGAGCGATACCTCTACTGCCAAAACCACGAATGCGGGGTCTATCTCGGCTCGCTTGGCGGTGATGACTGCCACATCTGCGGATGGCGGTCAGGCACCTCCGAAGACGCACCTGATAGCCAGGAGCATGAGCCCGAGCCACAGCGCCCCACTGGGCACAAGGAGAGCTGATATGCAAGAACGACCGATCCTGTTTTCGGCGCCTATGGTTCTCGCGCTCCTGGCCGGAACGAAGACCCAGACGCGGCGTGTTGCAAAAGAATTCGCCGGGCGCGATGACCTGGAAAAAATCCTTCGCCGCTTCCCGAACCAGAATGGCTGCCCCTACGGCCAGCCCGGCGACAGGCTGTGGGTGCGCGAGGCATTCCGCTTCCCCGCAAGTTTGGATCACCTTTCGCCATCCGTGTGCGGCGATAAGGCCCTGGACGCCGGCTATCGAACGCCGTGGGCGCCGACCCAGTTCGAGGCCGACGGCTCGCGAACCGGCGAATGGCGCGGGTTTGACACGCCACCAGAGAAGACCAGGCCGGGAAAGCTGCGACCTGGCATCCACATGCCCCGCTGGGCCAGCCGCATCTCGCTGGAGATCACGGCTCTGCGTGCGGAGCGCCTGCAGGACATCAGCGATGCAGATGCGCGCGCCGAGGGCATCGAGGGCATGGCAGGCGACCCGGAATGCGGCTACCGCAATTACCTGGACCAGTCCGGCAAAGACTGGACGCTGAGCCCGCGCGAGTCGTTCCAGAGCCTCTGGGAGTCGATCAACGGCCCCGCTTCCTGGGCCAAGAACCCCTGGGTCTGGGTCGTGGAGTTTGAGCGCGCCCAGGCGCAGCAGAAAGGACCGGCATCGTGAAAAATCTCATCGCACGATTCAAGGCCTGGCGCCAGCGCAGGTACTGGAAGAAACGGCATCTGGAGTTCATCCGCACGATGGTCTTGCAGGACTGGCGATGGCTGTCGGTCGATCCGGTCGGCAAGGAGATCACGGACCGCTACGAGAAGCTCACCGCAGCGGATTGGTACAAGCTGGACCACGAGCCGATCGAGCAATTCCGGAAGCGCATCGGCATGTGCCCGCACGCGAAAGGACAGACCCCGTGACCACAGCACCAACACCATCAGAAGCGGAGCGCCTGGCAATGGTTCTGCGCTCCGCATGTGCACTCAGCCATCCTCGCTTCGGAACGGATGCACGTTTCGTGGAGATGCTGGCTTCCCAGGCTCAGGCGCAGCAGAAAGGACCACAGCAATGAGCAGGACGAAGCGCGGCAGCAAAGGCGCCGGATTCGAGTATTGGTCGGCGCGCCCCGGGAACGTGGGCGGCGGAGCCTACAGCCCTCGCGGCGGAAACAAGATCAACAAGCGGCGAACTCACAAGGCAGAGCGGCGCCAGGGCGTTGCAGAGGCGCAGCAGAAAGGACAGGCATCGTGAAAACCATCATCTATGGCCCTGTCACCGAAGCGCACCTGGCCGATGCGTCACTGTTCTCGGGCATCGACCCGACAGCGTTTGTCACCAACGGCGCGCGGAAACCGCCTGCGACCGCCCTGCCTGTCGAAATCATTCCAGTCTGCCCCCTGGTCGGGGACACCGCGGGAGAGCTACAGAACCACTGGCGCCTGGTCCTGGCCGCCGAAGCCCTGATCCTCGTCGGCCAAAACGACCACCTGCTGCACGCAGCTGGGCGGTACTCCCTTCCGATCTATCACTCGGAGGCCTGAGCCGCTACCCCGCACGCCTGCCGGTCCAAGGTCACTTGATCGAGCAGGCGTTGCACGTCGAGGTCTCGCTGCCGGAGAAGTCCTCGACCCTCGACAAGTAGTTCGACACCCTCGCCTGCCAATCCGCCGACGGCTTCAAGCCGATCGAACGCACGCTGGCAGGCAACGGCGTCAGTTGGATCTCCCGAGCGACCACGGGCGGTTGCGGCGGCGAGTTGGTCGCGCAGCCGGCCAGCAATGCGCTGCTCAACAACAAGCTGGCGGCCCAGGGATTCTTTGTCTCTCGCATAGCTCTCTTCCTTCCTTTGCTGATCTGCAGCATGCTGCTGCTCGCGTTTCGCCAGTTGGGCCTCGTGGGCGCGTGCAGCCGACTCCCTCGAGGCGGTCAACTCCGCAGCCTGCCGGCCAGCGTCGGCCAGGTCGAGTTGCAGACCCAGGTTGCGCACGTGCAGTTGCTGGGCGAGCAGCACCAACAGGCCTATCACCACCCAGTGCCAGTACCGAGCGACCGCGGCGATCACGCCAGCACCTTCTTGGCTGCCGCCCAAAGTGCCAGGCGGTCGTCCAAACCGTTGGTCCCGCCGTTGATCTTCTTGGTGATGCCCAAAAAGTCGCCTCGGTCAGCAAGAGCGTTCAGACCCCTGCTGTGCCAGAACCAGGCTGCAGACAGGGCAGCCCAGGCTGGCTGCTCCAGCGCCACAGGGTCTTGCTCGAAGTCCGGCGCCCGGGGCTCAACGGCGCGCAAGGCCCGGGTCGCCGCTTTGTAGTTGTCCCGGCCCGTGACCTGGATGAGCCCTCGGCCCATGTACCGCTTGCCGTCGCCGGGTTCGACGTTGCCCAGGTCGCGACGGCCCTCGTACCGCAGCTGCGCCGCCGTAGGGCCCCAGATCTCGCGCACATAGACCAGGCGGCCGGATTCATGACCCACCTGGGCCAGAAAGGCTGCGGCGCGCGCCGGCGTGTCGATGCCGTAGCGCGCACAGGCTTCAGTGATTGCAGAAGCCCACTGGGTCGCACGCAGCAGCGTGGCGCCCGTGCAGGCTGAGACGATTTCAGGTGTGAGTTTCATTCTTCAACGTCCTCCGGGGGTAAGTTCGGCGCCGGCCCTTCGATCGCCAAATTGCGGATGTAGACCTGTTGGCCTACAGTGGCTTCGCCCACCACCTGCGTGATGTTTCCGCCCACTTCCTCGACTCGCACAGTCGTGCCGTCGACCGCCAGGACCGTGCCGACCCGCCGCGGCGCGCGCGGCAGCAGTCGCTCAAAACGCTTAAACAGGTTCAACGTGCGTCTCCAGAGTCAGGGTTTGATAGATCGTCGGCATGGACACGTCTACCGACACGCCGCGCGACAGTCCTATGTGGGTGTTGCCACCTTCGACGTACCGCACGAAGTTGCCGGGCTTGATGATTCCGGTCTCGGCGAGCACTGGCAGCCGCAGCGCCACTGTTGCGATGCGGCCCGTGTCAGAAAGGATGGCCCTGCCCCGTTGGCGCACTGCGTCTGCGTGGGTGATCAGCGGGTCCACCACCGTCGGCGCAGATAGGTCTCCAGCGGTGCCCGATCGCGTGTATCGGCCGTGCACTCCGTGCTCCTGGCCGATGACGAATGCGCGGTTGTAGCGAGGCTTCTCCGTCCACTCGAAGCTCTCCTGCGTGGTCACGGCCGCAGGCAGCTCGAAGTTCGGCGTCACAGAATCCCACTCCCAGGCGGGTGCGGGGTATCGCAGGTGCATGAGCAGCGACCTGTCGGTGTTGTGAGGCTGGACGTATGCGCCAGCGGCGCCAACCACTGCGTTCACCGCCGAGATGTAGGAGCCGCTGTGGTTGAACACGCCCGCCGGCACAAGCCAGTCTGTCAGGTTCCATGCGGCAACCGTCCATCCGATGGGCACACCGTTCAGCGTCAGGATGTCTTCCACGAGTTGCCGCGCGGTGCGAGGGGCCTCGTTGCCGAACGACATTTCAGGGGCATACGGCGCATCCAGTTCCGCGCCCAGCCCACGGCCGGAAACCCGCAGTTGGGAAGACCCGAACGTGCGGTCTCGCGCGATGCGCTCCAGGGCGAAATTGAAGGGTGTGCCGTTGACGGTCGCCTGCACGACGACGGGATCGCCGTCGCTATTTGGCTGGACATCCGCCAACGCTTGCCCTGGCACGGCGGCAGAAAACTGCCAGGTCCACGAATCCGCGTCCAGCGACATGTTCAGGGTGGTTGCGGGGATGATTCGCCCGTTGTCGAGGCGAATGAGCAATGCGCTGTTGATCGTCAAGTAGACCTCCTTTACCGGCACAACAACTGTTTCTCCAGGGTCTGGCCCGGGGCCGTCTTTGCAGCAGACGAACAGCAGATCTGCGGACGCTGACCAGGGGTCATAAAACACCAGGTGGGCAGGCAGTCCCGGCACGTAGCACGGCGGCTCGGTCGGCGGGACCACGGGAGGCGTGCGACCGGGTCCCGGCCGCATGGCCTCCTCGTAGCGGGCGCGCCAGGGGTGGCGCATCGCCAGGCCATCGGTCAGGGACGACGCCACGGCCGCGCCCCGTGCGAACGCGGCGCCGAAGGCCAGGCCGGCGCGGCCACGCAGGCGGATGGATTCCTGCCAGGCTTGGGCCGCGCCCCGCCCACGCCGCTGAGCGTCCTGCATGAGCGTGGCGGCTGCCGCCCGCCGGCGGATGGACTCCTGCCAGGCTTGGGCCGTGCCGCGCCCGAGACGCTGGCCGTCATGCAGTCGGGAAAACAGTGCCGCCCGCATGCGCAGAGAGTCCTGCCAATGCTGGAGCGTCGCGGCCCGGGCCTGCACTGCATGGCGCCAACGCTCTTGCACCGCACTACCGGCCCGGCCTGCCTGCTGGTACACGCTGCGGGCTGGCGCCCTCGCGGTGACAGCCTCCTGAAACGCAGACGGTGCCCGACCTGTCACGGGCCGGGCCACGTTGATGTCTATGCCGAAGGGCACTGTGCCGCGCAGACCCGTGATTCGGCCCTGCGCTGTAGCGGGCACCAGCGTGCGCACGACGGCCACGCCACGCAGCCGCGTGATGCGTCCCGCCGCACGCAATTCGACGACCTGCTCCGATGGATCTTCGTCTCCGAACACCAGCTCCAGGGGCGACACACCGTCGCCCACCGGCGCCTTGAACAGCAGCAGCAGATCGGTCTCGGCCATGGCTAAGTCAGCTCCGTCTCGCCGAGCTGGACCAGGCTGCCGGCATAGAGCAGCGGGCTTGTGTCTCCCTCGGGCGTCTCGCCGCCCAGGATGCGCCAGGGGCCGGCATGGTCTGCATCGGAGACCTCGCCGCCGGCGAGCAGCTCACCATCGGCAGCGTACCAGTCCGCCCAGCGCGGAATACCCGTGGCCATCACCATCGAGCCCGCCGCATCGCGCACGTGGAGCACCAGCTTGCCATTGACGACAGTGGCGCTACCCGGCTTTGCCAGAATGATCTCGGCCTGCTGGGGACCGCGAGCACCCAGGAAGTCTGTCGGCAACTCGGCGTAGATCCGCACATGGGCGTTGCCTGTGCCCAGGTCAGAACGTGCGGCCGTGGCCTGCAGTTGCGCCAGCGCGGTGGCGGGGCCGATCTCCCAGATCCCGGCCGTCATGGCATGGTCCCCGGCATCAGGCGCTGGGCGGCCACAGCGCGGAAGTTGCCGGCGGCGTCTTCGGCCAGGGCGACAAACTGCTGCCGCAGGTCCAGACCCTCGAAGACAAAGGCACCCGTTTCCGCGTTGCTCCAGGCCTCGCGCACGACCATCTTGTCGCGCTGACGCAGCAGCACGACGCGGGCACGGGCCGGCAGGTTGGTCGGGCTGCCCTTGATCTTCGTTGTGCCCCAGATGCGCCCCTGCCCGCCCACCTCGATATCGCGCGCCAGGCGGCCTAGCGTCAGCGGCAGCACATGCCCCGCAGACACCGCGCTGCTGCGCACCGGACGCAGGCCCCTGCTTGCTGCCGCGCGCACAGGCCCACGCGATGGCAAGGCCGATGCCGTGGGCGGCGTGAAGCTGGCGGTGGACAAGGCCACGCCACGCACAACCCGGAACTCATCCAACCGGCCCTCAAAGAAGTCGGTGGTGTTGGGCGCCCACCCCAAAAACAAGGGATTCCCGTTTCCCACAGAGTGAGCGCCATAGCCTGCCCTGGTCGCGCGAAGCACACCGCTCTGGAAGAGATGGAGGTTGTCGCCGGCCCGGCAGGCACGCACATGGGTCCATGTGTTGCGGGCCAGTGCCACGCCCGTGCCCGTCGCCAAGTCCACGGTCGCGTTTCGGAAAAGAAACACCGGGTCATTGGTCCCCGCAATATGCAGCGACCAGGCGGCGTCGCTGCCGTTGCGCCACTGCCCGCCGATGGCCTGCCAGGAGTCATTGCGGGTGCGGTAGATCCAGGCATCAATCGTGAAATCGGCCGTGCCAAACAACCAGTTTCCCTGGGGCGTGCTCAAGTAGGTATTGCCATCAAACGCCAGCGAGCCTGCGCCAAACTTGGCCTGTGCACTGCTGGTGACGAGTGAGGTGTTGCCACCCCGCGTGAACGCTTTGGGCTCTGGGCTGCTGTCGAATGCCAGCATCGTGTCGACGGCCGTGTCCCCGCACATGAGCAACTCTGTGCGCTCATAGATTTCCTGGTCGGTCATGCCGACCTCCAGGGGCCGGTAATGTCCACAAAGGCTACGCCCACACCCGTGGTGCCGCCGGGCGGGCCAACGCGCACACAGACGAGGGAACGACCCGAGAAGGCCCCCTCGCCGGCCACCACCATGCCGGCCTGGAACTCCGAGCCAATGACCTGGGGCGTGTGGTACACGCCGGGCACCTGCCCGCGCAGGCCGGACGCCCCGACCAGCAGCTCGACCGCCGACAGGCGCAGCGAGTTGTCAGCCGGATTGGGATAGGGGATGGTGTTGGCTGCGTAGGCCGTCACGCCCGAGTAGGCGGCCGCCGCGTTGTATGCCGAGATTTTTTTGGCCTGCACTGCACCGCCAATGCCGGCGTAGCCACGCACCAGAAACAGGTCGGCCGCGTTGGTGCTGCCCAGGGCGTAGCCCAGGCACTCGGCCACGGCGCCGGTTGTGGTGGGCACACCGACACTGCTGGAACCGGCGAGCATGCACGCCCATGTATCGCCCGATTTGTACGATGCCAGGTCCCCAAAGCCGAAGAGGACACCATGCTGCTGGTTGCTGCCATGCGGCGCGATCCAGATCGCAAAGGCCCGCTCATCGGCGAAGAGCATCCAGCGCCGCGCGGCGCTGCTGGCCGCATCGCTCTTGGGCCAGTAGTAGTTGGCTGCCTGGGCGCCTATGGGGAACGGCCCTGTGCCCGTGGACACATCGGTCATGGACTCGTAGCCCAGCACCTTGGCCGTGGTGGTGCCGGTGTCATCCAGGCGCAGCACGCTGCCCGAGGCTTCTGGCGCTGCGGGCTTGAGCACCAGCACGTTGGCCTGGGCGCCGGGGAACAGTTCCTGCCAGCCGGCAGGCGCCGCACGGCTGGTGATGGTGCCCGTGGCCGCACCATCAGGAACTCCAGCTGCCGCAAAGGTCACGCTGTTGGTGGTCACCGACAAGATGGTCTTGTCGCCGTTGAGTGCTGTCGGGGTTGCACCGGCAAACCGGCCCACACCCCCCACCACGAAGGGCTGCGATCCCGAGTAAGTGGCCTTGGCGATGCCGCCCGTCACCACCAGCGATGCGACGGTGCTGGCGGCAAAGCCGTCGACCAGGCAGGCCTTGAGCAGCGCAGCCAGTGCGCCCTGCGTACCGCTGAGCACTGGCGCGCCAGCCTGGGTCGAGTCAAAGAAATAGTTCATGGGTCACCTCAGGATCAGGGGTTGGACGGCGGCCGGTCGATGTCGCCGCGCGTGAGCAGCTCGAAGTGGTAGTCGGTGCCAGCGGCCTCGCTGGGCTGCACCGCGCGAATGGCGGCCAGCGGCTGCATGGCGCCCACCGTGTTGATGCGCAGCACGTTGCCGGCGGACCAGCCCATGCCCCAGCCCAGGGCCGGCAGCGTGAAATACGGGGCGTTGGTGTTGGGGTTGAGGGGCGCGAAATCCGCGTTGATGGAGCCTGTGCCCAGGTTGCCCACGTACTGGCCGATGCACTCGAAGGTCGAGCCGTTGCCCAGGATGCGGAGCATCCAGCGCTCGGTCACCGCACCCGTGTTCGTGACCGCGATGGGCGAGATGGTGTCGTTGTAGCTGGCCAAGGCCTCCTGCCCGTCGACGGTGTCCTGCCACTTGTTGTTCCATGTGTTCTGGTCGAACAGGTGGCTGACGCGGGCGCGCAGGCCTGGCGCCGCGGTGATCAAGGCCGAGCTGACGATGGAGCCGGCGGGGAAATCGTGGCTCAGCGATTTGGTCAGGGTCAACATGCCGCTGATCTGCACGTCCGAGACGCGGGCCATCTCCTCGATGCGGTGCTCGACGCGCACGGGCTGCACCCATCCCGTGGTGTCCTGGATCGCGACGGTGCCGGCGTCGAGGTTGGGCGTCCAGCCCTGCTGGATGAGTTGGCCATCGGCGCCGATCAGGTAGACGCGCGACAGGCGCGTGCGGCCACAGTTGATGGTCTGGCCTGCGCTGAGCTGCGCCGGGCCCACCGAGGCGCTGTGGCTGACCACGACATAGCTGCCGACCCGGTAGATGGGCACACGGCCATCCTGGGGCAGGCGCACGGGGTCCAGGCCGATGATGTCCGCGTCCAGCGGCAGGTAGAAATAGCTGACGCTGTTGTAGCGCAGCGTGGTCGGGTCCACGGGCCAGGGGCGCCAGATCCGGTCCGGCTGCACGGCGCCGATGTCGTCGGCCGAATACCACCACTCGGCCTTCTGGGCGGCGGTCAGCGAGGTATCGAGCACGTAGTCGCCGAACTGCAGCTCCACCACGCCGCTCTGGTAGTCGATGCGCCCGCGCAGGTGCGTTCCCGAGATCACGCCGTCCACGCCGGCCGAGGCCGTGATCTGCTCGCCCGTGGCGTCGGCCAGGTTGAGCACGAAGCCCGAAGGCTTGACCGGTGCAGCGGCCGTGCGCATGAAGATGCTGGCCGTGGTCCAGTTCTGGCGCACGGTCCACAGGCTATCGACCTCCAGGTCCGTGGGCTGGCCGTCGACCAGATAGTCGTAGATGCGCGCCACGCCGCTAGAGTAGTCCAGGGCGCCGGCCACAGTGCCGGCGGCCGAGGCCGTGCGGTCGCGCACCAGCACGCCGTCGTAGTCCTCGTACACATGGCCCATCCAGCGGAAGCGCACGCTGCCCGGTACGATGTAGTCGCTGGTGTACGGACACAGGTCCAGCGTCAGCGGCTCGGGCGTGTAGCTCATGGTGTGCTGCTGGGCACCGGCGAAGCCCTCGGCATAGCTCACTGTGACGGTACTGGCCGCCAGCAGTTCCTCGCTCACGGTGGTGTCGCTGCGCGCGCCACCCTTGGAGCTTGAGTTGTTGGAGCCTGGGTCGCCGCTGCCGGACATGGACGTGGTCTCGAAGGTCTTGGCGTCTTCGTAGTCGCTGTTGTAGCCCTCGGTGCGGCTGTCCAAGCGGACCAGGCGCACGTTGGCGAACTTGCCGGCATAGCTGATCGTGCCATCCGGCCCGAACGAGCCTTGACCATCGTCCGTCAGCAGATGGCGCACCGTGTCCTGTGTCTTGCTGGTTTGATAGCTTGTCCTGCTGTGGCTGGACGATGTGCTGGCACTGGTCTCAGTGCGCACGGTGATGACTGCTGCTGCCTCGCTCATGCTGCGCTCCCGTTGCCCCAGCGCTTGTACCGGGTGCCGTTGATGTCCTTGGCGCCGGCGGTGATCTCCGACTCCGACCAGGTGACGCCCGCCACATCGGGCACCGCATAGCTGTAGCCGTCCGCGCCATAGCTCGCGCCCACCTCGATGTAGACCGTCTCGCCGTTGAGGGCGCGCGTACCGCCGCCGGCCATGTATTTGGCGTAGATGTCGCCGTTGCTCAGCGGCACGCGCGTGGTGGTGGCCGGCGGGTTGGCGCCGCCGGGCAGGGGCATATAGCTGACCGTGCTGCTGGCCTCCTTGGCGGCCGCCGTGCCGCCCGAACTGGCCCCGGAGCTGGCCGAGAGATTGCGCACCGTGATCCAGCCCACGGACACCGAGCCAGCGGCAGGCACGGTGTCCAGGGTGATGGTGGCAAAGCCACCGGCATCGGGGGTGACGGACACGCTTTTTTCGACCAGGGTGGCGAACTCGTAGTCGATGGCGAACTGGCCGCCCGCGTCGATCATGAATTTAGGGCGCAGGCGCAGCGCGCCCGAGGCGTGGTTGACCTCGCCCGTAGCATCGCCCTGCAGCTGCCCGGCAGCGTTGCCCGTAGCCGTGCGCAGCACGCCGCCCGAGTTCCACTTGATGACCAGGGTCCCAGGCTTGATGCCTTGGTGATCCAGGCGCAGCGTGTGCTCGGGCGCGCGCCAGCCCGTGGCGCCGGAACGATTGACGAAGGCCGAGGCCTCGCCCCATTGGAAGATGATGGAGCTGCCCACGTCCGGCAGGGCTGGCAGGGTGATGGACACCGAGCCGTTGGCATAGTTGACCGTGCCCACGGCGCCGCCGCCCGAGATCTCGCCCGCACCGTTGTCCGCCGCCACGTACCAGACGCCCATCACCGCGAAGGAGATGGCCAGACTGTTCGGCGCCGGGAACGGGCGCAGGATGTTGACCCAGGCAAAGCCCCGGTTTTCCTGGCCGACCTTGATGCGCCGCGTGTGCGGGGATGCGGCCACGCGGATCTCGCGCGGCGCCGTAGCCAGGGTGAGCTGCCGCACGCCGGCAGGCCGCTGGTCCAGCGAGGCCGTCTCGGTGCGCGAGCTGGGTACCAGTTGGGTGTAGATGCTGTCCACGCGCAGCACGCTCTCGCCCAGGCCCACGACGGCGGTCAGCGGCTGGGCGCCGTAGTAGGTGGCGGCGTCGGCCACGGTGGTGTCCCGGATTTTGGTCTTGCTGGAGTCCCCCGAAAAACCACGGTTGGGTGGCGAGCCCGGGAAAGCCGAGGCCAGGCGCGGTGTGATCTCGCAGCTGGAGACACTGGCCTGGTAGTCGACATAGCCACCCCCCGAGGAGTACGTGAAGGTCTGCGTCTCGGTCTCCACGCGCAGCACGCGCACGTACTGCTGCACCTGCGTCGGCAGGCCCTCATTGAGGACCAACACAAGGGTGCGGCCGATGGCCGGGCCCGGCGTGCCAGGGCGGTGAAAGATCTTGATCGAGGCCTGGCCCTGTACGTGGTTTTCCAGCAGGAAGCCGCCCCACTCCGTGCCCGGGATCAGGTAGGCCGCGATGGCCGCCGCGATGTCCGTGCGCCGCGCGAAAAAGCCGCAGGAGGCCAGCGTCACGCTGACATTGGGGTCGTTGGGCATGGCCGACAAGATGACGTTGGCATCCATCAACGGCTCAGTGTCCGGCGTGCGCACGGCCGCGAACAGCTGGCGGATGCTGACGTCACCGCCGGCGCGGTCGATCTCGGTGATGTCGTTGAAAATGCCGTTGCTCTTGCCCCAGGGGATGAGATTGCCCGAGGGGCCGCCGCCGCCCTCTGGCACATCGTCCATCACCTTGGATGCGTACAGGCCTATGTCGCCGTCTTTAATCGTCATTCCCTAAATCTCCATCAGACGGACCACACACAGATACCAATCTGCTGGAGTGCGATCGCGGTAGTGCACGACAGGTCGAGCCTCCAGGCCGCCATCCTGGTGCCTGAAGATCACGTTCCGCGTCTCGTTTCGCAGTGTAAGAATCAGTTGTTGACCCGGCACTGCGGCCCAATTTCGCAATTGCACAACAGCATCTGAGGGCATCCATGCGCTACTGTCGTCCTCAGGTTCAAGGGTGATCGGCCTTCCTTTGTCCATCGCGGCGGCTTGAATATCCAAGGCCCCCGTGATGGTTCGTTGAACGTTCTGTTGGACCGGGTGCCAGTTGTCTTCGTCAGACCAACGTAAGTCCGGGTTGAGATTCAAGGAGCTGATGCCGTCAGAAAGAGTGATCACGATGCTGTGCCTCCAGATGCTTCGAGTTCGCGAAGAATGGCCGTCAGCGTGTCCACGTCCGCCGCACTGGAGACGTTCACTTGTCGCTGTCGACCCCCAAGGTTGATGGTCACAGTCTTGTTGCTCGCGGTCGGCGTTACGGACCCCTCACCTCCGGCACCCGTGCGAACCCGTGTTCTTGCGTTATCGAGGACTCGTTGGTTGATCGCTTCGTTGACGGTGGTAAACCAATCCTTGCTCGCACCCAGGGTTCCGGATGCCATACCCGTGGGGTTGCCGTTGCGCATGAATTGGTCGACCAGGGCGACGGCTTCAGCTTCCGACAACCCCTGGCTCTTGGCTGTGTCATAGACATACCGCTCTGTAGGTGCAGACTGCTGCATCCGCTGCCCGTTGCTATCCAGGGTGAAGCCGTCTTTGTCGATGTTCCATTTCTTGCGATAGGCCTCGGCTGCTTTTTCGGCAGCAGCCGCCTCCCGTTCCAAAAGCGAAATTTGCCGCTCGCTGTAATCAGCGGATTGCATGTACTTCATGGCCAGCTTGTCCAGAGCGTCGGCATGATCTTTACTGGCCAAAACAACTCCGCTTCTTGCCCGCGCCTCGTCTCTCAAATCGCCTATCAGCCCTTTTCGCAAGCCAGTTCCTTCTTTCAGCGTCTTAAGCTCCCGCTCCAACGCAGTAACTGCCTCACCTGCCGCTTTAGCACGAAGGATATCGGCTTCGGCCGCTTGGATACTTAGATCGATAGCTGCAATTTTCTGCGCTCGCAAGGGATCATCCAGACCAATTTCCTCTTTCTTAATCTGAAGCATTGCAATCTTCGCCTTGGTTTCCGCGATGACTGCATCCATTGTCGTCCTGGTGATTTTTATCTCAAGTTCTTTCTGCTCGATGAGTAGTTTCTTAAGTTTATATTCATCTCCATCTGATCTTGCCTTATCGATCGCCAAATTCAGCTTCGCTTTATCGAGGTCATATTGGGCGAGAGATAGTTGATAACCAGTGCGTATTGCCGATATACCCAGCTCGGCATTGGCATTGCGATCTTTCTCTGCGTCACGCACCTTGTAAATTGCGATAGCCTGCTTTTCAAACGCATCAGCGACATTCTTCTCTGTCGCCATGCCTCGCGCTTTTAACACTAAAGCCAGGGCGTACTCTTTATTGGCTGCTTCTTGCGCTGCCCTCAGTGCTTCAAGCTTGACGGACTGATCCCCTAGAGTCTCCGTTGTCAAGCGGCGCTGCAGCGCCTCCACACGAGCGACTTCTGCGGACTGCTTAGCTTGCTCAGCTTCTGCCCGGCCTGTGTTAAGTTTCTCTTTGAGCTTATCGGTTTGATCTTTAATTGCCTGCGCATCCAAGTTGCGAGCTTTGGCGTTCTGTTCAATTACTGCAATCTCCTGCTCCAATATTTTGACGGCTTCAGCCCGTTCTCTTGCCTCAACTGCAATGGCTTGCGAATATTTCTCTTTCATTTCTGCTGTAATACGCGTCGTCTCAATCTCACTCCCCATGAGTTCGGTAATGCGTATAACTGCATCTCCTTCATCTTTGACCGCTTTAGCAATTTTGGCAGCGTCATCGATGCGTTTCTCTTGAGCTTTTACGGCTGCTTGGCTGGCCACTTGATACTGAATAAGCTTGGCGCTTAGGTTCAACGTGGCATCGGCATTGAGGCTCGCAGTCAATGCTTGTAATTTCAATGACTCCGTAGCACCTTCAGCAGCAGACTGCACCGCCGCCATTTTTGCGGCTACGTTGGCTGCGCTATCCCCCAACGAGTCACCGCCACTGACGGCCTTCGCCATAGACTGCACGAGGCCTTTAACTCGATCATCAGCGGAAGACCATATATCTTTCAGTGCGGTCCATGGGTTAGTCCATGTAATGACCGCTGCTGCAAGTACACCCCCTGAGCGGTACAGCGCCCCGAAAACTTCAACGAGCCCGCCTACAGCCACGCTGGCCAGCCCAAGGACAAGACTAAGCGTCCGGATAGCAGCTGTCAGTATGTTCGTTCCTCCCGCATCCCCCAAGCTTTGGGCTAAGGCGGTTAGCATGTTCTTGAGGTCATTCCATGCGGGGATGATCCCTGTGCTTTCCCCGTGCAGTCCTTTCAATGCCTGCGTGAATGGCTCTACAAAATCGCGTGTTGCCAGCTTTCCTGATTCAACCAAAGCGATGAGTTGGGCTTGCGTGAGTCCCATTCCCTTCGCAACGAGACCCAGGGCGCCCGGCAAGCGATCTCCGAGTTGTTGTCGCAACTCTTCCATTGAGACGACACCTTTACTCGCCATTTGTCCCAGGGCGTTTAAAGATCCCGCTGTTGCCTCTGCATCAAGACCCAATGTGGCCGCGGCTTTAGTAACCGCTGCGAACAATGCGTTAGATTGCGCTAACGGAATATTAGCGCTTTGCATAGACGCCGAAAAACGCACGAACTCCCCGCCCAAACTCCCGACTGCAACGCCTGCGTCACGAGCTGTCTTGTTCAAGAAAATAATTTGGGATGCTGTAGTGCCAGTATCTTTATAGATGGCATTTAACCCACGGCGCATCTGATCCAATTGGATAATGGCCGTTATGGCTGCCGCCCCCATCTCCTTGACCTTGTTGACCAAGTACCCAATGGCGTCTGCAATCAGATTGCCTGCGGTGATCTGGCCCATGCTGTTCTTCAGCAGGCCGGCGGCCTTGTCGGCCGTGGTCATGGTTCCGGACACCTGGCGCAACTCGCGCTCAAGGCTCTGCACCTTCGTCTCGGCCTGCTGCATGGCGACGGCCAGGGTGCTGCCGGTCACCTTGCCCGATGCCGCAAGGGTGGCCATGGCCGCGTTGGTGCTGGCGATCTCCCGCTGGATGTCCTCGATCGGCCGCACGTTGATCTGCTTGAAAGCATCGTTCACGCGCTGCGTGTTGGCCGTCAGCGCCTGCTGTTTGCGATCAGCGTCGTCAAGGGCCTGCTCCCAGAAGCGCACGTACTCGGCCGCCTGGACCATCTTCTGGGCCTCAGCAGCCTGCTTGGCAAAGGCGTTCTGGGCAGACAGTTCACGCAGCGCCGCGACCTGTTCCTGGGTGCGCTTTGTGGACTGCTCCTGCGCGACACGCATCGAGACGATGGCGTCCGCTTCTCGCTGCCAGGCCTCTTCGTTCGCCGTAGCCCTCGCCTTGGCTGCGGCGTAATCCATAGCGCTCTTCGCTGCCTCACGCAGAGCTGCAGTCTCAGCCAGAAGCGCTGCTTCGCCGCGCGCGTAGAGTTCAGCCAGTCCTTTCGCCTCGATCGCGGCAAGCCTGTCGGCTTCGGCCATATCCTCGATCGAGGTTTTGCGATCTTGCGCGGCCTTCGTGGCGCGCGTGAAGGTCGTCTGCAGGGCAGCTTCTGCGCCAGCAAGATCCGTCACGTCCACGCCCAGGGCGTCGGCAGCCGCGCCCGCCTCGCGCATGGCGGCGCCTTGCTTTTCAACAGCTGCGGCCGTTGCAGCCACCTGTCGTTCAGCAGCCTTGTAAGCGCCTTCGGCTTTGCGTTGGTCGGCCGCAGCCTGCGTGACCGCCTCGCTGGCGCGCCGGTTCTCATCCCGCAGGGTGACAAGGGCCAGGTTGGCTTGGTTCTGCGCCGCCACCAAGGCCTGCAGGCGGCTGCGGTACTCGGCCGTTTGCTTGCCGGCGTTGTCGTATTCAGCCTTCAGCGCGCGCAGCGCATTGCCGGCCTCGGTGTATGTCTTCTCCCCTTCGAGCAGACCTTGCCGGGCCGTGTCCTGTGCTGCGCGCGCCTGGTCCGTGGCGGCACGCAAGGTCTCGAGGCGCTGGGCCAGGTCCTGCGCCGTCTGGCCGGCCCGCTCCTGCCGGGCTTGTAGTGCAGCCGTCTGATCTGCCAAGGCCTTCACACCCTGCAGCGCGGCGTTCTGGTCGCCCAGGCGGCTGATCTCATCCGCCAACTGCCCGAACTCGGCCGCGCTGGCGTCGCCCGTGTCGGCGAGGCGGCGCAGTTCCTTCTCCAGTTTGGTGATGTTCTCCTGACCAAGAGACTCTATGCTCAGGGTCAGTTTCGCATCGCGGCTGCTTGTGGCCATGTGTCAGATCCTCGGAAAAACAAAACCCGCCAGCGCTCAAAAGCAGTGGCGGGTTGGGCTGCGGGCAGTGGCCCCGCCACGGAGGGAGGCGCTTACTGCACGGGGTCTTGCACTTCGACGATGTACGGTGCGTCCTTGCCCGTAGGTGTCTTGAGGTTGCCAGTCAGCGACACGTTGCCGAAGTCGTCGGCCAGGAAGTCGAATGCGGAATCCGCAGACAGCACGGCTTCCCAGACGTTCACCGTGCACTGGGTGCCGTCGGCCTGGTTGATGCCATCGAAGACGATGTGTGCACGAACTTCGGTGCGAGTCGAACCCTTGATCGTGCGGCCCTTGGCAGCCGAGTAGGCACCCGAGACATTGACCGTCGCTGCATCGGCGATGGCGCCGCCAGCCAGCGCCATGATCCAGCCCATGGGTCGGTTCAGCTTGTAGTCGGTGCCTTCGACGTAGGTCGTCGTTCCGCCGGTGTTTTCGACCGAAATCAGATCGTCGAGATTGCGCTTGCCCAGCGCGACCCATTTGCCGAGCTTCACCGTGACGGGCGTGTCGGTCAGCGTGCCAGCAGCTTCGTTCAGCGCTGCATCCGTGCCCAGGAAGGCCATGGTCAGGATATCGCCAGTGACTTCCTTCAGCTCCATCGTGAAGGTCGTGGGCTGGGCGATGTTCACCGACTCCAGCACCTGGCCGTAGTCGTTGCGGCCCTTGCTCGTGGATTGCACTGTGTTGACAGCCGGCTGCAACTGGAAGCTGTTGGCGTAGATCGGGCCCACGAGGCCCTGCGGAATGCCGTCGATCAGACGGTTGATGTAGATGTCGCCGGCGCCCAAGAAACTGCGTGCTGCCATGGTGTTCTCCGAAAGATGTTGCGTGCGGCAACGCGCACGTTCAAAGCGACACCAGTTTCGCTATTTTGCTAAATTCCAGGCTGCGGGCAAATTTCGGAGCTAGGCCTGGGTGAGCTGTTCGACGAACACCACGTCAATGTGCACCACAGCAAAGACGATGGGGACACCGTCAGCCCGAGGGCCGATATCTCGTCCGCGATACGAGACCGACTTGACCCGGCCGCCGAAGCTGAATTCAGCGCCAGCGCGCTCGGCGCGCGTCGCATCAGGCGTGAGGCCGAACAACGCTTTCTTGATGTCTGCCAGGATCTCGTGAGCGCGGTCGTTCGGGTGGTCCGGGTCGCACTCGGCATACCCACCGAGCACATAGGACTGCGTCACCTGCTGGCTGCCGGCCCCCTGCGCACCCCCCGGTTTGTCCTCGCCTTCGATCACGACCGCACACGGCACCTGCTGATCGTCGATCTTGCGGCGGCCTCGGAACACCTGCAGCCCGATATCGGTTTCGTAGCCGTTGGCCTTGGAGATCTCGGCCAGGCGTGTCGTCAGGTACGCTGCGATGTCGCGAGCACGGGTGAAGGGTGTCATCCCAGAATCCTTTCCACCTGCTCGTCGACGCGGCGCAGGAATGTGTCTTGGAGGTCGTCCGCCACCTCGTCGCTGATGCGGGGCGCCTGGTACGCAAAGAGCTGGTACACGGACGGGCCGTAGAGATGCTTGAGCTTTCCGCCCTCCCGCCGAAAGACGCCAACCTTCTCGCCTGCGGCTGCGCCAGCGCGCAGGTTGAGCAGAAAGCCGCTCTGCAGTATCTTGGTCGCGCCCTTGACCACCGTGACGTTCACACCTCCCTGCTTGCCTCCTGCGGGGATTTTCAGCAGGCCCTTGGAACGAGAGGTGCGATTCGTCTTGCGCGGGACAATCACCATCTGGGCGTCGTAGGTCGCCAAGCGGGTCATCAGGGCGCGCGAGCCGCTGGCCGTAATCGCAGCCTCGGGCTTGCCGGCCGTGGCGTGATCCACGGTCATGCGCCGGCGCAAATAGTCGTCCGTCAGATTGATCCCGACCGTGATGCGCTCTCGGGCCATCTCGTAGGCCCGGTCGATGGTCTCGTTGAGCACCGTGACCGCGACATCCGTGAACCCTTCGGCATTCAGCCGGCCCAGGTTGTCCGCCATTTGGCGGATCTGGTCGACGCCGATCTTGATGGCGGTCAGGCGAGTGACCATCAGCGAATCTCCATCACAACGAAGCGTCGCGTCACGCCATTGTCTTCGACAGGAACCTCCAGGCGGTAGGTCTTGCCGTTCTGCACGAAGGTCTTGTGCTGGCGGGGGTTGTGGCGAGCATGGATGGTGGCCACGTCGCGATTCGCCACCAGGTCGCCCCGATACTGGGCCTCTTCACCGCCGATGCCCGCGAGTTGCACGCCGTGCTCGATGTTGATCTTGATCGGCATCGTGGCCCCATCGTAAAAGGCATCCTCGCCTATTTCGTCGAGGATGCCTTCGGCCATTTCTTGGAACAAGTCCAACATGGCGCCTGCCTTTAAGTGGCGGCCGTGGTCAGCTCGATCACCGCTTCGGGCAGGGTGTTCAGCACGATCGGGTTGGACTGCGATTCCAGGTCCACGCCCTTGTCGTGCGGCAGGCGTTCCTGCGAGGCGTAGTACGGCACGCCCATGGTGTTGACCGTACTCATGTAGTCGCCAGGGGCGTAGGCAATTTGGAACATGCCCTGCACGCCTTCGGGGTACGCATAGGCCTTGCCGGCAGGAATGAAGTCGTGCTGCTCGCCGCTGCCGTCGACCACACCGCCCGAGTACACCTGAAACAACACCCCGTTGAAAAGGAATGTCTGGCCGGGGAACTCGCGATTGAACGACCCGTTCTGGAACAGCTCCCAGGCCTTGTACATCTTGTTATGGCCGACGAACTTGTCGAACCACGACTCGCTGGACTTCACGCGCACACGGGTGAACGACTTGCCGCCCAGCTTGCGCTGAATCGCGCGCTTCAGGTCTTCGGTCTTCTGGCGCAAGTCGGTGGTCGAGCTGGCCGAGCCGATGTCGAAGCCGATGGTCTGGCGCGTCATGCCGAAGATTTCGTACAGGTCCCAGATCACGCTCACACCGTCTGCGTCCAGTACCTGGCCGCGCAGCGCGCCGACGCGCATGTGTTCCAGCGTCAGGTCGATGTTGCCCTTCAGCACCGTCAGCTGGCGGGTCACGATACGCGAGACCTGCTCCACTTCGGTTTCGGAGCCGACCGCGCGCACGTTCTGCACTTCGTCGGCCATGATGGTGTCGCCCTGGGGCAGGTGCACCGCGGCGATGGGGATGAGCTTGCGACGCTCACGGCCGGCCGTGGCGCGCACCCCGCCGCGAGGCGCTGTGGGCACCAGCTTCAGGCCGGAGCCTGTGCGCTCGATCATCATCGAGGTCGTGGTGATGCCATATTCGTTGAACAGCCCTTCGTCGCCCAGTTGGGTTGGGACACGGGGGATGTCGACGATGGTCTGCGTGAGCTGGCTCACGCTGAAGGCGTCGTCATTGAAAATGTCGAGGGTTGCCATTTCTTGTAGCTCCTGAGTCGATCAAAAATGGCTCAGAGAGCCGGGGTGTGGATGCTCAGGCCGCCGACCGCGCCGCGCACCTTGATGCCGACCTTGCGCAGGTCATCTTCGGCCGCAGCCGTCAGGCCGGTCAGGGCCGAGCGCTTGACTTCACAGTCACTCGTGAAAGCGACAGCCGCCTTCAGGCCGGATGCTGCAGGCAGATGGCTGTACAGAATGGCGACCGCAGTGCCCGTGCCGGTGTACGGCAGGTAGTTGTCGTCGGCCGGGATCACGTCGAGGGTCGCACTGTCACCAGCGACGGCGGCCGTGGTGCCAGCCGTCAGCGTGAAGCCGAGGCCGCCTGCCGAGAAGGCCGTGCCCAGGGCGCCGGCAGCACCGACCTGTGTGCCGCTCGGGTCTTTGACCACGAAGTCGGTCGCCGACGTGAAGTCGATTGTGTAGACACCTTCGATCGCGAGGGCGCTGGCCGACGCAGCCGAAATCGTCGGGTTGCCCGTGGCACCTTCGTCCATGTCGAAAGCGACACCGCCGACAGTGTCTTGGACCAGCAGAGCGCCCGACTTGACCTCGGCGCCGCTCTGGCGCACGTGCACATTGTCGCGACTGCGCTGCCCGCTGGCCTCATGCAGGATGAAGTCGGCCAGGGGTGGGTTGTTGTAGAGAGCGGTTGCCATGATCAGCGTCCCTTCTTCGATTGAGCGTTGTGCGAAGCCCAGAGCGTGTTCGTGTTGACGACGGCGGGCTTCGCAGGGCCTCCGTTCGTCGTGCCGGTTTTCGGGGTGACGGGTGCGTTGTCCACCTGGGTATCGGTGTCGGCCAGGTCCTCGATCAGCGCCACGCGCACATCGGCAACGCTCTTGTTGTCGCGGATGAAGCGGGCGGCCTTGGCCTCCAGGTTGCCGACCTTGCACAGCGCAGTGATCTCGCGCGCAGTGGCGATGCGGGTCTTGGCTTCGTCGACCGAAGCGCAGGACAAGGCGAGGAACGGAGCATGGGCTTCGAGGCCCCCGGCCGTGGCCAGGGCGACGATTGCTTCAGCGACCGGCGTCGTTAGGGCCTCCTTGTCGGCCGGCGACAGTTCGGGTTCCGGTTCAGGTTCGTTGGCCTTGGCGGCAAACAGTTTGGCCACGTTCTCGGGCATCGACGCGCGCTCCACGTCGAATTTGGCTTGCATCTGCACCTCGGCCAGGAGGTCCGTAGCAAAGCCGGCGGCCAGAGCTTCGTCGGCCGTCATCCAGTTGTCTTTGCCCAACATTGCGTCGGCTGTTGCCTCGTCGACGCCGAGCCGGTCCACATAGATGCCGCGCAATTGACCCTTGACCTTGTCCATCGTGTCTGCGTGGTCGCGCAGCTCGTCGGCCGTGCCCCAAATGCCGCTAGCGACGTTGTGGGTCATCGCCATCGTGTTCTTGGGCATCTCACGCTTGTCGCCGGCCAGCAGCAGGACGCTGCCGATGCTTGCGGCCACGCCCATCACGCGGGTGGTGACCTGGAAGCCCTTGGCTGCGTGCGCCCGCAGCATGTTGAAGATGCCCAGGCCGGCAAACACGTCGCCGCCAGGGGTGTTGAGTTCAACGTCGATATCGCCTGCGACGTTGGCGAGCTGGTCGCGGAAGTCCTTGGCCTGGGTGCCCCAGAAGCCGATCTCGTCGTCGATCGCCAGAACTGTAGGCTTGCTCGCAGTCTTGGCGCTAAATGCAAAGCAAGGTCGCATGTCGCAGTCCTTTCAGGAATGGCCGCATTTTGGGCGGCGTCCTGCTAAACAGGGCTGCGGTTAAATTTCGGGGTTGTCAAGAGGCGCCGCAGCCCGGCGGCTGCGTGCTCCAGACATAGACAAAGACGACGATGGAGATGAAGACCTGGCTCGGGGATGGCCAGTGGCCCATCCACGGTTGGCATGCGGAGACCAAACCCGCGCAAAGCACCAAGGCCAGGGGTGCGATCTTGCGCAACGGCACGCCGGGGGAGAGTGTGTCAAGGCGGCAGAACGCAAGCGCGGCAATGCTGAATCCGAGCAGCGCATTGACCGTCGCCAACAGCAATTTGCTCTCAACCATGACCACCTCCATCGCCTCGCATCTTGATCAGGATATCAACCAGGCGTGACACCTTGCGTGCCGCCCAGGTCATCACAGCAGGCCAGCGGTCCCCAATAAATCCGATCACGAATGCCACGGGCGAGAACCATGCGCGCTGATCTTCGATTGGATATCCTGCATTCACCACTGCCGAAACGGAGTAGGTCAACAACACCGAAAGGCCGTTGACTCGGACGAAGAACAGCACCGAGTTGAAACCTGTAGTGCGCTCACGGGCCACAAGGGCGAACGAGGCGCCGATCGTAGACGCAAAGAGGATGACGAGATATGGGCCCACCACGTGTGCGACGGCCGGAGCAAAAACGACGGACGCAACGGCGACAGCCGCACTGATCGGATCGATCTGCGGCTGGTTCATTTCGGGCCTCCCGGCAATTTGGAACAGTGCATGGATGCCTCTTGTGTCAAGTTGTCACACCCTCGGCATTCTGCGCACTGCAGCTAAATTTCGGCTGCGGGCTGTTTTCGCCGTATTCACGTCAAGGACGGCCAGCCGGCCGCGACATCGATCTGCGACAGCGCCAGGGCGTCGTCGGCCGCCGCATCGATCTGGTCCTCGATGCGGCGGCGCGTGCCCGTCAGCAGGCCGTGCACCTGCCGGTACTTGTCGTCCTTCTCGCGGATGCGCTTGGCCAGCACCAGGCGGTCCAGCCCACGCGCCAGCGCTGCAGCATCGATCCAGGGCGTGGCCGCCGCCGGGTCAGCCTCCAGCGCCCTCGCCTCCTCCGTCTGCACGGGCCAACTCTCGCGCTCGCTCAGGGGGTAGCCTGCGGCGATCACCTGGATGTGCTTGCGGTACTCTGCAGCCAGGGCCAGACGCAGGCCCGCCGCGATCTCGGCTGCCGGCCGCAGCTCGGCAGGTAGCGGCACGCCGCCGGCCGCCAGCCACGCGCGATACTCGACGGCATCGGGATTGGACGGCAGGCCTGGGGCATCGATCAATGGGATGGTTGCTCGCACGCCATCGCGCCAGCGAAATACATGCCCCGCTTCGGTCGACAACTGGTAGCTGATCATGCGTATTCACCCCCGCTGGTTCTAGTCCCCGCCGCATTGCCAGGCAGGAAACTGTCCCCCGCCCCATTCACGTTGATCATCGAATTGCCCGCAGTGGTGAAACGTGAGCCGGTTGCAGAACCTGTGAATGTAGGAAGTACGACGCGCGCATAGCTCAGCGAGCCAGCGTAGATAAACGCCGCCGCAAAGGATCGAGAGCCAGTAAGAGTGAACGCCACAAGTGTGGTGTCGAGGAAGCCGTTATCGAGGTTTGCAAAGGATGGGGCGTTGCCAATGATTTGCGCCGTGCCCGTGATGACGACTTGCCCCCGGAGCAGTGCAGCCACATGCGCGAAGGCGCACACCCCATAGATGTTGTCGGTACCGGTGATGTACGCACCATTTGTGGCGACCAGCGCAGAAACAGATGACGATTGAAGCTGACATTTCGAGACCGTCACGTCAGTGCCTGCACCGTAGGACGTGATGCAGCTTGCAGATGTCGATATGACGACGTTGCTTGGACTCGACGCGTTTCCGACAATCGACACCCTACCGTTCAATGTTTTGGTAAATACGGCAGAGTCAGTGTAAGTGCCGTCAGCGAGTTGCACGGTGATTGTGTATCCGCCGAAATCTATAGGCACAACAATTTCAGCAACTCGCTGAAGAGTTTTAAATGCCCCGCCCGCAGTATTGCTCAGCCCGGTATTGCTGTCGCTGCCATCGGTGCGGACGAAATAGGTGCGCGGAGCAGTAAGCAACTCGCGCACGCCGGGCAGTGTGTCGCCCGTGGGCAGCTGCCGAATGCGCCCGCCGACCCTGACAAGTGGCCGCCGTACACTCATTTCAGAGGATCACGAAACCGAGATCATCGGTGACCAGCTCGGTCGGGCTCTTGGCCGTGCCCAGTTCTTGGCAGATTTTGTTCGCGTTGGCCATGTCAGTGGGGTCGAGCGCCGCCGTGATGACGCCGCCCGCCGTGCCCAGCCAATACCGGCTGCCAGGTGTCAGACCGGTGAGCGCGGGATTCGTGGTGTCCAGGGGGTAGACGGTAGCACTGCCGGCAGAGGCCACGGCGTCTTTCACATAACCGTCAGCTTGGCGGCCGTTGCTGTTGTCGGCCAGGCGGACATTCAGCGCACCTGCGTTGGTGTGGAAATTCACGAACTTGCCCGCGCCGATGGCCTCGCTTGCTGGAGCAATGGTCGTGTTGGCGCCGATGCCAGCGGGCAACAGTGAGGTGTCCAGCCGACCGTCCGATCCAGTGGCCACGAGCTTGCCAGCGTCCGCAGCGCCAGCAGAAACGGTCAGGCCAAACAGTTGGCGGGTCTTGCCCGAGACGCGGGCCAAGAAGCCCTGGGTGGGTTGAGTTGCCATGGTGCTTACTCCAGTGAAATTGGGTCTTGCAGGTTCAGGGTGATGCGCGTGGCGGATGTGGCTGCGCCGATGAGCAGATCAAAGCCGCTGGTGGGCGGTGTCTGGGTGAGTGCCCCTTCGGCACCGAGGTACACACGACCGGGCACCCAATTCCAGCTGTCGTCCTCGATGGCGCCCAGTCGCTGGACGTTGACGGGATCACCGGCCTGGGCCGCAGTCAGCGTGATGCCCAGCAGCAGGTCGACGTGCAGCGCGTCGTCAGCGCTCAGCGCGTGCACTGCTCCGTCCAGCTCATACACAGCCCGCAGGGCCGACAGGCTGGAGCCAGCAGTACGCTGGACCCAAGTGGCGGCGGGCGGGGTTGGATCTGCGGCGTGTACGACTGCTACGGCGCCGGAGCCCGACGGCCCACGCAAATCGACCCACCTGCCCCAGGTGTCTGGGTCTTTTTGAAAGCGCAGCTCCGTTCCGCGCCATTCATGCTTCGGCATCGGCCCCATGGGGCCCGGCGCCCCGTCTTTTCCGGCAGGGCCCGTCGGACCTGTGGCGCCCGGCCGTCCGTCCTTGCCGTCGCGGCCTGGGCGTCCATCAGCCCCAGCAACACCAGCGCGCCCTTCAGGACCTGAAGGTCCGGACTCGCCGTCTTTGCCGGCTGGGCCAGTGGCGCCTGGCGCGCCGTCTTTGCCGGCAGGTCCCGGCTCACGCGCCAGCGCAGTCACGCGGTCCCGAAGGTCTGCGAACGACTTGGCAAGGGCGGTCAGGATGTGATCAGACACTTTCAGGGTCCCGCAACAGCGCCAGCACGCTCTGGTGCAGTTCATCCTGTCGAGCCTGCGCACGATCCCGCGCTGCGGTCGCACGAGCAGCTTCCCGAAGCGCGTCCGTCTGGGCTTCAACCCGCTTGATGCGCTCCAGTTCTGCTTGCGCCACCTCGTCGCGGTTGGTGTTTGCCGCCGGGTCTGGTGCTGCGGTGCTGGGCGTGGCATCCGCGACGCCTGACACCGGCAGGCCCAGCGCCCGCTCCCGTTCAGCGTCGTCGGCGCGCTCCTGATCCACCACATCCGGGTCGTCGCCCTGCTCCCCAATCACGCTGGAGCGGCTGCGGAAACCGTTCTTGACCTCCAGGGCTTTGCCTTCCACGTCCTGCACGGGGTGGATGTATTCCCAACCGTGGGGCGCATGCTCGGCACGCACGATTGCCTCGCGCTCTTCGATCGACACCTTCCCCGCCAAGAGGGCCGCATCGGCGAACCACTCGACCGCGCGCTGGCACATCTGGGGAATTACGATCTGCCATTGGCGCTGCGACGCAAAACGGCGGTATTCGTTGATGACGACACGCAGGGTGCGGTCGCTGACATTGGCGATGTCGCCCACCGCCAGCTCGTAGGGCACACCTGTGCCAGCCGTGGTGCCCAGGTGGCTGGTGCGCATGTAGTCGCTGTACGACGTGCCTGCATCCGGCGGCTTGGCGAACGCCACCGTCTGGCCGTCCTCCAGTTCCTGCATCAGCCCGGGCTTCATCGGCAGGAGCGGCGCCGCTTCACCGTCAATCTCCGACTCCAGGCCTGTCAAGGCCTGGTGGTTCGGGTCGGTGGGGTCAAGCGAGGGCAATGACCGGCTGATGAATGCCACGAAGAGGTTGGCAATCTTTTGCCGCTCCAGCGTGGCGTCCTCGTAGTCCAGGATGTTGCGCTGCTTGGCCAAGATGGGCGCCAACGTCGGCACCCCGCGGCGCGCGCCGATGCGCTTCGGCTCGAACATGTGGAACATGTCCTCTGCAGGAACGCGCACCAAGGCCGTGGCGTCAGGCGTGCCGCCGGCGCCAGACCAAACGCCGTCGCCTGGGTGCTCTCTGTAGACCCAGTAGGCAATCTTCTTGCCGCGGTTGTCGAACTCGATGCCCGAACGGATCTTGTTGTTGACCGGCAGGCCGGTGTAGGTGTCCGCGTCGAAGTTCGGCACCATGTCGGCTTCCAGCAGCTGCACCTGCATGGGTACGGCGAGACCGTCCGAGGCTTTCCGGTAGCGACGGCGGCCGAACATCTCGCCCCGCTCGATCCAACTACGCACCGCCAGGGTCTGCATGCCGTAGGCATCAAGCACCCCGTCAGCGTCTGCTTGGCGAACGAAGTCCGTCCAGAGGTCGTTGATCTCCTGCCTGCGCTCCTTGGACTTGATCCGGTGAAAGCGCGGGGTGATGGCGATGCCGACCAGAGTCGTCGTCCATTTCTGGATGATCGATTCGCTCGACCAGTCGTTGCGCGCGGAGTCGCTGGATCGGTCGCGCAAAACCTGCAAAGCAGCGTTGATGGCCTGGTTCGGCCCAGTGGAAGGTGCGTTCCATGAGGCCATGCGCCGCCCGCGGCCTGCGGCGTCGTATCGATTCATGAACTGCCGGAAGGCACGACCCACAGCCGCGTCCTCGGCGGACACTGGCGGTGCCGCCTGCGCTGTTTGCGGATTTTTTGGCGGCCGGCCGATGCGCTTGCCGTTTGCAGTGAATCGCGGCGCCATCAGAAATCCCGACCGCCGTACACGGCATAGTTTTGACGTGACACCTTCTGGCCCGAAGCCGCGCGCTCGGCTGCAGCAAGCTGGGCCTGCATGTCGTTGCGAGCCTTCATCAGAGATTCTGTCGTGTTGTAGATTATGGTCTGGCCACCGAGCGTGACCGAGCGCGCGCCGCGCGCAATGGCCTTGTTCAAGGCCTTGACATAACCCCGCAGAGTCGCGGCGTCTTCGGTGATGGTGCTCATGGCCCGGCAGTTTGCCAAACGCTCGCGAAACGCTGCTGCGGTTAAGTTTCGGACTTTTGCGAAAACGCCGGAAACAAAAAGAAAACCCCGCACTAGCGGGGTGAAGGCCGTGGTGGCAGCCAAGGAGACAGCGGGTGCGGTGTCAAACACCACCAATCGAGAACTTTCGTGACCCCCGTTTTGCGACCTCGCTCGTGCAGGTGGTCAACCCGCCTTTGTCTGGTCGTAGGCTCGTTCCTCTCTATCGAGGTGACTCCCGGCGAAAGCACTCGATTGGTGGTCCTCGTCTTTCCGAGGTGTCAAGGCGCCGTGTCAGTCCTGGGCAAACCTGAAGACCTTCTGGCCCGCTCTCCCCGGGCATGCCGAGTTGCGGTACTGTGCTGCGATCTGGCTGAAATCATATCGCATTTGCGAAATTAAAACAATATCCGACAAGATCAAAGGGCCGCTACCGATGACCGCCGCGCGCGGCGTTTGGCCGGCGGTCTCGCTGGTAAAGGCACTGCGCTGGGTTGTGAGACGATCTCGTTGGCTTGGACCTCACGGCGATCCTGCCGCGTGATAGCCATGGCGTTTTTCTCAAACGGCGCCAGCCACGCGGGTACGCGCGCCCAGTCCTCAACCTTGAACACGCCCAGGCGGTGCAACAGCGCGCGCTGCATGCGGCAATGGTCGAACGTCTCGTTGCGCGCACGCAGCTTTCGCCAGGTGCCGTCCTTGCCGCGCACTTCCGCCTCCAGTTCGTCAAAAAACGCTGCAGAGACCCAACCGTCGGGATTGGTGTCTGGGTGGCGGGGGGCCGGGAAGTGGATGTAGCCTGCCCCTGGCGTCTGGCGGCGCAGGCCGGCGTCCACCTGATCGGAGAGCTTGTTCGGGTTGCACAGCAGCAGCGGCACATCATCTCGGCCCTTCTTGCCGTTCTTGCCGACCATGTTCTCGCGCATGTCAGGTGCGTCCTTTGTGGAGCCACCCTTGTACAGGAACACCCGCTTGGCGAGGCCCAGTTGCCGCACGCGTCGATACCACTCGTAGGCGTTGTGGGTGACCCCCGTCTTGCCTTCCTCGTACACCCGCGCTTTCTTCTGCTTCCCGCTGCCGCCCTGCTCCTGCACCATCACACGGCCGGCCTCGCCGCCGGTGTCGACGATCACGCCGATGGGGTGCATCTCAAGGTCCCTTGTCGTCGTGCGCCAGGTGCCCAACAGCACTTTTTCCGTCAACAGGTCCCAGTCTTCAGGGTACGAGGCTGGGTCAAGCGGTGCGAACTCGTTCTTCCCGATGCCCGGGCGCTTCGACTCCGTGATCTTGAAACGATCGATGACCCACTGCTCGCCGCCAGGTCCGACAGCATGCACCTGCACATCAAATCGCGCGTTTTGGCCGCCCTGCACGTCCACCGAGGCCGTGATGCAGCGCGCCGCCGGCGGAGCAATGAACCGCTCCAGGTCGACTTCTGCCCTGTCTCGCGGCGTCGTGCCGCTGCCTCGGGCCTCCACGAGCCGACGCTCGATGTACGGCATGCCCTGGTCGGTGTTGGTGGTCTGTTTCAGCTTTTGCTCGCTGCCCGTCAGCGCGTAATCCTGCAATCCGTACAGGTGCTGCGCAACGATCGATTCCCAGGACTGGTATGCCGCAGCTACGCCCCCCAACCAATAGCCCCTGATCGTTGACGTGCGAGGGCTGCCGACAAAATGCCCGTCGTCCGAAAGGCTGCAGCCGTCGGGAACCCATACGCCGGCCTTGTTGAGCGCGCCCTTCATCTGGTGCCCAGGCTCGCTGCCGCAGTGCGGGCACGCTACCTGCCCGTAGTGCTTTGCCATCGTCGGGATATCCATCGTGCGGATCTCTTCGAGCAACTGCTTGATCGTCGGCAAGCGCTTGAACAACGAAAGGCCGGGGGCTGCTTCAAACCAGGCGTGGCAATCCAGGCAGCGCCAGTAAAACCGCCGACGGTCGGAGCGGTTGTAGAGTGACAGGATCCCGCCAGTAGGAGGCGCCTCGTGCGGCGTTGCCGGTTGCCAAGACGGATCTTCCAGTGGGTAGCCCGGGCTGGATTCCACCAGCGTCATGCCGCGCGAGAGAAACGTCGTGGTGCGCTTCTTGGCCAAGTCGAACAGCGGGCCCTCCCCGTCCACGTTCTCCGCATTTTCGATCCGGTCGATATCCGTGATTGCAACGTACCGATAGGTCGAGCCTGAGACGTTGCCCACGGTCGGCCAGGCGATACGCACCCACATGCCATGCCGAAACATCGTGTCGAAGGTGTTGCTGTCCACCGCCCTGTCGGATTTCATGGCCTGGACCTTGGGCGAGTACCGGATAGCGCGGTCCACGTCAGTCTTGGAAAACTCCCGCGCCTTGTCCTTGGACATCTGCACGAACAGCATGTCCCCTGGGTCGTTCACCACGGTGTGTGCCATCCATCCGAGCAGCAGCGACGCAGTCTTGCCCGTTCGGGCCGGGCCTACGAACACCACGGCTTCATGCCTGCGGCTGGCCAAGGCGTCTGCAGGCTCGACCATGTACGGGGTTTCGGCAGGAGACCAAGAGGTCTTTGGCGAGCCGGGCTGCTGGATCACCAGTGTGTCGGCGATCCCCTCGCTGACACGCATCCGGTTGGGGGGCCTCAAGGCCTCGAAGCCGCTGCACGCGTCCGACAGTGCCTGGGCGTAGTGATCGCTCAAGGCTTTGCCTCCGTGAACAGCGCCAGCTCGTCGGCGATGTGGTTCAAGGCTTCATCGATCGCCGCCTCGATGTCCTGCAGTACCTCTGGCGCCAGCCCGCATTTGCGCTCCAGGGTGTCGGGCAGCGACCGAAGCCCCTGCGACAGGGATGCCACCAGCGTGGCCGTGGCCTCGCGGTAGGCCGCACGTGGCAGGTATTCGCCCGTCTTGACCTTCAGCTGCAGTTCGTTGAGACCCGCCAGTGCTGCTTCTTTGCGGGCTTTCGCCAGCAGGTGGCGCGTGTTGAGGCTCAACTGACCGTCAGAGGATTCGAGGTCCTCGTCGCCGACCTCTTCCCCCGCCTCGATGCGGCGGGCCATCTCGGCAGCCTTTTTCGGGGAGTAGCCTGGCGTCCGGCCACCGCGCGGCATGTACGGCCCACGGCGAAAGCCCGGAGGCAACTCCGTCACTCCATCTGCGCCAAGGTCGAAATCTGCATGCATTTCGCAGATTGTCCATGTTTCGCGTTTGCGACACAACCCCTACCGCCATCTGCTTTCCAGGGGGTGCAGCGGCGCGAGGCTCAGCTGCCTACCTCGTCACAAACTGCTTAAATTTTAGGCAGGGTGGCATGTGTGGCGTTTGAAGGGCCTTTTTAAATTGGTCATACCCCGCGCAGACGAGATCAATTCTAAAACCCCATTTAAACGCCACCTACGCCACCCTTTTTAGGTTTTTTGCTTAAAAAATAAGCAAACTGCGCTGATTTTTAGCTTTTGCGAAGTGGTGCAAGCCAATTTTAAAATTTTCGGGCCAGGTTTTACCCGGGCTCAATGAGACCCGCGGCGCTTAAATTTAACGTCAGGGTCCCCGCGCCCGGCAGGCGCCCGGCAGGCTCGCGGCAGTCGATCTAAAAGCGGGTGGCATGTGTGGCGTTAACTCTTTGCTCCTTGCCGAGCCAGAGCATCGGTTCTGATGACTGCTGATCAAACGCCACACATGCCACTCGGCTGCAGCATCGAGCCTGCTGCCCTATGCTTGGCGGTGCCTGTCTACGCACTCAGAGACTTGTGGGTGGCCCAGGTAGGCCGCCGATGAACCCTGATACAGTACGCTCATGGCGGGGTCGTACTGCAAAGCTTGTGATAGGTTTACGCTGTACCGGCTGGGGAACAGCGGTTTGCAGCGGTGCAAATGCGGGTATGGGAGTGCAGTGTTTGCAACCCCGCAATTCAAACGCTCGGAGATTGACTCACAGATCGAAGAGAGTCTGCGGAGTCAAATAAGCAGCGCGGATATCAGCCCTCTAGAAGCATTGCGCGCCGCAATTCGCAAAAACTCCGAGAGGCAAGATACTCCAGACACTACGCTGCAGGATCTTCTAAAAGAGGCTGCAGCACGAGACCCGAGGCACAGTGGTCTTGTTGCACTGTATTCACACATCAAAGAATCCGATACTAAGGCGGAATCACTCAGATGCCCTAAATGCACACACCCTCGAATAAAAGAGGGCTCTGTTTGCAGCAATTGCAGTATTGTGTATGCCAAATATAACAGTATGCGTATCGCCGAATTGAGTGCAATACGTACACAAATTAGGCAGCGAGAGCGCAGAAGATTATGGGTTGCCTTAGTGGCTATTGCAGTTGCGCCACTTGTCTATTTGGTGTTTAAAGTTATTTAAGGGATCGATACATGCGGGAATACGCAGTTCTAATTACCGTCTTGACATCGGCACTTTTTAGCGCCCATGCACAACAGGTCTACAAATGCGGCAACACCTACAGCCAGACGCCATGCGCCCCAGATGCAAAGGCTGTCGACATCAGAGCTTCTGATGGTTGTGAGAGTGCCCAGAACAGATACCGGAGCGACTGCTTCGATAAGCGCTGGGCAGAATCTGATAAAGAGTCGGCTAAATTGAGTAAGGAAATAGCGCTTGGTAAACTCCGTGTTCAAAAATTGATTGATGAAAACGGACCAATCACGCCTCCTAGCGATGCAACACTGGCGCGTAACTATGAGGCCTGCCAAGCGGCAATCCGGACAAAGTTGAAAGACCCTGACTCAGCAAAATTTGATGCGTTCACGCGGTCTGCCAAGGCGGCTCCTGCACTTGACTATCCAACCTGGCACGCAGCGATAGCGTATTCCGGACTCGTTAACGCCAAGAATAGTTACGGGGGGTATACAGGATCGAAATTCGCATGGTGCGCGTTCGATCTTGCCGAGCAACGCATTTTGTTTACCCGTGGCCCTGATTAAAACATCCAGTTTGCTAAATTTGTGCTAAAATACAAAAAGTACTTGCAAACGGGAAAACCTCTGCGGTATACTGGCGTCACTCCGAAAGGGGTGGAGCCTAGAAACTCCTAGAGATACGCGGTAAGCCGCACCCGATAGCAATGCGGCTTTTTTGCGCCCGTGCCAGATTTATTTATGGCCGGGAGGGCGACGGATACAACACCCCGCAAGGGGAAAGAAGTCCGCCTAGCGTATCCTAGGTTTCTAGCCTCCCGGCCGCCTTGTCTTAGCGCCTAGAAACGCTTCGATAAGGCCTTGTAAGTCTTGATACGGAGCATTCACCATGGCACGTTCTGCAGCCCTCCGCGTATCCACCGATACCGCATCCATCTACGTTTCCGTCACCCCCAAGCGCGCCCGCTTGACGCCTCCTGCAGATCCTATGGAAGCCATTGAATGGCACGTCCGGCAGATCTGCACCCTCGCCGAAGAATATGTGTGCTCGACCAACGGCCTGTGCAATGGCCACCCAGCGCGTATTGCCAACCACAAGCGGAAGCTCGCATCGCTTGGTATCGACGAGTCGTCTCTGATATCGTTCATTCACCGCCTGGCGCCGCCCACGCACTGACCGCAGTCCGAATCACCCGACGAAGCCCGCCTTGTGCGGGCTTTTTTCATGCACTATAGGGGTATGACTCCTGCACCCCTGCTCCAGTTCACCAGCGTTCGCACTCGCGTCGAGCCCGGCAAGACGCTCATAGGTATCAAGCACACAGCCAAAACATCCGCAGGCCTGCCCGTTACGACGACCTGGGTTGAGATGCCACCCGAGGACGTTGAGCAGCTGATCAAGATGCTGCAGGCCACGTTGGCCGACCTGGGCCGCGAGTAGAGCCAGACGCATCAGCGAATCCCCCACCCTCCGCCGGGTTCCACCGGCAACGCCAAGCCGGCACGAGCTGGCACCATCGGCCAACTGAGCCGCCCTACCCCAGCACAAGCCCCGCGCGACGGGGCTTTTTTGCGTCACTACCTCCCACGAAGATCACATATCGCTTTTTGCTAAATTTTTGAATAGCGTTTCTATTTCGCGTTTGCTATACTGACTATATAGCAACAAGACCCCGCGGGAGCACGAGATGAAAACCGAAACTGCAGCAAACAGGGCCATGGAAGAACGCTCCGCGTGGCTTGCGAAGGGCGCTGAAAAAGCTCGATGGGCTGCAGTATTGGCGAGGCCCACTGCCCGACATGCAGGCACTTCAGTGACCAAACCTGCCGGTCTCCTGGGTCGGCTGCTGGGCCTATGCAGATCGAAATTCTTGGCCCGCACTGTGTAGGCTCAACGCCTTGCGTCGGTTTTTTCGACCCGCAGAGCAGGCCCCATTCCAGGGGCGAAGAGCTTTCTAAGGCCTGCACTGAAGCACACCCCGGGGTGGGAGGGGTCGCCCGTTCAAATTTGAAATCAGACCTGGGGGGTGGGAGGGGTCGCCCGTTCAAATTTGAAATTGCCACGGGTACGGAAATCAGAACTGCCCCCCGGTGCTGCCCACGGGGCCAAACAGGTATCGGGGTGGCCTGCTGCGCACTATCAATCCAGCAGCAACCCGCATGGGTACTGGGTTTTGGGCGGCCACCTGGCCGGGCGCGCCCTCGTGCTGACCCTGGGCCCGGAGTGCAAATGCAGGACGCGAAAACCCCTGTACAGGTTTCGCATAAGTACTGTATATTTGTACAGCACACAGCATCCATAGGAGCTTCAGCTATGACAACGACACCCCAGGCGGACCCATTCCCTTCACAAACACCCCTGGCCAGCCACGACCCCAAAGTGCTTGCGGCGGGCTGCCTGCTTGTGATCGGCCGGCGCGCGCTGCATGAGTACGGAGCTCAACGGGGCGAGACTATGGGGCCGTTGGTTGCCCTGCTGCAAGAGGCTGTGGGGACGTGGGCTGCGGCCAACGAATGTGACCGGACAGCCGTACTGGATGCTGCTGCTTCGGTGGATGCGCACTTACTGCCGGATGACTTCCCGGCGGCCCATTGAGCATGGCAGGAACGAAATCGGCAGCCTGAAAGCTGCCGAACATTTTCGTGCGCTAAGCACACCTCCGGAGAGAAATGTGTGCGATCCTTCAGACGCTCTGTCGTTCAAACCGGTTCGTGCAGTTGCAGAACCATCGCACCAGTTACCGTTGAGACAGGAGCCTCTTTCGCTGTCTCGATGCCAGTGATGATGGAGATCTGACTTTTGGCGCCCCGCTTTTTCTGGGGACCTTTTTCCTGGCATTTTTCCGAGGCCCTTTTCCCTGGGGGCTTTTTTCTGGAAAATTCCCACTCTGTTTTTTCCTGGAGCGCTCCCGGCGGCGCCCAGCAGTCGTTCTCGGCCGACGGCCCCAGAGGCGCGATGATGCCCACCTGCTCCAGCTCTCGGCAGATCTGCTGGATACGCCGCTCGCTGACGCGCTCGATGCGGCTGACCTCGCGGGTGCTGAACCCTCGGGACAGCATCGTGGCCACACGCTGACGGCGGCAGTCCTCGTCGTAGGAGACGATGCGGGGCACGGCCAAATGATCCCCGCCGAACTCCTGAGACAGGCGCTCTGCTGCGCTGCGCCCGATGAGCAGCACCAGCACCTGCCCCTCTTCTACAGTGGTGGGCACATAGAGGTTGTTGCCGTTGCCGTACCAGGCCGACAGGCGCAGCGTCGCGCTGAAGCCGATGACCGAGGCGATGTCGTCGAGTGTGGTGTTTTGTCGGTCCATGGGGTGTCTTTCAGAAAACGTCGGCGATATCGCGCAGGCCAATGCCGCGGCGGATGCGCACGCCCTTCGAGCCTTTGTCGGAGGGGAAACGGGAGTCGAGACGGCGGCCGAGCGCCTTGGATGAGCTGATGAAGCGGACCAGGCCGCGCCGGCGCGCGTAGGTCTCCCAGGACTCCCACAGGTCCGAGACCTTGGTGTGTAGGTTCTCATCGATGTCGCAGCACTCTTCGATCCACTCACCCAGCAGGTCCATGTCCTTACGGTAGTCGGCGCTGGCCGCCAGCACCTTGGCAGGCGGATTCAGGCCCGACTGGCGGTAGCGCATGCCCGCGCGCACGATCAGGGCCAGGATGCCGGGCAACTCGGCCTCCAGCTTCTCGCGCCGCTGGTCGTCCTTGACGATGTGGGGGTCGTTGCGGAAGTCGCGCTCGAAGGGCAACAGACCCATGCGCCGCCAGATGCCGTTGTCGGTGCCCTTGATGATGGGCTTGTGATTCGTGGGCATGTACACGGTCCAGGTGGGCTCGATCTCGATCGAGTGCTTGGCCTGGATGCCGCGCGCGGTGATCGCGTCGCCGCCCGTCATGGCCTTGACCGCACCTTCACGCAGCTCGCCACCTTCGTCCGGCTCGTTGACGTACACGAACCGCGCGCCGCGCAGACGCAGCAGGTCTTCCCGCGGCCCGCCGGCATTGCCGCCCATGGCGTCGCTGATGAACGAGGCGGCGTCGGCCGAGCGCGCGTAGCCGCCGAAGACCTTGCGCACCGCGTTGAAGATCGTGCTCTTGCCGTTGGCGCCGTTGCCGAAGGCGATGAACATCATGTCCTCGCGCGGCTGGCCCTGCAGCGCGTAGCCGAACGTGCGGGCCACGTACTCGACCATTTCCAGGTCGTCGAAGAACACGTCGCGCAGGGTCTGCTCGAAGAGCGGGCACTTCGCCCCAGGGTTGTACTCGCAGCCCGCAGACAGGGTGATGCGCAGTTCGGGAGATGCTGGCATCAGCACGCCGGTGCGCAGGTCGACCACGCCGTTTTTCACGCCCAACAGGTGCCTGTGCTTGTCCAGCTCCGAGGATGGCACACAGACGCGCGGGTCGCTCTCGGCCAGCTTGACCATGGCCGCCACCATGGCGGCGCGCTGGCTCAGGCTGCAGAAGGCGAAGAACTCGCCCGGGTCGGCGTGGCTGCCCGCCTCGCTGGGCAGATCCTTGATGGTCTCCTTGGCGTAGTGGGCCACCTCGGTGTTTCCGCCCATGGCCGTGCGCCAGTACACGCCCGTCCAGACGTACCAAGTGGCCGTGTCCGGGCAAAACATGAGGCTGTCGCCGTAGCGCGCCAGCATGCGCTCGGTGTTGCCGAACTCGGTCAGCGGAGCGACGGCGGCCGCGGCCGGCGGGCGCTCTACCTTGATGAGCTTCTTGAACTCAGTCTTGTTGATGGCGAGGCCGAATTCCTTGGCGCGGCCAGCCACCAGGCTGTAGGCCTCGATCTCCAGGATGGGGAACTCGAGCAGCAAGCGGGACACGTCCGGCATGACACGCGTCTGCAGCGTGAGCATGTCCGGGGCCTCCTTGAGCAGCCTCTGCATCTCGGCCAGCGCGCCGCGCATGCGCTCGTCGTTGCTCGCCGCCATCTGGTCGCGGCGCCAGGACAGCAGCCACCGGCCGGTGATGGGCGCGCCGCCACGGTCTCGGCCAAAGGAGTCCCAGCGACCTTCCACGTCCTTGCGGCCGGCGTAGCTGTCGCCGGTGGCGCTCCACTCGTCGGCCAAGTCCAGCGCATCTTCGGAGCCGTCGAACTCGTGGTGCAGCGCCATCAGCGCATTCACCCACTCGGCGCGCGAGACGCTGGCGCTGCAGTCGAACAGATACTCGCGCGCCTGGTCCATGGTCCAGCCCAGCTTTTCCGGGCCCAGGGCGGCCAAGTTGGCCTCACCAGCGAGAGCCACGACGCCCGATACAGGCAGAGGTCCTGTGTCGCCGAAGCGCTGGGCGTAAAGCTGCTGCACACCCTGGGAGAGCGGCGCGACCGTGTCCTGCAGGCCCCACAGCTGCGTGTCAGGCGTGGCCTCGCCGGTGACCGTCACGAAGCCGTTGTGGCCGAAGAACTCGATGTCGAAGAGGCCGTCGAGGCGCGCTGCGCCAGCCTGCCCGCCGACGCGCTTGGACTTGTGGGCGTTGTCCTTGCGGCTGGCCATGGCGCCCAGGTAGAAGGCGCGCAGCCCGGTGCCGGAGGGCGAGAACTCGGCGTAGGTGTCCGAGATCAGAGCCTCGATGCGCGCGTCGGTGATCTGGCCACCGGACACACAGCCGTCGAAGTCCAGGGCGACGATACCGCCGTTGGCGATGGGCGCGAAGCCCAGGCCGGTGTAGCCGCGCTCGCGCACGGCGTGCACTGCAGCCTCGAAGGTCGTAAGCTGGGCCAGATCCTCGGCCGTGCCCTGCTCTCCATTGCGCGGCGCGCCGTTCGCGTAGAAAGGGACCTTGCGGGGCTTGGGCTCGTCGGGCTTCTTGACCAAGCGCCAAACGAGCCACTGCTTGCGCTGGCGCAGCACCTGGGGGATATCGGGAGGGGAGAAGGTCATGCAGGCTGGCTCGCGGGTTTCTTGGCAGAGCCGATGAAGGCGCAGCGCACAGGGTGGCCGATGTCCTCGGTGGCGCAGGCCGCCAACGCCTCGGTGACGGCGGCATAGTGCTCGGCCGTTGGAGCGTTGGTCTTGACGAGATCTTGAACCGCCTGCGCGAGCAGACGACGGGTGACGGGCGAAGACATAGGCTGGCGACCTGTTCTGCGAACACCCCGTGGGCAGGGACCGGGAAGTAGAGCGCCAGCCATGACCCCGCCGCAAAACGAGGACTTCGAGGCCCCTGCCCACGGGGTTCTGCGGATGCTGTGGATGTAGGCTGGCGTCGCTAAATTGTATATCGCATTTGCGAAATAACAAAAGAAAAGACCGACGGCAGTGCGTCGGTCTGTGGTTGGGACCCCCTGGGCTTGCCAGGGCGGGGGATCAGAACTTCAGCGCTTCCAATTTCTGAATTTGTCTCTGGAGACTCGCGAGCTTCTTTTTCCTAGCCGACTCAGCCGCAGCGGCTGCGTCAGCGCGAGACGTATGAACGTCTTTCCCGATCCTGTATGGCGCGAATTTGTGCTCCCTCAGCCACACGTAGTCCGGGTCGATTCCCAGCCTTTCGATTCGGTCAACAGCGACCCCGATGCTCAGCGCGTGCTGAGAAATCCAGACTTGCTGGCCTGCTTTCACTTCCATCTCTCATCTCCTTGTGTGCCCCGGCTACGCGCCAGGCGGCTTGGGCCGGCAGAACAGCTCGTGATCCCACAGGACCCGAGGCATCAGGAATTTTTGGCCGCACTTAGCGCACTGTTGGTATCGGACGTACATGATCACCCCCGATCCACAGGGCACATGCTGGCCAACGTGTCCATGGTGATGACGGCCGTTCCGTGGCGCTTGTTCATCTCCACCGAGGCATCGGAGATACCCTTGGCAAGACGGGAGCGGCAGGCCCCGCGCTTGCACGTGGCGAGTTGGTAGAGATAGGCCGTGGTCGTACCGGCAAGGACCGCAAAATCTGTTCGGCGCTCGTCTGTACCCAGCTGGCGCAGCAGGGCCAACAGCGGCGTCGATGGAGGGGGTAGAGGTTGTCGCATGCCGAGAATTGTCGCATTCATTTCGCATTTGCGCAATAACTCGCGCAAGCGTATAGCATATGCGACAAACGTAAGCCTAGCAACGATTCTATGCTCACCTTTTTTACAAGGTCAGCTTGTAAAATACTTCGGTATTCGCTATCGTTGATGCGAATCACTTCAGGACACAGACCATGGATCTCACCAGCCTCCGTATCGCAAATGCACGCAAAGCAATGGAAGCCGTTGGCGGCGTGAACAAGGCGGCGGCAAAGATGGGCTACGCAAACTCAGCATTCCTCAGCCAGATGTTTGGCCCCAATCCCACAAGATCACCGACCGAGAAGACCATGCGCCGACTGGAAAAGGCCCTGGATTTGGAGGCAGGATCTCTCGACAAGGAGCCGGCGCCCGAATTGCCTGTGCAATCGGCTGTCGCCACGACGCAGATCGACCCCGGCCAGTTGGCCCAGGTGATCACGCTAGTCAATAGGCTGTTGGAAGAGGAAAAGGTTTCCCTGCCCACCGATCGTTTCGCCAACCTGGTGGCCGTGGCATACGACGAGGCAGCAGAACACGCTGGCCAGGCGCGCGAGAGCAAACTGCGCCAGGTCGTTCGCCTGCTGCGCTGATTAGCCGAAGAGCGGCACGAGTCAACGCGAGACCGCATCTTTGGCCGCCACGGGCAGAGAATCCAAGGCTTGGCAGCACTCAGCGCACACTTTGAATGCCTTGAACGAACGAGCGCCCGCCCCGCTTTTCTCCTTTTCACAACGCAGGCAGTGAATAGTTTGCAACCGGCCCAGAGACTCCAGCCCGCTGGGTGCGCGGCCTTTCTTCGGGCTACGCATGGACGCCTCCCGGCCACGCCACCAGGCCTTGCAGCTTGCGCGCACGGCACGCGGCGGTGCGCTGCGCCCCGCTCATCTTCGGGCGCTTCACGTCCTTCATCTGCCCCAGCTGGTAGCACGCAACCAGGTTGCGCCCGCCGTCGGCCGGCTGGTCCCAGGCGGCGATGAACACCTGCCCTGCGCGCCGCAACTCGTCGACGTAGTGGCCGACGGTCTGCGTGTGCAGACCCGTGATCTCGGCCAGTTCGGCGCGGGAGTACGGCCCTTCGTGCAGGGCCTTGATGAGCTGGGCGTATGCGAAGGCGCCTACCTTTCCTGAGCGCTTCATGCTTCCACCATCCCGCAAATGCCGTGGTCGATCAGCACCTGCTCCACTGCGCTGGCGGCATCCCAGGCTTGAGCGTGCGTCAGCCAGCCGGGCGCCCTCAATGCATCCTTGATCGCACTGGCAGGGGCTGCAGGCAACGTGCGCACCTGCTCGGCCATCAGTTCGCGCACCAGCGCGACCAGGGCACCCCGCTGCCGCACGCGAGTCGCCTGCAGCGCTGCGTCGCTGACTTGGCTGCGGCCGTGCCTCTTGGCCACGTCCTGCAGGCGCCCCTCATGGGTGCGCAGCAGCTTCTCCAGCCGCTCTTGTTGTTCAGGTGTCATCGCCATTTCTCCATAGGTTTGCCCGGCGTCTCCCAGACGATGTCCATCGTCAGGCGCCAGGCCTCGTCGTTGTCGGCCCCTGCACGCAGCGCGCCGTGCACCAGAGCCATGGGGTTGCGCTCGCAACACGGGGATCCCGGCCGGTGCGCGTAGTGATAGCCCCCGCAGGTGCAGACGGCGTGGCTGTGGTCTGAGCAGTGCTTGATCAGCAGCACGAACGACGTGCGCCGCGTGCGGCAGGCCGGGCAGCGGAAGCGGCGCGGCATCTCAACGAGCCCCTGCAACTGCGCGGCCGCGTGCAGCCCGCGTCTTGCGCATCTGCTCCGCAGGGGTGAGTGCACGCCCGGGGCGCGGTGTGTCCGGCCGGCGACCCCAGGCGAACACAGGCACGAACAGCCTGCCGTTCTTGTCGGGGGCCCAGGCGGCCACGTGCAGATCAGCACGATGCTTCTTGACCCAGCGCGCTAGGCGCCGGGCGGCCATGCGAGTGGCCTGCTCCATGTCGGCGTACCCCATCGGCTTTTCTCGCAGCAGCTGCTGCAGCGCGAGGGACTGCTGTTGTGTGATGCGCTCAGCCACGGGTGCCCTCGGCGGCTTGCTGTGCGGCGACTGCTGCGCGCAGGCGCGCCACGCGCTCCGAAAACATCTTGCTCATGGCGGTGGCGTCTTCGAGGGAGGCCTGCCAAGTAAGCAGGGACCTTTCAGCCTCTTTCAGTTGCTGCTCACGCAGCTGAGCCACGGTGCGCGGCTTGAGGAAAGCGAACATCGCAGCCTCCTTGGTTGTGTTTGCGATGGGCGCACTTTAGCGTTGAATTTCGCTTTTCACAAAATCGTGTCGCAAAAATCCACGAACTTGGGTTGGCTATTTCGCAAACGCGAAATGTCGTGCACAATGCAGGCTCCGCAAACGCAATTTCGCAAGTTTTTACGGAGCCAACCATGACCATCGAAGCGAAGATTGACGAGACCAACAACCTGCTGCGCCAGCTGCTAGCCGCATTCCAGTCCGGCCAGCAAGTCGCCGGCGAAACCGCAGCCACCGGCACCCGCAAGCGCCGCACCAAGGCAGAGATCGAGGCAGACGAAGCCGCTGCCGCCGCTGCTTCGTCCGGCACCCAAACCGCTCCTGTCGTCGATGGCGACCCGGCGGGCACGGTGTACTGGGCCAGCGACGCCCACAAGCTGGTGTTCGCACAGAAGCCGGGCGAGGCCGCACCCCAGGGAAACGAGTTCTCGCAGGTGTCGAGCACCGACTACCTGGCCAAGAAGGAAGCGTTCGCCGCTGCGGAGAAAGCTGCAGCCACGCAACAGACCAGTGCCAGTACCGCGCCTTCTGCAACAGCCCAACAGGCCACTGCCTCGGCCGCGACTTCGGGCGCCGCTGAACCCACCTGGGACGAAGTGGTCGCCGGCCTGAAGTCTCTGGCCCAGAACCCCGCGCACGGCGCCACTGCGGTGATGGCCACCCTCCAGAAGTTCAAGCCCGGCGCTGCCAACGTGCCCGCCCTGAAGGACCTGGGCCAGAACGCGGCAATCCTGGCCCACGTCAACAGCCTGCTGAACCCCACCGCCAGCGCCGGCGCCGAGGTGGACCCGCTGTTCGGCTAATCGACAACCCCTCCAGCAAGCCTCTTCCATGAGGGGGTTTGCGAAGTAGCTGTCTCCCCACCACGCCTATGCCCAAGAAACACGCCCGCTTATCGCCCTCCAGCGCAGACCGCTGGACCTCGTGCACGGCCAGCCCTGCGGCGCAGGACGGCATCCCGAACGAGAACAGCGACGCCTCGCGCGCCGGCACCACCTGCCACCAGGTGCAGGAGGAACTGCTGCTCAACCCCGACCGCGACCCGCAGGTATACCTGGGCGCGAATCTGGTTTTCTGGTCGCACCCAGAGAGCGATAGCAAGGGTGAGACGTGGAACGAAGAGTTCCACGCAGGCATGGCCGCAGAGGTTCAAGTCGAGGCCGAGGTCGAAGTCACACAGGAAATGATCGACGCGGTCGTTTCGGCCGTGACCTTCATCCGGGAGCAGCACCAGCTGCTGGGCGGCGAGTTGCTGGTCGAGCAGCGCGTGCCCATCGGTCAGTTCACCGGCGAGGAAGACGCCTACGGCAGCGCGGATGTGATCTTGCTGGGCGCCAACTGGCTCCATGTCATGGACTCGAAGTTCGGCCGCAAGCGTGTCCACGCCAGCAAGGTGATCCGCCACGAGTCCGTGGACTTCATCACCGGCGAGATCCTGCCTCTGCTGCTCGGCCCCAACCTGCAGATGGCCAGCTATGCCCTCGGCGCGGTCCATGCACACGATGTCTTCGGCGAGGTCAAGACGGTCACGATGACCATCGTGCAGCCGTTCATCGGCCACACCGACAGCTTCACCTGCACCATCGACGAGCTGCGCGAGGTCGAAAAATTCCTGGCCGCCAAGGCTGAAGAGACCCGCACCGCGCCTCGCTTCGTCCCCGAATACGACAACTGCTTTTTCTGCCGGACCAAAGGCAACTGCTACGCGCAGACCTCGAAGGCCCTGGGCACGGTCTTTGACGGCTTCGGCGAGGCAGACAGCGGCATCTTGCGCCGACCCGACCCGCTCAAGCTGGGCTCTCAATACGCCCTGGTGCCGTTCGTCCAACAGTGGGCCAAGGATGTCGAAGAGGCGACCTACCGCGCGCTGCAGAACGGCGAGCCGGTGGTGCGCAACGACGGCGTGCCCTACAAGCTCGTGCCCGGCCGCGCCGCCAAGCGCACCTGGCGTGACGAAGAGGCCGCCGCCGCTGTCCTGCATGCCGCGCGCATCCCGCGCGACCGCATGTACCTCTTCCAGCTCATCAGCCCGGCAATGGCCGAGGCGATGTCCAAACAAAAACGGCCCCCTAAAGGCCAACCCCCGCAGCCTGCAGAGCTTCCACCCAGCAAGTGGAAAGACCTGCAGCCGCTGATCGCCCAGGGCGAGTCTGCACCGCAGATCGCCTTGGCTACAGACCCGCGACCGGCACTGTGCAAAGCAGACGGTTTCGAGGACGCGCCCACGCCTATTGACCCTATGGCGGCTTTGTTCGGCGAGTGATTGCCGAGCGCCATCGATACGCAAAAAGCCAACTCGTAAATCTTAAAGATCGGAAATCAAAATGGCATCGAACTTCGCATCCAGCAAGCCTGTAATCCTGAAAAACGTGCGTCTGCAGTGGGCCGACATCTTCCAGGCGGCGGCCGGCGAGATCAACGGCAAGAAGACCGAACCCAAGTTCAAGGTCGTTGCCCTGTTCCCCAAGGACTCCGAAGCAACCGCAGTGGCGCGCGCAGCGCTGCTTGCTGCAGCAACGGAACTCTGGGGCTCCAATGCGCAGAACGTGGTCGCCAACATCAGCGCCAACAGCAAGGCGGTCCGGGACGGCAACTCCAAGATCGACGATGGCGGCAACGTGCGCCCCGAGTTCAAGGATCAGCTGTTCATCAGTGCCTCCAACAAGCAACGCCCGCAGATCGTTGCACCCAAGCTGCTCGACGGCAAGTTCGTGACGATCACCGAAGACGGCCGCGGCATGGTCAACGGCCTCGATGTCACGGACCAGCTCGGCTACGTGCTCAAGGCTCCCTATCGCGGCTGCTACGTCAACTTGAAAGTGCAGTTCGTCGCGGGCAAGGCCTTCAAGGCAGCCAGCGGCGAAATGATCCCCAACCAGGTCTATGCAAAGTTGGAGGCCATCCAGTTCGTTCGCGATGGCGAGCCCTTCGGTGCAGGCCCCACTTCCGCAGAAGGCTTCGGCGAAGAAGAGGTCACGCAAGAGACCGTCGACGCCAACGAACTGTTCTAAGGCCTGCGCGCACTTCGTGAAACAAACCCTCTGCCAGTGGCAGGGGGTTTTTCAGAAAGGAACTGGAAATGAACAGCGAAGAGTTGGCGCAATTGCGTCTGCAATACCACGACCTGGGCGAGCGTATCAAGGTCGGCGAGGCCATGGCCAAGAAAGAAGCGCTCCAGAACGCCAAGGACTCATTGACGGCTGCCGGGCTCACGGATGCCGAGATCGCGGCGCATTTCAACAAGGTCCGCAAGCCCTCCAGCGTCAGCGGAACGAAGGTGCCCGCCAAATACCGCGACCGGGCAACGGGAGCCACATGGACTGGCCGCGGGAAAACACCCCTCTGGTTTGCCAATGCCGGCTGCCAGGGTGAAATTGAAAAGCTGCGCTGATCGGAGACAACATGTTCAAAAACCTGATCATCTACCGCATCGCGGCCTCCTGGGTTGCTGACTTCGCTGCGCTGGAAGCAGCTCTCGCGAAAACCCCGTTCGCAGAATGCGGCCCGACACAAGAGCGTTCTGCTGGCTGGGTGCCGCCACGTGGCGAAGAGCACGGAGCACTCGCGGAAAACATCGGTGGCCAGTGGGTGATGCGCTTCATGACCGAGGCCAAGATGCTGCCAGCCAGCGTGCTCAACCGCCGCGTCAACGAGAAGGCTGCCCACATCGAGGCCACCGAAGGCCGCAAGCCCGGCAAGAAGGAAAAGAAGGAACTCAAGGACGAGGCCAAGCTGGACCTGCTGCCCATGGCCTTCACCAAGCAGGGCTCCATGTGGGTGTGGCTGGACCCGCAGGCCCGCACCCTGGTGCTGGACACCGGCAGCCAGGCGCGCGCCGACGAGGTGGTGGGCATGTTGGTGGAGGCGCTGCCTGGCTTCGCTCTTGCGCTCCTGGACACCCAGACCAGCCCCCAGGCCGCCATGGCGCACTGGCTGGCCACGGAAGACACGCCGATTCTCTTCTCCGTCGACCGTGAATGCGAACTGAAGGCCGCCGACGAGTCCAAGGCAGGGGTTCGCTATGCACGCCATCCGCTGGACATCGACGAGGTGCGCCAGCACATCGAGCACGGCAAGGTGCCTACGCGCCTGGCGCTGACCTGGGATGGCCGCGTGAGTTTTGTGCTGACCGAGGGCCTGCAACTGCGCAAGGTCGCGATGCTGGATGCGGTGACGGAAGGCCAGTCGCAAGACGACAGCGGATTCGATGCCGACGTGGCGATCGCCACGGGCGAGCTGTCCAAGCTGATCCCCGATCTGATCGACGCCCTCGGCGGCGAAGGCCGTACAGGTCAGGCCCCGGCCAAGCCGACCTCGCTTGAAAGCCTGTTCGGCTGACCACTGCCTTTCGCCAGCGGCCTGCTCGCGCGGGCTGCTGCCAAAACGCAAGGGAGCAAAAAGTGATCAATCAGACGGACCGCAAATTCCTCGCCACGGCCGAAGCCATCGGGCAAATCTGGAGCAAGGACCCCTCCACGCGCGTCGGCGCCGTCGCCGTGGGCAACACCAAGAACCAGGTGGCCTTCGGCTACAACGGCCTGCCGCCCGGCATCGCAGACACCGACGAGCGCCTGCAAAACCGCGACCTGAAGCTGTCGCTCACGCTCCACGCTGAAGAGAATGCCCTGGCCAATGCCTCGTTCGTCGTGCGCACCGTGTATGTCACGCACCACCCCTGCGCCGGTTGTGCCCTGCGTATTCTGGCCAAACGCAGCGTGCGCCGGGTGGTCTACATCGTCCGGCCGGACTTTGACGCCCGTTGGGCAGCCAGCTTGACCGAGGCCCGCATGCTGTTCGAAGAGGCCGGCGTGCAGATCGAGGGTTGCGCGCTGTGACCGCCCCGCTCTGGCTCGACCGCGAGACCTGGTCCGAGCGTGATCTGAAAGAGGTCGGCACGGCGCGGTATGCCGAGGTGGCCGAGGACCTGCTGTTTGCCTACGCCATCGGGGACGGGCCGGCGCGCGTCTGGGATTGCACGGCCGAAGAGATGCACGACGAGCTGTTCTACGCCATGGACGACGCGGACAGCGAGGCCTGGGCCCACAACGCATTTTTTGACCGGACGATCCACAACGGCCCCGCGCAGGCGCATCTGCCGCGCATCGCGGACGAGCGCTGGCGGTGCAGCATGGCAATGGCGCTGTCGCACGCCCTGCCCGGCGGCCTCGCCGATCTGTGCCGGGTCCTGAAGGTCCCAGCGGACATGGCGAAGCTGGCCGACGGCAAGAAGCTGGTGCGCCTGTTCACCCAGCCCCAGCCGGACAATCGCAAGATCCGGCGCGCCACGCGCCTGACGCACCCGGCCGAGTGGGAGCGCTTCAAGCAGTACGCCGCCAACGACATCACTGCCATGCGCGAGTGCGTGCGCCGCATGCCTGCTTGGAACTGGGACGCCTCCGCTATCGCCGAGTGGCACCTGGACCAGCGGATCAACCAGCGCGGGTTTCAGGTGGACCAGGCGCTGACGCGCGCTGGCGCGCGGGCGGCCGTAGAAGAGAAGGCGCGCATCGCCACGCGCTTCGCGCAGCTGTCCGGCGGGCAGTTCACCCCGGGCCAGCGCGAGAAATTCCGGGTGTACCTCGGCGAGCGCCTGGGCTACGAACTCGACAACACCCAGGCCGGCACCTTCCAGGTGATGCTGCGGGACCCAGGCCTGCCGTCCGACGTGCGCGAGATGATAGAGTTGGCCATTGCGAGCAACAAGACCAGCACAGCAAAGTACGCAGCGCTGGACCCCGCTGTGTCTCCCGACGGACGCTTCCGGGGCGGCCTGCAGTTCGCCGGCGCCAGCCGCACGCGGCGCTGGGCAGGCCGACTCTTCCAGCCCCAAAACCTCCCGTCCCGGGGCCTGCCCTCGGCCGAGGTGATCGAGGACTATATCGAGCACCTGAAGATGGGCACGCACGCCCTGTTCTTTGACAACCTGATGCTGCTGGGCGCCGCTGCCCTGCGCGGTTGCGTGGTGGCCGCTCCAGGCAAGAAGCTCGTGGTGGCCGACCTTTCAAACATCGAGGGCCGGGTGCTGGCCTGGATCGCACGCGAGGAATGGAAGCTCAAGGCATTCCGCGAATATGACGCAGGCACTGGGCCGGACCTCTACAACATCACGGCCGTGAGCATCATCGGCGGCGACCCCTGGAACGTCGAGAAGAAAAACCGCAACGCTTTCGGCAAGGTCCCCGACCTGGCTTCTGGCTACCAGGGGGGCGTGGCAGGATACCAGACGTTCGCGCGCAGCTACGGCCTGAAGATGGCCGACTTCTGGGACACCATCCAGCAGATGGTGCCGGCCCAGCACGTCGCCAAGGCCTGGGAGAACCTGGCCTCCTGGGGGCACCCCCAGTTGGAGTCGCTGGAGATCGACGAAATCGAGTGGGTGGCCAGCGAGACATGCAAGCTCGCTTGGCGCGCGCGGCACCCGGCCACCAGCAAATTCTGGTACGCCCTGGGCGGCGCTGCCAAGGATGCGATCCGCAACCCGGGCTCCGTGTTCACCGCCGGGCCCTTCATCAAGCTGCGCACGGTGTCGCACCGCGGCCAAAAGTGGCTGGTTGTGCGCCTACCCAGCGGCCGGTTTCTGACGTATTTCGAACCGCACATTGTCGGCCAGGGGCGTGACGAGGCCATTGCATATTGGGGTGAGGCTTCCGAGGAAGGCAAGACCACGCGCCAGTGGGTGCGCGTCTTCACTCACGGAGGCAAGATGACCGGCAACTGCTGCCAGACCATCGCGCGGGACATCCTGGCGCCGTCCATGGCCGTCGCCGAGAACCGCGGCTACCTGCCGGTGCTGTCAGTGCACGACGAAGCACTGACCGAGGTGCCCGACACCGACGATTTCACGGCGGCCGGCCTGGTCCAGATCCTGGCCACCAACCCCGCTTGGGCGCCAGACCTGCCGCTGGCCGCCGCCGGCTTCGAGGCCTATAGGTACAAAAAAGATTGATGCTCCACAGCCCCGCAAGGGGCTTTCTTTTTTGCGATATTTCATTTAGCATTTGCGTTATGAATTTCGCAACCAAGGAGCGCCACATGCCCGTCACCACCCCCATCACAGCCAACAACCTGGAGATCACGAAGGAACGAGTCAAAGAATGGAGCGCCTGCACCGGCGGCTACCGCTGGTTCCTTGAGCAATTCCCCCAGGGCGGTCAGTTTGTACCCGTCTACCGCGCGCTGCGTGCAGCAGGCCGGGCTGACGACGCAAACTGGCTGGTCGGCAAGATCAGCCCGGAGCTGGACCCGGTACTGCGTGTCGCACAGATCGCCCAAGTCGTTGGCGCAGATCGCGAGTGGGTGGCAGAGCAGGTGCAAGAGGTGATCAAGGCTGCTGACAAAGACGTTGCCACTGGCAACTACGGCCACGCCGCAGCCACTGGCAACTACGGCCACGCCGCAGCCACTGGCGACGAGGGCCACGCCGCAGCCACTGGCTACAAGGGCCACGCCGCAGCCACTGGCGACGAGGGCCACGCCGCAGCCACTGGCAACTACGGCCACGCCGCAGCCACTGGCAACTACGGCCACGCCGCAGCCACTGGCAACTACGGCCACGCCGCAGCCACTGGCAACTACGGCCACGCCGCAGCCACTGGCTACAAGGGCCACGCCGCAGCCACTGGCTACAAGGGCCACGCCGCAGCCACTGGCGACGAGGGCCACGCCGCAGCCACTGGCTACAAGGGCCACGCCGCAGCCACTGGCAACTACGGCCACGCCGCAGCCACTGGCAACTACGGCCACGCCGCAGCCACTGGCAACTACGGCCACGCCGCAGCCACTGGCGACGAGGGCCACGCCGCAGCCACTGGCAACTACGGCCACGCCGCAGCCACTGGCGACGAGGGCCACGCCGCAGCCACTGGCAACTACGGCCACGCCGCAGCCACTGGCGACGAGGGCCACGCCGCAGCCACTGGCTACAAGGGCCACGCCGCAGCCACTGGCAACTACGGCCACGCCGCAGCCACTGGCAACTACGGCCACGCCGCAGCCACTGGCAACTACGGCCACGCCGCAGCCACTGGCGACGAGGGCCACGCCGCAGCCACTGGCAACTACGGCCACGCCGCAGCCACTGGCTACAAGGGCCACGCCGCAGCCACTGGCGAACACGCAATCGCAGCTGCCCTCGGTATGGCCTCGAAAGCGACGGCCGGTGAAAAGGGAGCGATCGTGCTGGCCCATTTCAACGACGACGGCGAGCTGGTTCACATCCAAGCGTCGAAGGTGGGCGAGAACGGCGTGGTGGCCGGCAAGTGGTACCTACTGGACGCCGACGGCCAGTTCGCGGAGTGCGAAGAATGACCTATCCCGACCTCGACTCCCTCGTCCAGCGCGCCAACCGACAGTTGGACGGGATGACCATCAACCGCGACCAGTTCTCCCGAGACGCCATCGCCCTAGCCGGCGAGCTGCAGCGCTGGCGCGAAGCCCACGCCCGTTTGGAAGCAACCCGCCCTGTTGGACAGGGTTCCGCTTTCGATGGGATTTTCGACGGTCTTTTCAAGGGCCGGGCGCGATGACTCAATTCTTTGACCTGATGATTGACACCGAGACGATGGGGCTGCCGCCAGCCGGCGCGCTCCTGTCGATCGGCGCCGTCTTCTTTGACCTGCACACCCAGACCCTGGGGCCGACGTTCAACCGCACGATCAACCTCGCCTCCAGCGTGAAGCACGGCGGCACTATCGATGCAGGGACCGTGCTCTGGTGGCTGCGCCGGGGAGACGAGGCCCGAAAGGCCGTGGCCTACGGTGGCGAACCCATCGATCTGGTGCTCGCCGACTTTGCCACCTGGATTGCGGGCGCATGCCGTCACGACGACGTGCGCCCCTGGGGCAACTCTTCCACGTTCGATTTGACCATCGTGGGCGGCGCATTTCAGCGGCTGGGCCTGAAGGCCCCCTGGTATTTCACCAACGAGCGCGACTTCCGCACCGTGCGCAATATGTTTCCGCATATTGAATATGACCCGGATGAAAAAGGTGCAGGCGCTCACAACGCATTGGCTGACGCGCAATTCCAAGTCGCTCATCTCTTCAAAATTAAGAATCGCAATAAGGAGGCCTAACGTGGGAGACATGGCGGATTACTATGTCGCGATAGGATTGGATGCAGGAGAGGGGTTTTCAGCGACCGGTAGTGCCAAACCACTTCGGTGCTCCATTTGCGGCTGCGAAGATGTTCATTGGCGACTGTTTGCCGGGAAATATCAACTCGCGGACGACGCACGACAACACCCAGGTAATCGATACGTAGTCCACCAGTGCGCCACCAGTGCCGACGGATTCGACGAGGTGCCTGATGCCTCGTGAATCAGCAATCGAGCGCGCCGACCGCAAGAACCACAAGGCTGCCGGCCGTCTGCTGCTGAAGTTTGTCAGCCCGGGACGCAACGGCATGCCTGATGACATTTTGCTCAACCCTATTCCTCCAGAGCATCAAGAAATCGTAGCCCGGTATTTCCGCTTTGTGGAATACAAGAAGCCGAAAGGCACGCCACGCCCCGACCAATTGCGCCGCCATACTGAATTGCGCGCGTTGGGTTTCACGGTCGATGTTATCGACAGCCAGTCCACCTAATGGAAAACTGCAATGCCCTCTTTCAAACACAACTACGCCAAGCTCGACGTTTTGATTCTTTCTCTTTTGCGGAAACACCCTACTTTCGCTGAACTCTTCGTGCAGCCTGAGATAAAAGCGGAGACCGAACGCCTCGTCAGCGTAGAACACGCACGCCCCGGCGGGAACAAATCCAAGGATGAATGGCGTTTTCTCGATTCTCGACTCCAAGCCTTGCGCAAATCCGGCGAGATTGAATATCAAAAGGTGCCTTCGGGATGGCTGCTGGTCGATAAAAAGGTCTGAGCCATGCCCACCCTACCCCCCAACTCAGACGAGCGCGACGCCGCGCTGCGCGAACTCACCGCCGCCCTGTCCGTCACAGCTGCCGGCCAGCCTCTGGACATTTCGATAGGCGCGGCTGCAACCTTCATCGTCAGCCAGGTGGAGGCCGTCGGCGATCCTGAACTGTTCGCGTATGCGGCACGGACCCTGCGCCGGGTCGCCGACATCCTGCAGCCGCCGGCCGAATGACCAAGCGGTACACGCCCCGCCCGTGGCAGCCCGAAATGACAGAGCACATGCTGCGGGTGCCGCGGGGCAATGTGTTCGCTGGCATGGGCTCCGGGAAAACTGCAGCGACCCTTGAGGCACTGGCCACCCTGCTTCTGTTCGGGGTCGTCCGGCGCATCTTGGTCATCGGCCCGAAGCGCGTGGCGCGCGACACCTGGCGCGACGCCATCTCCAGTTTCGGCCAGTCCTTCGGCTGGATGACCATCGCTGTCGCCATCGGCGACGAGAAAAAGCGGCGCGCGGCCATTCAGTCCGGCTGCCACATCACCGCGATCAATTTCGACAACCTGGACTGGCTGGTGGACAACTATGGCCCGGACTGGCCTTTCGACATGGTGGTCGTGGACGAGTCCACCAAGCTGCGCGGCCTGCGCGTCTCCATCCAGACGCACAAGAAGTCTGGCAAAAAGTGGCTGGCCGGTCAAGGCGCCAGCCGGGCGAAGGCCTTGGCGCGCGTGGCACATACCCGGGTGCAGCGCTGGGTGAACCTCACCGGCACACCGGCCCTGGCCGGCTTGGAAGCGCTGTGGGGGCCAACCTGGTTCCTCGATGCCGGCCACCGCCTGGGCAACTCGTTCACGGCCTTTTCTCACCGCTGGTTCCGCTCTGTGCCCGGCTCAGACCCGCAAAAGCAGGTGATCGAGCCCATGCCCTTCGCCGAGGACCAGATCCGCAACGCCATCCGCGACATCACGCTGGTGGTCGACATCAAGGACTGGGTCGACGTGGGCGAACCGCAGGAGAACGTCATCTATGTCGATCTGCCAGCGCCAGCGCAGCGGCAGTACGACGAAATGGCGCGCGAGCTGGCCACCGAGATCGACGGCCAGGTGATCGAGGCGTTTTCGGCAGGTACGAAGAGCCAGAAGCTGCTGCAGATCGCCAGCGGCGCGGCCTACACCGACGACCAGGGCGCCTGGGCTCTGGTGCACGACGAAAAGATCGAGGCACTGAAGTCGGTCGTCGAAGAGGCCCTGGGCATGCCGCTGCTGGTCTTCTACCACTTCAAGAGCGATCTCGCCCGCATCCGCAAGGCCTTCCCTAAGGCGCGCACGCTCGACGACAAGGGCGCGAAAGAGGACTTCGAGGCCGGGCACCTGCAGATGCTGGTCGTGCACCCAGCCAGCGCCGGCCACGGCGTCGACGGCCTTCAGCACGGCACCTGCCAGTGCGTCTTTTTCTCCACGAACTGGTCTGCCGAGAACGACGCCCAGGCGATCGAACGCATCGGGCCCACGCGCCAGATGCAGTCCGGGTACGACCGCCCGGTCACCGTTCATCGGATCGTGGCGCGCGACACCGTGGAAGAGTCCGCGATGTACCGGCTGCGCAGCCGGGTGTCGGTCGACGAGGCGTTGCGGCAGGGGTTGAAGAAATATCGCAAAACTTAGCGAAATACTTTCGCATTTCACTTTGTTTTGCTAAACTGAATTTCGCATTCAACAAAGGAGGTGCGAAATGGCAGTTCAAGGCATAGAGCTGGCGGTCGGCCAGCGGTGGCTGACTCGAAGCGGTCGGGTCTGCAGTGTTCAAAGCGAGATCCCTGGCAAGCGCAACTACTACCACTGGGAGGTAAAAGGCCTCGATGGCGTGTGGGCCGTAACCCATGAGGGCTTTCAGGGCGTCGATGGCGCACCCCGCAATGGAGACCTCATCGAACTCGTAGCTCAGCCCGCCCCCGCGCCAGTGCCCCAGGGGGAAGACCTCCAGGTGGAGAGCATCGAGCTGGCGGCAGAGGATCTGCCGAACCGGGCCTCCGACATCCTGGATGCTGCGGCCGGCCACATGCGCGATCGCGCAGCGACGTTCGACAAGCCCGAAGGCGAACGGTCAATGGCCCAAACCGTGGCCATCTTCAACCAGTTTCACGGCGCCGGCATGACGGAGGCCCAGGGGTGGCATTTCATGCAGATCCTGAAGGACGTGCGGCTGTTCACGCGCGCCGGCTACCACCGGGACAGCGGCGAAGACTGCGTGGCGTATGCGGCGCTGAAATGCGAGGCCAAGGCCCGTGAAGGCGGTGCCGCATGCTGATCGCCGCTTTTGCCATCCTCGGCGGCGTGGTGCTGCTGTTCGCCGGCTATCTGGCTGGCTTGGCCCGGGGCTCATCCACCAGCCGCGACACCCAGTTGCTCGACTTCCTGGAGGCAAGCGGCTACTCGCTGCAGTGCCTGCGCGGCACGAACGGCGATGACGACGTCTGGGCTGTGACCGACGGCGCCAACGGGGTGATCGGCTTTCCGGGGTACGACTTGCGCGAGGCTGTGGAAGCGGCGACGGGGAACGAACCGGAGACGACCCATGGCTGACGAAGCAGACATCACAGCCGACCGCGAAGAGCGCGAGGCCCCCATGCGCCTGGCCGCGAGCCGGCGCAACCCCGGCCCGGCCGCCAACGGCCTGTGCCACTGGTGCGACGAGCCTGTCGCCTCCGGTCTGCGCTTCTGCGACGCAGACTGCCGTGATGACTACGCCCGGGCGCAGCGGGCAAAGGGAGTGGCGCAATGACGCAAGACACCAAAGTGCCGGGCATGGCTGTGACAGCCCTCGCCGGCGAGATTGTGGAAGCGCTCCTGGCCGACGAGAAAGACGGCGGGTATGACCTGACTGCAGGTCTTTTCGGGCCGAGCTTTTCCGCTTTGGTTCGGCGCTGGGCCGCAGCGGAGTGGTCCGGGATCACCAATGCGCGCGAAATCAGCGACGAGGCGATCAAGGAGGCTGCGCTGGCGGCCGGCGCGGCCAAGTTCTACCCGGACGCCCAATCCAAGAAGCCGTGGAGCGAGGAAGCCTTCTTGGTCTCTGGCGGCTTTCTGCAGCGGTTTGTGAAAGCGATCTGCGCAAATTTTCCGGCGGATGTCGAGACGATCAAGAAGGCTGCCCGCTGGCAACCATCCGCGCCACTCGACAGCTGCACAGACCCCTACAACTGCGCCCGTTGCAAAGCACACCCTGCGCACCGACAAGGGCTGCATCACGCAGGTATTTCCAGTTCATCCCGCAGGGAGGACAGCGAATCATGAAAGCCGCACCTACCTACTGGGGAGTCGCATTTTTCGCCGCCTGCCTGCTATTCAGTGGCGTCTCTACGCTCAGAGACATGCAGTGCCACGCCCGTTGGGCAAATTCCGGCTTCAAGGCGTCCTACTCCATCAGTACCGGGTGCCTCGTTCAAAAACCCAACGGTCACTGGATTCCAGAGTCGGCAGTGCGGGACACGGGAGTATTGACATGACGAAATGCATCAATTTGCTGGATGACGACGGCGAGAACCAAGCCGTGCGCATGTTCCTGCTGCTGTACGGCCAGCCCGGGCTGACGGTGGCAAGAATGCGAGAACACATGGAAGCCGCCGGCTGGCCCCAGGTGCCGGAATGGGCCACCAAGCCCGAGGCACAGGGGCACCTCACCAAGGCTGGCGCACAGTCCTGGCTTCGCCACCTGTTCGCGTTGGAAACCCCCTATGTCGTGTTGCCCCCTCTATCGGAGGCCGATGAAGCGAAGCTCCTGGATGCACTGAAGAACTCGCAGCCCACGGACATTCAACCGCTACCTGCGCCAGATGCGGCAGCGATACGAGAGCAGTGCGCCCAAGTCTGCGAAAGAACCGCAGCAAAGTGGGTCATGCACAGCGTCGCACCTTCGGCGGCGCTCGAATGCGCGAAGGACATCCGCGCCTTGGAGCTGCCATGACCGACCGCATTGACCCCTACATCTTCATCCCGGCCGCCGTTGTTGAAGCAGCCCGCCGCAACATGCGTTCCAGTCTGCTGCAGCACTTCCAAGGTAATGAGCGCCGCCTTTTGGAGTACCCCATCTTGGGCCATGTGGAGATCGGCAGTTGCGAGGTGCCTGGCGTGTCCACTGCGCAAGGCCGGCGCCTGTTGGAACAGTGCGGCCGAGATCCAAGGCTTGCCTTCCCTGAGCTGCCGCGTCGCAGCAGGCACAGCATGCGCCGCTGGGCCCTGCCGCCGCGACTGCACGAGATGCTGCGTATCGAGGCGCTGCAGCACTTCCAGAGCCTTGGCTACCGCGTTGGTGCGATCGTGCCAGAGATCACGGAGAAGTCATGATGCACAAGAACCGAAAGCTATTTCCTGTCTCCAGCAGCACAGGCGGGAAAATCCAAGCTGAGCAACTCGCCACCTTCACTCACTACATCAAGGGTGAGCAATTCCGCTTCGTGGTGACGCGCATCCCGGGCAACAACATCGCTGCGGTCACACATCGCATTAGCGGCCTGAAGGTGTGCGATGTGCCTAGTATCGCGGTGCAGGCTTCGGCGGGGGACTGGGTTGTGGCAGGCCGCACCACCCTCATCAAATTCATAGCGGATCGCGACGAACAGCGAATCTATGTCGTTCTGCGTTCAGCAGAGCCGCGGTCAACACCTCAAAATTCGGATTGA